GGATTCTCAATGTCATTAGTATTTAAGTTATCAAATGCTGGATTTAATACAAACTTAACGTTAGCTAAGAAAGGAATAGTAAAGCTTGTGTAAGCAAAACCATAATCTAAATCCATACCAGAACCTTGTACAGCTCCAATATCTGTTGCATTTTGAACTAAACCAGAACCGTATACTTCATCAGCAATTGCTTTGTTGATAAGTTGCATACCTCCAATACCTGTTTGTACAACAAGTGATCTTTGTGGGTCTGGCCCTTTAAATTCAACTTTACCTTGATAGAAGTTATAAAGTTCAGACTTAAACATGTCAAGAGTAAATGATGACTTGTTATATACTCTCTTGAAAGAGTTATCTAACTGTGACCATAAACCTACAGATAATCTAATATCATCCGGTCCATCTTGTTTAATTCTACCACCTTTACCCCACATTAGGTAAGTTTCAATATCCGTTGCAATTTTAGATAAGTGAGCTGCTTCCATATTTGTAATGAAAGTTCTTGTAAGAGTTCCATTCTCAAATGCTTCTCTAGCACCAGCTTTACCCATATTTGCAACAAGTCCTTCAATACTAGGTACTGATGGATTGTTTGGATCTGTGTTAAAGTTTCTCCAAATCTCAGTTACAGGTACTGTACCATCAGCGTTTAATCCGCCTTTGATCATTAAGTCTGCTCTTGAAGAAATTGAATAGTGTACATGTGCTTCTGCTCCTCCTACAAAATTGTAGAATTCACGGAAACCTGAACCTGTTTCAATGTCAGAGAATCTTTCACCGTACTCACCTCTTGCAGAACCTTTTCTAAAGTACTTTGTACCTTTAGCTAAGTATTTTGCATCTAAAGTAGCGGCATTGTTATTATTTACTAATTGAACAGTGTATACAAAACCATCACCTGCAGGTACAATATCGTCTGCTGTAATGTAAAGTTCTAGTCCATTATACTTGTCATAAGTAATAATGTCACCATGTCCAAAAGTTCTTTTGTTGATCTTAATCTGGAAAGTTGTTCCATCTATACCCTTAGCAGTATTAGCAGAGTCTATATCTGCTACTATGTAAGGAAGATCTTGTGCAATAGGAGTTTGCCACTTGTACTCACCTCTAGCGTTATCCACCATGATTGTATTCTTTCCACCGAATGATGCCATTTGATATAAAGGCATTTCTACCTTCTGAGTCATTGCCCATAAATCAATTGGTCCCATATCCATAGGCTCAGCGTTGCCAAGCATCTGTGTTAGGTGATAAGAATCAACATGTGAACTAGCCTTGTAGCTTGTATCACGTAGGAAAATCCCATTATTTAAAACTGGAGTTGCCATAAATTTGATTGTTTTTGATTAATAATTAATTTTCATTTATATTTAATTTATCTAATTAAATGCGTTTAAAAATGTTGTTAGCCCTTTGTAGTTTTTTTCTACCTGTTGTTCTAGCATTTGAAGGTTCTTTGTCTTTAACCCCTAATGAAGAAGATCCACCAGTATTAGCTTGTTCTGTTTTTAATTTTCTAACAGTTGCCTCTACACTTTTTTGTGCACCTTTATCCATTATCTTTGCTTTGTATCCGTCTGGATCTTGTAGCAACCATAATGCTTCAGATATTAAACCATAGTTTGGCTCAACAAATTGATATTTTTCTAGTAAGTGTCCTAATAAATTAGTATTTCTACCACTCACTGATGGATAAGAAGGAGATACCAAACCATTATATAACATAGCTTGTGTTTTTTTATCTACCTTTATTTCATTAATCTTACCATCTTTTAATGTATTATATACATTTTTCATATATTCTTGAGATGCTTGCTCTTGTTGTTTTTTCTTCAACTCTTGTTCTTGCAATTTTCTTGCAACAACTTTTTCTTGCATCTTATCTAATTTTGGTTTAAACTTTGAAGCTTGTTTTTCTAACTTACCTAAGTCTTTCCAAATTTCTATTTCTTCTTGGATCTCTTCTGAAGTACCATAACCTGTTGCACCTAAATACTCAGTTATAATTCTTTCTTGATCCTTTTCTTCTTTTATATTTAAAGATTTACTTTCTTCAACTTGTGATAATGTAGAAAATAAACCTTTTAAATCTTGTCCACCATCAGCTACATATCTTGCAGCTATTTGTAATTCTTGTGGTAAACTATCAAAAAATTGTTTAGGAGTCTCACGTCTAACTTGATTAGCTTTCTCATCTAAGTTAGCTTGTATAAGCTCCTCCCAGTCTTTAGCAGTATAATCCTCTAACTCTTTATCATCATCAAAAGGAACAATTTTATCATCCTTAATTAATTTTGAAAAGACATCAGATATACCATTAATTGGTTTTCTACCTTTTTTTACTTTAGCAACATCTTCTTCAGTTTCATTATCTAATGTATCTAAAATTTCAGTTGCTTCTTCTTTATTAGTTTCAGGTTCTTTAACTTCATCATTTACTTCTTCTACTTTTGCATCTACTTTTGATTCTTCAGTTTTAGCTGTTAAATCATCAGCATCATCTTTATCTGGGTCAGCAAAAGAGAAATCTGATTTATTGTCATTCCCTGAAAAAATATTTTTTTGTTGAGGAGTTTCTTTTTTCTCCTCAGGTAAAGTCATGGTATCACCTCCTGGTGCACCATTAAAGATCTCATCTAAATTAATATCAAGTGTCTCTACTTTACTATTCATAGTTGTTTCTTCTGAACTCATAATTATGTTGGTTTTAATAATTAATACTTTCTATATATATAATATAAGAAATGTTTATTAAAACAAACTTATAATATTTAAAAAAATTTAAAAGTTTTTAGCAGTATATAGCTAACGCCTATTTTTTATCATCAGATTTTCCAACATCATACTTATTTTTGTTTTCTCTTGCTATTTGAAGTTTAGTGTCAGCTATTTGTTTTTGTGCAGATATTTTCTCTCTTTCAACGTCTAACCTGCTACTCTCCATCATTTGTTTTGAATTAGATTCTTCACGTTTAAGATTCATTTGTTCTCTATACTGAGTAGTTTCTCTAATTTCTTTCATAGCATCTTGATAATCAGATTGTTGATTTTGATTAATATCTGCTGAAGCACCAAAACCTGCTGATCTAATTTCAGCTAAAGTAATATCATTCTGTCTGTCTTTATCATTTTCAGACATCTCTACTTGTAATTTTTGTTGTTCTTCTTGTGCTTTAGCTTCAAGTGCTTGTTGCTGCATTTGTTGTTGCTGCTGCATTTCTTGTTGACGTTGTTGTTGTTGTCTTACTTCTGAATCTTTTAATATGTCTGTTACTTCAGCAATTGAATCAGCTTTAACAATATTTCCTAATTCATATATGCTTGCTCCAGTAGTATTATTAGTTAAAGCCATTTGCTTTAAGTTTTCTAGAATAGCTCTATGATTAGTTTTAGTTGTTGCAAAAATATTAAAATCTCTTAATAATAAATCTGTACCGTTTATGGTAAAATTAACCTTTTGTGCTTCTGTAGATATATAAGATAATCTAACACTTGGGTTATTACTACAATAGTATTGTGCTAAGTCAGTTCTCATTTGATGCACTCTAGGCATTAATTGATCTGAATGCTGCACAAAATACATCTCTGTTTGAGCGTATGATTGCTGCATAGCCTGGACTACCCCTGTTGCAGTTTGAGCTGATACAGCTCCTCCTAGACGTTGTGGGTTAATTCCTATGGCATCAAAGCATTGTTGTTTAAAGTAGTTTGCTAATTGGATTCTAGACATCAATCTACTAGTCTGCTCCATGTTCAAAGTTTGGTAATGATTGAAGTTGGTGGCATTCTCAGTATTAGTAATTGAAGTATCTAAAGGTAACATTTGAAAATCTTTCATTGCTACCCATGCTTTTGCATAATTATTTTTACCCCAGTCTTCTCCCATTGAGTGACGTGGCAAAGCATTTTGATCAAACATGATTACTGTCCCTAATTCATCTATTAGAATGTCTGCAATTTGGTTGTTAACCATATTGTACCCAACTTGATATGCCTTCATTAAATCTACTAATGAAGTTGATCTGGTATTTCTGTCTGAAAACACTCTCCCTTCTACAGGAAGTTTACATCCATAAAGTGTATTATTACCTTTAAACTGAAATGGTAATCTACCAGGTTTAGTTCTATTAATTCCTATATATATTGGGTTAATGTTATCCCCCATAGTTGATCTCCACATAGCTGGTAAATTTGGACCTACCTTAACTCCACCCCATACTTCATTAATCCATATCCAATCTATATGCTCACCTTGTAAAAGATTTTCTTTTGTTTTGTTTTTAAAGATAGAAGTATCATATACTGCTTTTTCAGTAATCTTAAATGTTTCATCAACTACTTCTTGTGTTACTTCACCATCATTTTCTATCTTAGTTAAATGACCTAACATACGTTGAGTCTTCCAATATATTGTTGAAACTCTCATTAAATTACCTTCATCTAAAGGAGTCATGTCTTCACTCTGATCTAGTATTTCACTTAGAATATCTCCTCCTGCTGATGGATCATTCCAATAATTACTTGTGTATTGTCTATATGCTAAACCAGGCATTTGTGTATTCCACGCATGTGATCTAGTAGCATCATAGTATGAACCATCATTTTGATAACCATTAACTTGATATTGTGCTGATCTTGCTGGATATATTTTTTGTAAAGATTCAAGTTGTTTCTTATCCATCAAATATCCATATCTATCAACTACATCAGATACAGTCATAAGATCTACTTTACCTACATAGTTTGAATCTGCTATATATCTTTGATCTGGAGACTTTTGATAGAAGGTTAATACAGGATTCCATAGCTCTACATCATAGTCATCTTCTAACATACGGAAATGCCAGAATTCTCTATCTGCTATAAGCATATCTCTAAATCCTCTTTCTTCTAGTTCTTGCATATGAAATCTTTCTTCATCTACTGCAAGTTGATGTGATGCCCATTCCTCTACCATACTTCTATAAGACTTACTAAAAAAGTCTTCTATTTCAGGTAAAGTTTTTAAATTTTCAGGTGATAGTTGTTTTAATCCTTCTTCTGATCCTGGGTTCATACCCATATCAAGCATCTTCATAGTAAGTTGTCTCTCAGCATCAGCTAATAAAGATTGCTCTACCTGCATTCTTTTTTGTTCAAGCATCTCATTATAGGATGCATCATCTACTGCTCTAAACTGAACCTTAGAATATCTTTTAGCAAACTCACCAGTTAATACATTTATAACATTTGGTACAATAGGGTAAAACTTTAATTCTAAAGCAGAGTCATTTTCTTTAGTAAGAACATCCATCATATCTTTATAATCATTGTCAGGTTCTACAATGTAATCTGTTTTATCTATTATACCTACAGCAAGTTTATAATTTTTTAAAAGTCTTCTTGCATTTAAACGTAAAAATTCAATACCTTGTAATTCTAACCAATCAAGATTCCAAGCAGCCCAATCATCTGTTTTTTTAGAATATGGTAAAAATTGAGTTGGTTGTGTTAGACTTGAAAACGTAGGACCGCTTTCTGCCTTAGCACCATTCTTTAATTGCATTGCATTTAATACTCTCATATTTACTATTTATAATTTTTAAATCCAGATCTTTTGATCTTACTACTTAAAGCACCTTTAGCTCTACCAATATTCTTAAAGGGGCTATACTTTAATTTATACAAATTTTCTGAGTTTACCAAGGAATTGTCCTCTGATTCACGTCTTTTAGAATATCCTCTGTTAGATTGTTGTATTTTAACAAATGCAATTAATGCACCAAAAGCTACAAGTCTATCTACATTAAGACCAGGATAATATGCTAACATTTCTTTTAATAACATTTGATCAGGTATTCTTTCTACCCCTAATGTCTGTGTAATTACATTACCACTGTCATCTAAATCTTCATCAATAACCTCTCTTATAAATTCTATTGCATATGATATCAAATGACTTTTAAATAATGTACCTGTATTTTTCCAACCATATTCTTGATAAACTGATTTATTTGATCCTAGATCTTTTAAAAATAATATTTGTTGTTTAGGTACTAAATATCTTTGTTTTCTTCTAGCAATCATATGTTGAATAAATAAAGATATATTATTCTCTACAATTGTCCATGCATTATACCATTCTATAAGTAACTCTAATCTTTCATGAGTTTTATTTATATCATCAAATCTTCCACACCATGCTGCTACTATTTTGTCTTTCTCAATAAACTGTTCAGTATCACCAGCTACTGTTTCTCTAATTACTTCTACTGCATTTTTATATACAAATATACTACATAATGAATCTGAGGTTGTAGTTTTACCTTCTGATACAGGGTCAATAGATGCATAATACTGACCAAAGTCAGGACGTTTTGATGTTGGTCTTTCCCATACTACTATTACACCAGTCTTATCATGTTGTTTTCTATCTACTGGAAATCTTGATATAGGTAATTTATTAGATCTCTTAGCTACTATACCTTCTTGCTCTCTTGTTAAATCAATTAATTCATAAGGATATTCTTTTTCTTCAATCTTTTTAAGTTGTTTAGATAATACACCTTGAGGAAATATAGAAGCTTTTCTATATGCAAATGCTTCAGCAATGTTTAATGGTTTTTGTGATATTCTTAATTGAAATTGTTCACCATTTAATTCATTCTTCCATCTGTTTCTTTCTAACTCTATTGCTTCTATTGCTTCTTCTATTTGTGAATTACCATAATCATCAATGTATGGTGGCATAGACCATTGCTCTGGAATAAACAAACCAGCCATACCTATTGTTCCGTCAGCATCTATTAGGTTTGTTTCTACTGCAAATATATCATTAGCATCAGGATTCATAATCATTTCTTTCAAAGGATTACATTGATCTAAATCACCTACAGATCCTGCTGCTATAAACATACCTGTTGTCATCATTCCAGAAGACATAGCAGGACGTAAATACTCATATGTCTCAGACATCTTAGGAGCAATACCAGCCTCTTCATGAAAGAAGTATGTACATGGACCCCCTACCCCTGTAGTTGCATTCTTTTCAAAAGAACCACCCTGTATCTTTGATTTAAGACCTCTTGCTGTTTTTCTGTTACCAATTTTTACTTCTATCTGTTGTTGCCATAACAAAACCTTTTCAGGATTACTTGGTCTATACCAAGCAGTATGCTCATTTAAAAATATTTTATATTCTTCTAAAAACTTCCAGGAACCTTTATCATTAATAAAGTCTTTTAGTGAAGCACCAATCTTACACGTACTTCCTTCTTCAAACCAATAGGTATTTATTATCTTACCCATGTGAAAGTATGATGAAGCTATCTGACGTTTTTTTAGTATAGCAGAATGTTGATTATTTAACTCTGCTAACCATTCATATAATGCCATATGATACTGTGCATCCCTTACTTTAGCAAATCCGTAATGTTTTTCTTCTTTATCAAATATTGGTAAGAAGTTTAACCACATATAATAATCTCTAGTTATATACCAAGTCTTATCTTTCTCTTTGTATATAACACCATTCCTGCATTTATTCTTTTGGTCATCCCAATATGCTGTAAAATCTTTAGATCTAAATGGACTAGAACAATAAACACCTTCTGCTGTAAATTTTTTAGCTTCCTCATTAAATTTATAAGCCATCTCAGTAAAACCATATTCACCTGGTTCACTAAAAATTGACTCAATAAATTCTCTAAACTCTAGATCATTTTTAAATTCAGTAGTTGTCCATTTATTATTATCATATGTAGGTATGATTCTACTCATCATATCTTACTATGGCAAACACATCACCTTCTTGGACAAGAAGATGTTCTACATTTTGGTGCATCATTGGTGTTGGCATAGCGTGTTCTGCATATTGTACTATATCTCCTACTTCTATTTCATGTACATCTTTTCCTTTTCCTACCACAGTACCTTTGTATTCTATCTTCTGTGCTATTTCAGGAATATATAATCCAGACTTAGTTTTAGTTTCTACACTCCATTTTTTTAATAGTAATTTTTTACCTACCGGTATAACTGTCATACTCATATTTAATAATTTTATTTATAGTTGGTCATAAGCTAATCCTGCACCACCACGCACAGAGCTTTCTTGTTCTTGTTTCATATCTAAAAATGCACCCTTATATGATTGTCTTATTTGTTCAAACTTAGCAGCTGCATTTATCATAGAATTCATATTACCGTCTCTACCATGTTCTATAGGGGTTACCTCCATATACTTACCTAATCTATCTAACATAGCTTTAATACCCACATAAGCTCTATAAGTAGGTGTTTCATATAGTTTCTTACACATATCATAACCATATCTAATTGTTCCATCTTCTGGTGATTCTTCTAATTTTATTTCTTCAATGATAATATCTTCTTTTTGATGCTCAGGCAAATTAAAAAAAGGATTAAGATCAGGATCAGGACAACTCATATAAAATATATATTGATATACTTGCATATGTGTATCTGGATATTCATCCATTATCTTTTTTAAAAACGGAAGAGCATAACAATGTTCTGTTACAACTAAAGTTTGATTTTGTATATCAAATAGTTTTACTATCATAATATATTATTTTTAAACTCTTCATAACCTATTCTTAATACAATAGGTTTTTCTGCACCTTTCATTAATACTTCAGTATAATCATTCTGAAAAGCTTCTCTTCCTAAATGGAAGTATTGCTTAAAGTATGCTATATCTTCTAAATCAATAGTTATCATTGTCTCAAAAAAAGCAAAGTCAGTTGGTATTCTTGATGTAGATGATTGTATTGGTACTGCTGCTGTAAATTCTTTTAATTTCATTGGTTATCTTTTATCCACATCATTAGTGAGTTTACTTCATCTCTTAGATATGGTAGTTCATATATTTTTATATTCTCTAAAACTGGCTCACCATCAACATGTTCATTAATTGGATAACCGTTTGAATCTTCTCCTACTTGTTTAAACTTTACATGTTGTATAACTAACTTACCTATCTTTAGTTTAGGATTGTGCTTTTTAATAATATACGCATAAATACTGAGTTGAAGATTATAATGATTAAGATTACAATCATCTAAATGATTGACAGGTCTGAACATTTTATTAGTAATACCCTCCCAATTTGTAAATCCTTTATCCTTTATTTCTTTATTTGTTTTATAATCTGTAATATTTATATGTCCATTTACTACTTCAACTAAATCTGCTTGACCACATATACCAACTGACTTTAAAAATACTAAATGTTCTGGGTATACACCCTCCTCAAGTTTTTGATTGGGTGATATTTTTATACCCTCATCATTAACTAAAGGTTTTATAATTGGTACTTCTGTACCTTCTCTTTGAATAGTTTTAAAATCTAACATATCATTCTCTCTTTGATTATGATAGAAATTGCCTAATTTTATAGCTCTTTCTGTTTCACCATCCCATGCAGCAATAATTTCTTTAGGTGTCATCCCATGCCATTTAGATCTTTTATTTTTAGATGACTTAATTGCTTGACCATCTCTGTCAAATTTAGGTTTAAATTTACCTACAAGTCCAGTAACACTAACCCATGATATATTATCATTATCTGTGCTTTGATATACATGTCCTTCCTCTTTAAATAGTATTGCCATTATATTGTGTTTTTAAATTATATGTATCTGTAGAACACCATACAACTTCTATATCTCCCGCTATACTAGTATTACTATTAATTAATATTGTATTTTTATTTTTCATGTTCTTGATTTTTAATTACTTGTTCCATAACCTTTTCTTCTTGTTCTTCCGTTGCCATTGCTTTCCAATATGTCTTAGGACATTCAGATGATAATGATCTTATTTTAAATGCTAAACTACAACCACAATCTGAACAACATGGTTGTGTGCCTGGAGCAACACAGCTATCTCCAAATGCATCAAACATAGAACACTCAATACATATTTGATATCTCTCTGTAGCTACAGCTTCTACATGCTCTTTCCTAAATATATTATTCTTTATACCTTCTGTGATTTTATCTACATTCTTAAATATACCTAAAAGATTTTTAATATTATATGCTGCCATTTTTATTATTCTTAAAGTTTTTTTTATCTATTATACTTTTTTCAATTTGTTCTCTTGCTTTTTCCATATTATCAATATTTAATTGTATGTCTTCACTTTTAGCAAAACCATTATAAGTTCTTTTAGCTATGTTACCCAACATACTTTTATTCCTCTTTATAGCTTTATCAAGTTTACTCTTTCTTAAAATAAAAGTACCTAATCCATCCACTTGGATTCTAGGATACTGTAAATTAGATAAATGTTTTCTTAGCTTAGCATAATAAAAAGCAATAAAATCATCTACCACTGATTGATGAACACCAACTTCTTCTGCTATTTTTTCTTTAAACTCTTTATGCTTCTTGGGATTCATTACCAAGTATTTTATAATCCAACAATACTAAACCATCCTTTTGAATATTCATATCTTTATTAATAGAAATAGTCTTTTTATTTATGCCACTTTTTTTAAGTAATCCTTTTTTTTCTGCTTTAGTAATTGCATTTCTTGCAGACTGTGGACTTTTAAATATATTGTCATTAACAAGTTTAATACAAAACTTAGTTAATTCTATATTATCATCCTTAGAAAGACGCATAAGAAATTTTAAATCAGAATTACTTATAATTATTTGTTTAAAAAAACAATAAGTCATTATTTGATACATTACACATGTATCTAAATTAACTTTTAATTTTAAATCTATTTTATTTACTAATGCCATATTATAAACTCATTATCATATCAACAAAGTCTGGATGTGGATAACAATCCATTTTATCTTTCCTTACGTTGGTATGTGTTAACAAACCTTCTATTTTACCATAGTATGCTTCTTCTTGAAAATCAAATCCTTTTGTAACACCATATTTTTTTATAAACTGTTTAAGTCCTAATCTAATATCTATATTATCTCTTTCACCTACAAACTTAATCCACTTTTCAGTTTCATTAATTTGTTTATCAGAATAAGAATGCCAATGCATCTTACCTCTAAACATTTCTTTTAACTCTGTTACCTGATCATCTTGACATATACTATTAACATAGGTAGCTTTAGTGATACTATCTAAATATCCCATACTACATATTTCCAGTCCTACAGAATGTTTGTTCATAAAACCAGAACCTGTCTTTCCTAAATGATAAGCTTGATTCCCTGTATCAAATGCCTGAACCATTACACCATCATGTTCATCATTGCCATTTCTGTGATTAATGCCACCTAAAACAAATTCAGTAGCAATTCTACCTCTTTTATCTCTACCCCACATGTCTACACAAGCATAAGGATTAGAGTTACCAGCAGTATGATGTAAAAATATATAATGATTTTTTATAGGTCCTTTTACATATTCACCTTTTGGTAAAAAATATTTATGTATAGTTTGATTAAAGTTTGTAACGTAATGTTGTTTAGATAAATCATTATCTTCATCAATCTCTTCAGATAACTTAAATGGTGTACTAATGAGTAATGTCCATGTCTGTGATCCAACTATACCATCAGCTACTAAACCATTGCTTAGTTGAAATCTTATAACATGTTTTTCTGTTTGAGGACCAAAATGACCATCTTGAGGTATATTAAGTTTAAGTTGTAACTTCTTTACCTCTATATTTTTATCACCTAACTTAAGAAGTCTCATACTATCCTATATTAGATGCTGCTTTTTCCATTGCTTCTTTAAATGCTTTTGCATCTTCAGAGTCTGGGGCTGCGTTATCACCTTCTTTAGAAGCAGCATATGCTTGAGCTAAATACATTTGTGCTTGCATTCTTTCTGCTCTTGCCTTTTCTATTGTAGCTAATAGATCTTCATATTCAGCTTGTACAGTTAAATGAGGTATATTATCTTTATAAAAAGATGTGATTTCTTCTCTACGTGCTGCTAATTCTTCTTTGCTTAATTGTGGATCCTTATTTGGATCAAGATTTAATTCTGCCATTTTAATTTTTTTAGGTTAAACTAATACAAACATACATAATTAGTTTAAATAAAAAAAGTTTAAGACATTAATTTTACCACTTTACTTTATCTGCCCAGTATGCAGCACTCATTTTACCTTTGGCAATATTTCTTCCGTGTCTTGCTTTAAAACTTTTACGTCTTGCTTTTTGTTTAGCAGATTCACCTGCTTTAGGTTTACCTGCAGTTTTTACACCTTGTTGACCAAAACGTATAGTTTTAACTTTGTCTCCTTGTTTAGCAACAACTACATGTGACTTTTTTGGATGTGAAGGAGTTCTTTTAGGTTTGTTATAACCTGACACTCCTGCTTTTGTTAACCTACTATCTTTTTTTGAAGCCATAATTATCTATTTTTACCTTTGTGTAAACCATGACTAGCATGTTGTTTACCTTTTTTTGTAGCAGCTCTTTTCTTAGCGTTTGCTGCAGCTAATTTCTTTTTACCTTTCTTAGTACTCTTCAACTTAGAAATAGTCTTAGACGGAGCATATACTTCACCAGTGTCAGAAGATTTCTTTCCGCTTGCAGTTCTCCATTTCTGTTTGGTCCATCTAGTAAGACTTTTTTGTTGTTTAGTCTTTGCCATTATTGCATATTATATCTTTATTTTGTGAGCAACACTCTTTTGGTGCTGCACATGCTGCTAATGTAAATAACAGAAATATTATTATTTTTTTACTCATTTTTTCTTAGCTTTAAGTTTTGCTGTTTTAGATAAGTCTTTAAAATGAACTAAAGGCTTACTAGTCTTGGAATGTGTCTTACCAGTATGTAGCTTACCATTTGCCATTTTGTGACTACCACCTTTCCATTCAGTTCCGTTTTTTAAATAATGTTTTACACCTTTCATAATTTTATTTTTTTGATTTATATCCGCCTCCGTTTGATTTATATCTTTTTGCAAGCATTTGAGCTTTACGTGCAGACCATTGACCAGGAGCACCACCTTTACCACCAGCCTTAATTGAATTAAATAATCTCTTACGCATTGTGGGTTTAGTATAGTTTCCTGAACTATTTACCGTACTTTTCTTTTTTTTAACTGCCATTATTCTGATATTTGCGGATAAGACTTTTCCATTATTTTTTGTAGTTTAGCACATTTTTCATACTCCTCCGAGTCTATGTAGTGAAAGATCATATTCTCTAGTTGTTCCTGTGTAGGTCCAGCTATTGGGTCGTAAGCCATTACTGCCTCATGCCCTTTGTCAAACTTCTTTTCAAGTAAGTCATCAAAAGTTATTTGATTAGTTAAAACAAAATAAGAATTATTATATGCTGTATCTAAGATTACTTGATCTAGTTGCATTTGTTCAAATTCTGTTAAACCTTCTTCATGCTCAGGTTCATTATCCCATTGTGACATAAGTTTTGTTTTTAGTTATACTACATCTATAAGAATAATATACTAAAATTTCTAGTCCCATAAAAATTATTTAGCACTAACATGCCCCCCACCTGATTAAAAAAATTTCATCCCCCACCAAAGTTATGTATTTTGCGTGCTATGTACCTCCTCCCCTTTTGCTCCCCACCTTATAATTGTGGTTGGGTTACCCCCCGTAATATTTCCACGTTAATTAAAATTTATTAATTATGTTATATTTTTATTCCTTAAATCAAGGACAACGTACAGACGGTACTCAATTCCGTTCTATTATTGCAACTGACAAACCAGTTGCACAAACTAAGACAGTATCAATAGGTACGCAATCTGCAGGTGCAGGTGCTAATCTAAGAGCTGTCAAATATGGTGCATTTAACCCACAAGATGACAATGGTCAACAGTTATCAGCTGACAATCCTTGGTGGGATAGTTTCATAGAAGATTTCTCCATTGATATGGAAAATCCTACTAGGTCTACTGAAAGATTTAAAACGTACCAAGGTAGCTTTGGTATATTGTCAGAAGATTTAGAACTGTCAGATACCAATGTAGTTAAATCAGATGGTACTACTGCAGATAATCTTTACTATGTGAAAACTAAGTAGAGTAATAAGAGAGAGTGTAATAGCTCTCTCTTTGTTTTTCTTATGCAATCTGTCACATGTTTGTGGTTTTCCACTACATACTGACACATGTTTCCCGTTTTGCTCTCCTTTCCTCTTGTTTGCTCCCTTTCTTTTGATTGTATGCATAACATGTACATTAAAGTGAGTGTTAAACTGTATGTACCTGGTCTCATATCCACATATTACCACTATTTACCACATAATAATAATCATAGCTACTTATAATATATATATAGCTAGCAACAATACAAGTGTAACTATTACACACAACAATACAACAAGGGTAGTCTATGTCTCTCTCTCTATAGGATAATAGACATAGTACCCGGAATCTTATCAAATAATCTCTAACCAATAACAAAAACAATTATGAAAAAACTATTAATAATCTTATTCATGCCATTAATATCTATGGCACAACAACAAACATATGTACCAGATGATAACTTTGAGGCTGCCTTAGAGTATCTTGGTATAGGTAACGGAATACCAAATGATGACTTTGTCACTACATCTAACATAAGTGACATAACAAATCTATTAATATATAGTCAAGGTATAGCTGACCTAACAGGCATAGAAGACTTCCTTAGTTTAAGAGGCCTGAGTGTTCAGGATAACCAATTAACAAGTATAGATCTCAGTAATAATATTGCTTTAAAGATTTTAGATATTAATGATAACCAGCTTACACAACTTGATCTAAGCAATAATCCTTTGATAGAAGTACTTCATGCATTCAACAATCCAGGCTTGGAATGTATAAATGTGTATGATATAACACAAGCAAATACTTGGTATCCTGCTGTTCTTGATAACAATCAATACTTCAGTGAATCATGCATGTTAACAGACGTAGCTGAAACATACCAGTATAGAAGACTCGTAAAGATAATAGATCTATGGGGTAATGATGTAGTCAAATATAATCAGGCTGTCTTCTTTATCTATGATGATGGAAGCGTAGAAAGAAAAGTAATAATCCAATAAATCCGTTATCATGAATCAAAAACAATATGAATCTTTATTAAGATATCTTAGTGAAGAAAGAGCACACCTCAAATTTAAGGAGGATGCAGTAGAATTAAACACGTATACGGGTGACATTGAGTTTACCCATCATGCAAATAAATATATCAGAGCTGAAGAAGGAGTGTTAGAAATGACCTTTGAACAGTTCGGATTCAAACCCAAGCAAAGCTTATTAGATAGACTTAAGTGTCTGTTTAATTAAAAACCTATTAGTGATAATAGACTAACAACACCAGCTATTTATGTTAGATAATAACATGAGTAGTTAGGTCTTGTTTTTGTTTTTGTTAATTGTGGTTAGTTGATATGGCACCTGATACCTTTTCTTAACTTGTTTTGGTGTTAGGTGCCCTCTATCATAAATCAAAATACTAATACTAAATTTAAATATATGCCAAATACTTATAACATATCAAAACAAGCACTAATGAAGTTGCTTAATAAAATACTAAATGTACAGGGTCACATGAACACTGATCACATATTCTCTATACTAATGACAGATCTAACTGATCATGCTAAAGAATCTATATTACATCTTGCATACATGGATGATGAGTATGCACCATTACAAGTAGGAGACTATTGTATTGTTAAACCTAGATCATATCATCCAGGAAGTGAATTTGAATGGGACATACTAGATGATCTCAAACTTAATCCAGGTAATGGCTATGTATATGCCAAAGTTATAGGAGATGGAGGTTGGAGTAGTACTGAGCCATACAATCCATTTCGTTCAACACTAGAATTAGAACTATTATATCATGATGCTGATGGTGTGCTCAGACCATTCAAAGATTCAATCAACCCAATGGAGTTAACATACGTTGACGTGGATGAGATTAAATACTTTGATATACTTGATACAGATAAACCAATATCAAATTATGCCTAGACTATCATCAGAACTCATAAGAGATGAGTATAACAAATGGAGAAAGACTGGTGAAGAAACCGGTTTTGGTCCTTATATGAATCAGAAGTACTTCCTTAAAGATATAGAATTAATTAAAGAATTAGATACCAATATGGCTTTACTTAGACTATTAAAAGATCATGTACAAGAACAAGACACACTATAAGTTTGGAATAGTAACCCAAAAGGTTATATCTGATCCAAGCTTAAGTATACAAGCAAAAGGATTGTATTCATTACTATCCTGTTATGCAGACAAAGAGAGAAGTTGCTTTCCTTCTTTGTCAACACTAGCTGATACTCTAAATGTAACGCCTGACACAGTCAGCAGGTACATTAGAGAGTTAAAAGCACATAAATACATAAAGAGAGTTGGTAGAAAGCTATACATAATTTAAGCGTTAGCTATTATACTGCACTTTATTTTTGAATTTGAACCAAGATATTTAATTATTATTGTCTCAGAGCAATTTATTATTTTACTTTTGTTAGTATTAAATTAGTAAAATGATAGTACAATTGCCCAATGGTAGAATAATTGAATGTTCATTAGAACAGTATCTCTCTCTTACAGATCAAGAGGTGCAGGATCTAAATGGATTAAGTTCAGCCTATACCAAAGAAGTGGGTAATCCTTTTTATAACAGCTTCTCCAGTACAACAACACCTAAGGAAATCAAAGATTCTATAGAGTTTATAGAAGAGTTTGAGCCAGCCTTAGATGAGATGGAGGCGTTTGAAAAGTTGGAAGACCCGTATTTCCATTCAGATGATGTCTAATAGTTAGACACATTAATCATTTATTAATTTAATAATCAAGAAAAAATGCAAAATTTAAATCAAGAAGTTTCAATCGTAGCTGATGACATGGGTAATGTTATCAGACAATCACAAAACAATGCAGAGTATGGTCACATTAGACTAGTACAAGACAGAATCACAATCAATAATGGTTTTGTAAACAAGAAAGCTGTATCTACACTGCTACAGGGCCAAATGGAAGTGTTACAATCATTAGGTTGGGATGCTGATACTAAGCCAGGAGGTAGAATAGTAGTTCTAGAGTCTTTTACAGGTGATGACCGTAATCTAAAGATGGCTGGTCAGACAGGTGTAATCTGCAAGAGTGTAGATCAGGAGACTGGTGAAGAAAGAAACATCTATAGAACAACTAAGTTCAAGTCAGACCCAAATGCACAAGACACATTCATTGATCATACTAATGCTGATGAAATCAGAACAGCAAATGGTGTCACTGTTAATAATGAAACAATGACACAGACTCCAGACCAAGCGTTTGAAGAAAGTGTAGAAGATGAAGTAGTAGAAGATGTAGTTGATGATAACAAAGAAGTTGAAGTAGAAGACCTAGAAAAGGAATTCTCACTATAATTTAATTTGTTGGAGATACAGTAGGGCTGGGGTAGGGTAATACCTCAGCTCTTTTGTATTATTAAAAAATCATTAACTAAAAACCACTACTAAAATGCTATCACAAAAACAATTACAAAAACTAGATCAACAGAAACAACTAAATCTCTTAAAGTTGAGAGAAGAACGTTACCAATACTATGGTTTACTCAGTGAGTATCAATTACATCCTGAATCTATAGTAAATTCACTAAATTATTCAAAACTAAACAAGTATCAAGTGTTCTTATTTAAAAGAGTACTACATGGTCTCAATGTCTACAAGCCTGATGAAGTTCAAAAGCTTCACTGGGATAAGAAACGTAGAATAAGCAGAGTATGGAGAAGAGCACAAAAAGAAATAAATGCTTGGAAACAAACCATTTGTAATAAGAAAGTAAATGCTTATCTTCGTAAGACTTTTACAGGTAAAACAGTAGAATATATACTGTCTGTACCTGCAGAAGAAACATTAGAGGATTACAATAACACTATGACTTTCAAGGAGTTAGGTATTAACTATGAAGATGTTATACTTAAGTTCTTATCATTAGGGTTATTGCCTAGAAACTTTTTTACAATAACAAATGGGAATTAATAATTATTCTAAAAAGATGTCTAAGTTAAATGCGGCATACACCAAGATGCGTGTGCCGTATTTAACAGACAATCCAGTATGTCATGCTAATATACACAACTGTAGTATTAAGGCCACAGACATACATCATAAACAAGGCAGAGGTTTAAACCATTTAAATGTAAACACATGGTTAGCTGTCTGTAGAAATTGTCACATGTGGATAGAAGAAAACACAGTTGAAGCAATTGAGCTGGGATTTTCTCTTCCAAGAATACAAGAAAATAAATGACCAACAGAGAAATAGTACAAGAAGATGCATTAGATATTGCATTAAAAAATAAAAGATGTGGGTTAGGTATATCTATGGGTGTAGGCAAGACAAGAATTGCAATACAACACCTTATGGTTAACTATAATCCTTTAATAGAAGCCTTGGTAGTGATACCAAAACACTCAGTATCTCAATCATGGGTAGATGAGTTAGGCAAAATGAATTTAGAAAAGCTAGTAAAGCATATAACATTTACTACATACCTATCATTAAAAAAACATAATCCTAATAACTATGATATAGTATATCTGGATGAATGTCATTCATTATTACCATCACATGAGCAGTTCTTAAGTTTGTTTAAGGGTAGAGTATTGGGTTTAACTGGTACACCACCAAGAGATAAACAATCAGATAAAGGTAGACTAGTAAATAAGTATTGCCCAATCAAATATGAATTCAGTGTTGATGATGCAACAGACTCTAACATATTAAATGATTATCAGATCATTATACATGAATTAGAACTGTCTAAGTTACCAACATTAAAGAAGACTAATAAAACAACAGGCGGTACATGGTGGACTAATGAACTAAAAGACTATGGTTATGTAACTAATAGAGTTGCTGAAGCACAGACTCAAAAACAAAAACAATTTGCAGCTATAATGAGGATGAGGGCGCTCATGGAATATACAACTAAAGAAGACTATACTAAATCATTACTAAAGAACTTAGGTTCCAAGTGTATTATATTTGCTAATACTCAGAAGCAAGCGGATAGAATATGTAAGTATAGTTATCACTCTACCAATAAGAAGTCAGAAGATAATCTGGAAATGTTTATTGATGGAAGAATAAACCAACTTTCTTGTGTGTTACAGTTATCAGAGGGTGTTACAATAAAAAACCTGAAGCAAGGTATTATTATGCATGCATATGGTAATGAAAAGAAAACTGCACAGAGAATAGGAAGACTGCTCAGGTTAAATCCAACTGAGACTGCAACATGTCACATACTATGTTACAAAGGAACTCAGGATGCATCATGGGTCAAGTCTTCATTAAAAGGATTTGATCAAAACAAAATTAAATACTATAACCCACTAAAAAGATAACTAATGGAAATAATATATATCATAATATCAATATCAAGCTTATTACTATGTAGACTAGCCTATGACCTAGGTAAAAGAACAGGCAAAATAAGATTTATAAATAAAATTAATAGACTAACAGTAAGCAAGATGCTTGAGCACAAGAGAACTTGTTTTAAAAAATTATAACTATGGGAAGAATGAAAGAAATATTTATGGCCCAAATGGAAGAGAAATACCAGGGTGATCATGATGCAATGATACAAGACATGGCACGTGTAACATGTGAAGAATTAGTTCCAGACATGGATCACGTTTGTCCTAACTGTTTTGGAAAAAATAAAATACATAGCATGGTACGTAATGAAACAGAAGCTGGTTGCTTAGATTGTGGACAGGAGTTTGTTATAATAGATGATAACGTATTAAGATTTAAGTAATGGCTAGATATACATATCATATAGATAAAACCTTATATTGTGAGGTTGACTATACATATCATAAAAAAGAAGAAGAGGTATGGACAGAAAGCAATGGTGATCCTGGTACGCCAGGTCATCCTGCTTATGTAGAAGTACATGCAGTGTACATGCCTTTAAAAGATGAGATAGGTAATGTAGTAGGTGTTGATGTAATGCCTTTACTACATGAAATGGATATAGATTTAGAAAACATAGAAGAAATAATAGAAAATAATTATGAGTGAAGAAATAGAAAAAGACATGCAAGACATGCAAGGTAGTAATATAGAAGAAGATATAAAGTATAGACAAGGCAGGCCTAGATGGAAGGTTGAACAAACTGAAGTTGCAGCATGCATATGTCTATTGATGTGTCTATTAGGATTAACAATAATTTGGTATATTACACACATATGAAAGATCAACTATTTATAAAAGCAACAATCAAGGAAGGTAAATTACACTTCCCTATAAAAGCCTTTGAAAATAAATATAATAATTTCTTTAAGAAGCAGCCAGATGGCGCTAAGATAGAAATCTTTATTGGAGTTCAAGATGGTAAAGGAAGTAATCCTCAATTAGCTAGACTACATGTTATGATAAGAGAGATTGCAAATGAAATAGGATACACATTTGAAGAAATAAAACTACAAGTTAAGCGTAAAGCTGGCCTATGTTTTAATAAGAATAATGTTGAGTACTGTAAGTCATTTGGTGACTGTGATAAAGAAGAACTAAATTTAGCTATACAAGCTTGTGTTGAAATAGGAGACTTTAATAATATGCAGCTAAGATAGTTTAGCTATCTCTTGTGCTAAGAAGGCTAGTCCTTCACCAGCAGATTCTTTAGTCTTAGCTATTTCAGCTAACTCAGCTAGCTTCTCCTCATCAACTGGTAGTTCTTGTTCAATCTCTAGACCTTGTTGTTTAGCAAAAGATTTGAGTAAGTGTGTTAAGGAATATATAGTATATAGCTCATGCTCTATAGGTGTCAAAGTTTTATCATTACCTTTAAGTTTACCACTAATAATATTATGGAACTTTTCAGTTAACTCACCTATCTTACTATAATCATTATAGAATTCAGAAATGTATCTATAGTATACATTTTGTAAACCAGGAATAAAAGCAGGAGATACTTCAATATCTTTAATGACTTTGCTGAAGTTATAAGTAACTACTTTACGTACAGGCTGTTTCTTTTCTTCCATAATAATAAGATTTAATAAACAAATATACAATAATATATGAAAAAATTAGAAATAGACATCAATAATTTAAGAGAAAGAATAAATGATACACTAGAAGAATCAGGGTGGACACCTGCATTAGCTCCTTTTATAAATGGATTAAGCTTTGACATAATATTAAATAATTTAATTAGTATGTATGAGTCTGGTAAAAGATTTACACCAAGGTTTAAAGATATATTTAATGCATTTAAAGAATGTCCATACAAAGAAATTAAAGTTATTGTAATAGGCCAAGATCCATATCCACAACTAGGATCAGCTGACGGAATAGCTTTTAGTTGTTCAAAGAAAGGTAAGGCTGAAAAATCCTTACAATATATACTTAAAGCACTAAATGATGAAGATGGTGATGTTGACTTAAGACGTTGGTCAAACCAAGGCGTGCTGCTTCTTAACACAGCATTTACATGTGAAATAAATTCAATAGGTTCACATATAAACTTATGGAAACCATTTGCTATATATCTGTTTGAGTTATTAAACAGACATCACAGAAATATACCTGTTATAATGATGGGAAAGAAAGCAGAAGACTGGCAAGTATATTTATCAAACCAAAAATTATATAAAGTAGCACACCCGGCCTCAGCTGCATATAGAGGAGGACAATGGGATTGCAAAGATGTGTTTAATCAAGTAAATATAGAGCTTGAAAAGCAACAAAAGACTTGTATAAAATGGTAAAATTACTTATATTTATAACCTTAAAAAACCAATAAAATATGTGGGATTTATTCCAAGTGATGTTAAAAAAAAACGTCACACCTAATCAAGTACTTCTTATGTTTGGTATTAAAAATGGTGTAACTACACCACCAAAAGATACTAGACTATTAGATAAAAATCATTTAGTTTCAATAGGTTTTTTAGAACATAAAAATGGAGTATACCTTATGACTGCAGAAGCTAAAGCATTCTGTGTTAGACTTGATAATTACTTTATTAAAGCAAAAAAGAAAACAGATATACAACTTATGGGTAAGAACTTTGTAGATAAAATAAATAAATACAGAGAGATATTCCCAGCTAAGAAATTACCAAGCGGTAAACCAGCAAGAAATAATGTAAAAGCTCTAGGAGAAGCATTCAGGTGGTTATTTCAGACTTATGAGTATACATGGGATGAAGTACTTAAAGCTACCAGAATGTACGTAAATGAGTATAGAGATGCTGAATACTTATATATGCAAACAAGTCAGTACTTTATCTGTAAACAAGATAAACACAGAGTAAAGCACTCTACACTGGCTGATTATTGTGATATGATTAAAGAAGGTGTTAGTAATGAAGATGATCATTTTAAAGAAAACGTAGTATGAAAGCAAAAGAATCATGGGTTGGACAATATGCTGCCTTTAATGAGGCGCTTAAATATATGTATGCCAGATCAACTGGTGAAGAGAAATCAATATATACTCCTTGGCCTAAGTTTAATGACGCAGCTACTGATGGTATAGAGTGGAACACATTGACTGTAATTGGTGGTAGACCTGGTTCAGGTAAAACATTAATTAAAGATCAAATTATTAGAGAATCATTTGCACTTAATCCTCATGATAAATTTAGGGTATTAGAATTTCAATTTGAGATGGTTGGTAGAACATCAGCCATTAGAGAATTTAGTTCTATAACTGGTAAAACATATAAAGAATTATGTAGTGCTGGATCAACACTAAATACTGACACACTTAATCAATGTCATCAATATGCAAAGGAAAGAGTTAAACATCCGGTAGACATCATTAGTACACCAATGACTGTTAATCAGATGCGTGAGCAGATAGATGCATATATGAATTTGCATAAAGGAGTAAATACAATGATAACTCTTGATCATACAATGTTAGTAAAGAGAGCACCATATCAGAATAGTACATTAGATATGCTATTTGAGTTAGGTGAGTTCTTTACTCAGTGTAAAAGAGATTATCCTTGTTTGTTTCTGGCCTTATCACAACTTAATAGAAACATAGACAACCCGGATAGGGCTATAGATGGCAAGTATGGTAACTATATATTAGAGTCAGATATATTTGGTTCAGATGCAATGCTACAGCATGCAGATATGTTAATAGGTATCAACAGGCCAGCTAAACAGAAGATTAGGTTTTATGGACCTGATAGATATATAATAGAAAATGATAGAACATTAGTACTACACTTTCTTAAGGCAAGAAATGGTGATGCAAGAATGAGTTTCTTCAGAGCAAAGTTTGAGCAAATGCAAATTGAAGAGATGGCTACACCTGGACAACAAGAACGTAGATGATAAATACTAAAAATATAAACAATAAAGATATGGGACTAACACCCGCACAACGTAAAGAAAAAGTTGCAAAACTTAAAGAAGAGCATCAGGAATACTTTGATATAAATAATATTCCTAGTGCACTATATATTCCTAAGATGGCTTATAGACCATCTGGTAAGGATGAGCTACATGTTAGCTTTTTTCCTAGTGAATTTGATAAAGACTTAGATATATATACAGAATTTGTAAGTATAGATTATGACTCTGAAGATCCTAAAAGAACATTATACTTGTTAAAGCATAACCCTCATTGGAAAGAGGAGTATGAGCTAATTACAAGTAACTCAGGATTTCAAAGACATATGGTACCTGCTAGTGAGCTTAAGGTGATCAATGACGTAGTAACTAGGTCCAATGACAAAACAACTGCTATGGAAGAAGGTTATGATCACAAAGGAGAAATTGATTTTGCAAATCCAAGTATACCAAATCCGGATGATAAGGTAATCAATGATCCTTTAATAGATAAGCTAGAAGAGATTAATCAAACATTAATAACATTAACTAAAGTAATCAATAAAATAGTAAAATAAATGGCACAAAGCGTATTAGTAATTGCAGATTCAGGTACAGGAAAGTCTACCTCAATCAGGACATTAAATCCAAAAGAGACTTTCATAATAAACATAGCAAATAAACCTCTACCTTTTAAAGGTTATAAGAGTAAGTATACTCAGATAACTAAAGATAATCCTAAAGGTAATATAACATCAGCAGCCTCAGCAGCTGGTATTATTAAGGCTATAAAACATGTTGATGAAAAAATGCCACACATTAAAACTCTAGTGGTAGATGACTGGCAATATATGAGCTCCTTTGAATACTTTGATAGAGCTAATGAGAAAGGTTATGATAAGTTTACACAAATAGCAGCAAATTTAGCAATGGTTGCTAAGATGCCTAAAGACTTAAGAGATGACCTTACTGTTATATTTCTGACACACTCAGAAGATTCAACAGATATAAATGGAAATAGAAAAATCAAAGCAAAAACTATTGGTAAAATGATAGATAATACTTTAACTTTGGAAGGTCTATTTTCAATTGTTTTATTTGGAAAAGTAAATAAAAATGATGATGGTGTACTTGAATATGGTTTTGAAACTCAAAACAATGGAGAGAACACATGTAAATCACCTATGGGTATGTTTGAGGATATGTTTATCCCTAATGACCTTAAGTATGTAAAAGAATGCATACAAAAATATGAAGAGTAATAATCAATTAATTAAAAAGAAAAATTATGTTAAGTACTAAAGACATGTCTGTTGGATCAGGCACTATCAAACCAGTAATTGGAACAGGTAATCACAAATTAAAAATCAATTCAATTACTTTTGACCAAACGCCTTATGATGCAGACGCATTTAATATTATGTTACATGTAGAAGGTGAACCAGTATCTGGAGATTTCAATGGATTCTTAAAAGATATGAATAACCCTAATGGTGACCGTTATGTTGGTCAGGTGGGTAGAGTTAGATTCTCACCGTATCCATATAAAGATGCCACATTAAATAATGGTAATGAAATCAAGAGAGATACTGAAGTATTAAAAGCTATGGTATTTTTATCTGAAGTTGTTGGTAAAAGAAATGAGCTAGATGCTATTGAAGCAAATACAATTGAAGAGTTTATGTCTGCAGCTGGAGCTGTATGTTCAGAAACTGGATTCATTAATGCATGCTTAGGTGCACGTGAATGGGAAAACAAAGAAGGTTATGTAAATAATGATTTGTTTTTACCTAAGATGAATAAAGAAGGTGTACCATTAGAAGCTCTAGAAACAGAGAATTCTAAAATGTTAACGTTTGACAAAACAAACACACAACATTTTAGACCATTAATGAAAAAAGAGTCAACTGCAGCTGCTAGCTTTGAACCAGCTAAAGCAAAAGGAGATGACTTTGATTTATAAATAAAAAATATGAGGAGAGAGTGTGGATGAACGGCATTTTGCCAACCAACTTTAACCGGGAGTATAAGAGCTTCCTGTTTTTAATTAGATTTTATACCCACTCTCTCTCTTTATATAATAATAAGAATATATGATAAGCACAAAGAACTTAGTATTACAACCTGCTGATGTTCCAAGTTATTGGGTGTTTCAATATTATTTAAATCTACCAGAAACCTTAACAGGACAGGATATAAAGATTAAGTCTATCTTTAATCCTAATGAGAATACACCTAGTTTTTGTATTTATGTTGATAAATTAGTAATGCAATATAAATTTAAAGATTTCTCAACCGGTAAGAGTGGTGATAAAGTTGATCTAGTTAAACAAATGTTTGATATAGATTTTCCTAAAGCTTCAATGAAAATAATAAATGACTACAATCAATATGTAAAGACTTCAGATTATAAAACACAAACCTTAAAGCCTGTAGCTAAGTGGGAAGTTGACTTTATTAAAAATAGAGAGTGGACAACTGATGATAGCGCCTTTTGGTTAGACTTTAATATAGGTAAAACTATGTTAGATAACTATAACGTTAGACCAATTGAGTATTATAACTTAGTTAAAGAAGAGAACTTTAAAGTTAAGTCACTTAAAATAGAAGGTAAGTATATGTACGGATACTATGATAAAAATGGTAAGGCCTATAAGTTATATCAACCTCATAGTAAACATAAGTTTCATAAGATTAATAAACATCTACAAGGATTTGATCAGCTTAAATATAATAAACCATATTTGGTAATATGTTCATCTCTTAAGGATGCAATGTGTCTTGCCAGTATTGGCTATAATATAGAGGTAATAGCTCCTGACTCAGAGAATACTATGATTAAACCACATGTAATAGAATATCTTAAGAAGAAGTACAAAAAAGTAATAACACTTTTTGACAATGATGATGCAGGTAAAGCTGCTATCATGAAGTATGGTTCTATGTACAAACTAGATGGTCTAATATTTCCTACCGCCAAAGATATTTCTGATGGTATGAAAGAAAATGGTCTTGATTATGTGCATCTTATAATACAACCAATACTAAAAAAAGTAATAAATAAATAATATGAGAAAAATAAGATGGTGGATACCAGGTAACGTACCCTCTAGTAAAAATGGAAGACGTTGGACAGGTAAATACTTTATTGCTAGCAAAGCTGTAATGAATTATAGAAAAGCTACTAAAGATATATATTTAAAATATACTGAGGATTTTAAGCAAGAACTAGAGAAGTTAGAATTACCAGTAAAAATATCTTTTGAATTTATCAGAGGCAGCCGTCATAAGTTTGACTATATAAATCCTGCACAGACAGTGCAAGATGATATGGTTAAGTATGGGTGGATTGAAGATGATAATGCTGAATATATAATTCCTGCATTTGAACAATATACATATGATAAAGAAAACCCTGGTGTATGGATAGAACTAATTTTAGATGAAGAAAATAATATCACTTGATGAGTTTTTTATGCTAAAGAAAATGATCTCAGCTTCCAAAGAAGACTTAGAAGTTGCTTTGGCTATATGGACTACCCAGTTTAAAGATAGAGAAATTTTAGATAGATTAATGTGTAAGGCATTAGCTTTTGATAAAAGAGTAAACTTCTCTATTGCTGTAGAGTATACTTTTACATACAAGGGATACAATTCTATGTCTGATATGAGTACACATAAAATACATGCATATATAAATGGAAAGAAACTAAATGATGTATATAATAAAATATTAAAAAAGATAACAGATGATTAATATACAAGATCAGGTTGCTAGAACAACTAAAACTCTAATATTTGATGAGCCCTTTTATGGGCTCTTTTTGATTGGTATCAATAAGAAGTACAGTTTACATATACCTACTGCTGGTGTAAGCAAACATGGTATTGGTATGCAATTGACTATAAACCCAGAGTTCTTTACAGAGCTCAAGCCGGAAGAAAGATATGGCTTAATAAAACATGAGTTATTACATATAGCTTTTGGACACTTAATTTTAAGAGACAAGTATTCTAATCATAAACTATTTAATATAGCTGCTGATTTAGAAATTAACCAATACATATTGGAAAGCAATCTACCAGAAGGAGGATTGTTATTGTCAAGTTTCCCAGAGCTTAATTTACCTAAAAAAGCAGGTACAAGTAAATATTATGAACTTTTACAACAAGCACAGCAAGATGGTACAAGCCCTACGTTAGATTCTTTAATGAGTCAAATGGATGGTACTACACCACATTGTCATAGCACATGGAATGAGTTTAATGATTTATCTGAAGCTGAGAAGAAGCTAGTAGAAAAACAAATTGAACATCAACTAAAAGAATCTGCTGAACAAACCATTAAAAGATCTGGTACGGTACCTGGTGAGTTAGCTGATCTTATAAGGAAGCTTACACATGTTGAGCCTGCTAAATTTGATTGGAAAGGATACTTAAGAAGATTTGTTGGTAATTCTAGTGTGGTGTATACTAAAAAGTTAAGACGTAAGTATAACAAACGGTATGCAGCTAATCCTGGCCTTAAAATTAAGTTTAAGAATCATATACTCGTTGGTGTTGATACTAGTGGTTCAGTCAACAATGAAGAGTTAACAGAATTCTTTAGTGAATTAACACACATGCACAAGACAGGCCACAAAATTACCGTAGCACAATGTGATACACGCTTAGGAAGCGTGAAGGAATTTAAACCTAATCAAGATTGGGAAATACATGGTCGTGGTGGAACTAGCTTTCAACCAGTTATTGATCACTACAATGAAAAGAAAGGGCAATATACAGCTCTAATATATTTAACAGATGGTGAAGCATATGCACCTGAAGATTGTCCAAAGAATACCTTATGGTGTTTGAGTAGTATATCTCAGATGAATGATGAGTTACCAGGAAAAGTAATAAAATTTAATTAATAAAAAAATGGCACAAGTAAATTTAAACGTAACAGAATTAAAAGGTTTTGTAAATCATATAATAACTAATAATAGATTTCTACAACAAGGAGGAAAACATCCTGTATCAGTAGAAGTAGTAGGTGAATCAGGTATTGGTAAAACCTCAAGTATTGTTGAACTAGCATCAGAAAATAATCTGAAATTTGTTAAGTTAAACTTGGCTCAGATAGAAGAGCTAGGTGATCTTGTTGGCTTTCCAGTACGTCAGTTTCAAATGTATAAAGAAAAGATAGTACAACCAAAAAACAATAATGTAAACATGGTAACTGCAACACAAAGAGCAGCAGGTACTAGTCTAGCTAATCTAAACTCTTCAGTAACTAAAAAAGTAGGAATGTGGGTTGATGAGTTGGCTGTACAAGAGTACTTAAAGCAGGGTTATAAAATGACAGGTAAGAATAGAATGTCTTATTGTGCTCCAGAGTGGATTGCTGATGCAAAGGCCGGTGGTATCTTATTACTAGATGACTGGAACCGTGCAGATACAAGGTTTATTCAAGCAGTTATGGAATTAATAGACAGACAAACATATATCTCATGGACTTTACCAAAGGATTGGCATATTATACTTACAGCTAACCCGGATAATGGTGACTACATGGTTAATACTGTAGACAGTGCACAGAAGACTAGATATATTACTGCAAACTTAAAGTTTGATGTAAATGTATGGGCACAGTGGGCAGAGGGTGCAGGTATTGACACAAGATGTATTAACTTCTTACTGTTGAATCCAGAACTAGTAACTCAAGAAACAAATGCAAGGTCTATTACAACATTCTTTAATGCTATATCAAGTTTTGATAACTTTGAAGATAATCTAAGTATTATACAAATGATTGGTGAAGGTAGTGTTGGTGATGAGTTTGCATCAATGTTTACAACGTTTATAAATAATAAACTAGATAAGCTGGTTACTCCTAAAGATTTATTGACACATGATAATGAGTCATATATTCTTGGTGAGTTAAGAGGTTGTATAGGAGAGGATGATAGTTACCGTGCAGACATTGCATCAACGTTATCAACTAGGCTAGCTAACTTTGCAGTTGTATATTCAAAAGAAAATACAATAAACCAAAAGATTACTGACAGACTTATATCATTATGTACAAAAGATTATTTTACTAATGACCTTAAGTACTTGATAGTTAGAACAATCTTCAGTGGTAATAAACAGAAGTTTAATAAAATGATGATGAATCCAGAAATAATTAAAATGACAATTAAATAAAATGGCAAATAAATCAGTATACCAGGTTTATAGTACTGATGCTTTGACACACTTTGACCTAACTAGTGATCCCAAATACGGGATCCTAGTTGGTAATGAGTTTGAAGAAGTATTATGTACTCAAGACCAAACAACATATGAGAAAATACACAGCATATTAACTGTCCCTACAGAAGATGGACAAACTTTTAGAAATAAAAAGAAAGCTTTTATATTACCTAAGTGTAAGGTATCACAAGATAGATTAAAAGCAGCTTTAAAAGAGCATAGTATAACTGTAACTAATGATTATGAAAAAGCAGATTTAATTGTAGGTCATGATTCTATAGCTGATAGTTTGCAAAATGGTAATAGCATTGCCTCTACACTTATGTTAACTAAGTTATGGAACTATGAACTTACTGGCGGATCAAGTCAGATCACTAGTGTATTAAATACACAAATACAAAATTTAAACTGTCTAGCAATAATTACAGATAAAATTCTTGATAAAATTAGCTATTACAAATTAGATGTAGAACAGGATAGTTTATATGATAGTTGGATGATAACAGGTATGGCTATGAACATAGCTCATCTTATTGAAACTACTGATTTAAGTGTAATAGATACTGAAACCATCTTGCGTAGTTCATCAAATATGATTACTTTAGATGAGCAATTATTAAAGGATCTTAAGTCTCAATTAAATACTAATCATTGGACAGATGATAAAGGTTTAGCAGCTAAAATTATACCTAGTATAGATTATAAAACTAACTATCATCTACTGTGGGAGCTGGCTACACAATGTGGAAATTTATTCCATGACTTCAATAGAGATAAAGACTTATGGTTTTGGATTGAAGAGTCTAACCTGCGTACATTCAGCCGCAAGAGTGCACAGGACATGATCCTTTGGTTAGAAAAAAAAGAGTTACTTAATAAAAGAAACTTTAAACATTTAGAGCCAATAGTTAGACAAGAGATTAGTATACATAACAGAGACCTTTATACATTTAAAGTGGCTGTAAAAAAAGAATATTTAAAATACTTATAAAATGACTGAAAATCAAAATTATATAATAAACTTTAGAACTGACCAGCAATTTTGGTCCAATGATCAATTGAATGAGAACGGTGTGTCTTCAGAAGAAGCTGGCATATTCTTATTGCATGGTGCCAGTTGGCAAATAACAGGTGATGACTTAGAATTCTTGGGGATTAATAAATTACCAAATGACTTTGACATTACTGATAAAAAACTATATAGATATCCTAAGTTAGATTTACCTAGACAAAAGGTAGATCTTTTAAAAGAAAAGTATAATGTTAAAGTAATCAGAGATCCAAATAAATCTGATATACAAATTACATCTCTTAAGTTTTTTAATAGTATAGCACATAGTAGTTGGAATAAATCATTTAGTAAAAATGATTTTTATGAAATATGTAAAGAGTTAGTTAAAAGAAATCTTTTGTCTGATAATGCAAAGAAATCTATTGGTAATATTTTACAAAATTCACATTCAACTGCTGTATTTGATATACGTTGTCATAAAAAAAATTGGGAATCTGCACAAGCAAACAAATCTAAAACTTTAGAGGAGGTTGTACATGCAATGAAAAAAGAATTGGAAGGTAAATATTGCAAGAGCTATATAATCAAAGAACCTAAACACATTGATACATATAATGAGCTTATAAAAGCAAAGATGCTTGTTCTTGATAGAGATATAAGTAAAATATGTTCAGAAGGTTTGGCAATACTTACTAAAGATGATTATACTCAGATGTATAAAATGATAACAAGTAATGATATAGAAAATAGAACTTTGGCTTTAGAAACTTTAGCTAATTGTAATGTAGAAGCTTCTTTTGATGTTGTAGCTTTACTAATGTATTATGAATTTGAGTGGGTTAAATCAACAAGCAACTGGAATACTGTTAATGTTAAAGCTTTAAGAAATAGATTCTCTGCTATGTCAACTTACGGAAACAGTAGTAATGGAAACTATCATACTCAGATTGTCATGTATTTATACAATGAAGGATACTTAACTAAGTTTGCAGCTGATACTATTAAAGAAAAAGTTTTTAGTAAAGTTTTAGCATCTGCAGGAATAGGTTCACCTACTTCAGCTTGGGAAATAAATCTTGATGATATAAAATTTAAAACTCCATTTAAAGAATCAATAATAGATAACATATGTTTATAACAAATAAAGAAAAGGAAGAGGTTTTCTATGCAAATAAAGATTTTTGCTTTAGTTACTCTTCCTTAAATAAATTATTATTTTCACCATCCTTATTCTATAAGGACTATATATTATTTGACCGTGAGGTTAGAACAGATAAACATCTGATTGAAGGAAAGCTTATACACTGCCTGCTATTTGAAGCAGAGAACGTTGATAAAAAATTCAGCGTTGTTCCAGGTAAAAGCCCAAGTGATAACATTAGAAAGGTATTAAAAGACATGTCTCTTCATACTGATGCAAAAACTCTAGCTAGCTGTGAGGATTTTATAATTTTAGATTCACTTAAATCTTTAAATCTGTATCAGTCTCTAAAAGCGGATGAGTCAAGAATAGCTAAGATAAGAACTGAAGACAATGAACCATATTGGAAGTTCCTGGGTAATAATAACATTGATGTTGTTGACCAGGATACTTTATCAAGATGTGAAGAAAGAGTTGAAGTACTTAAACAAAATAAAGATGTAATGTCTTTGTTTAATGAAGTACAAACAGACTTTGATTTAGATCCTATTGAAACATTTAGTGAGAAGTATCTAAAATCTGAACTAATTGATTGTGATTTTGGCCTGCACGGATATGTAGATTACTATTCAGTAGATACAGATAAAAAGGAAGTTGTTATATGTGATCTTAAAACAACAGGGAAGACCGTCTCTGAGTTTAAAGACACTGTAGATTTTTATAATTACTGGCTCCAAGCTGCTATTTATATGAAACTTGTTTATGATACTTTAGGTGATGATAAAGAAGAATATAATATAGATTTTAAATTCATTGTAATAGACAAATATGATCAGGTTTATGTTTTTGATGTATCAAATAATACAGTAAATGATTGGGCGGATGGTCTTGGAGGTGCAATAAATACTGCAAAATTTCATTATAATAGTAGAAATTACTCATTACCTATTGAATTCTTAACAAATAAGATTAAATTATAGTATGAGTAATGTATATACAGAATATTTTCAGAAGAGTAAAGTTTTTCTATACCCCTTGCTAGATTTAGGTAGGGGTATAAAGTATGTACCTAAGGAAACTTATTGTGCATGGGAAGATGTATACTCTACTGATGATATGATGTTCTTATGTGTATATAAATGTAAGCTTACCCTTGATTTTAAAAAGTTTGCAAATAGACATCTAATAGCACACCCTTTGTTTAGGGATCATATCTCTTTAGGTACAAACAGACAGTTGTTTGTATTTAATTTTGATAAATATTCTCATGATTATAAGAACTTTCTTAAAGGGAAGTATTCTCAATACTCAATAAATGGAAAGATTTCAATACTAGAATTCTTTGAGACAGCTGAAGAAGAGCAAGTACAATATATACAAGGTTTTTTGCAGCCAGATGAAGTACATGAAGCATATGCTATAGACTTAAATGTAGACATAGAGTTATTAGAAGATGTTTATGAAGTCTGTTCTGCACCAAACATGGAAAAGGAAATATTAATTGATAATAATCATATTTTGACTCAATTATTAAAAGAAAGTTCCATATATTTGACAAATAAATAATATATAAAATGGCACAAATAGGACAAAATATGATGTTAGTAAATTCTACATTTAGAAATGCTAAATCATTTACATTAATTCCAGTGAGTATGGACTCACCTTATACAGAAGCTATGTTTGACCCTGCGTCAGGCATCTTAGCTGTCATCAGCAAAGTGATGAAACAATCTTATCATATGGTACCTAAGTTAGATGATGATGGTCAGCCACAAAGACTTAAAACACCTAACCAGCAAACAGGTAAGACACATAAAGAAGAGAGAAGATTGGTTGACACATTCTCTGAGTTCTATCTTAGTGATAGAGCTGATATTGAAACTTTTATTCATATGTTTGCTGTAAATGCAGAAAACTTTTCAGTTGAAGAATTCTTTGTAGACTTAAAGAAAACTGAACCATCAAAAATTATATTACCTGGTCAATAGTGTTGAGTTGAGTAATATCCTTATTGACTAAAAAAAAGAAAGCTCATTGATTTGGGCTTTTTTTGGCTCTAATAAAAAAAATCATGGCAGAAATAACTAATGAACAAATAATGGATGTAAATATTCTATTAGCAATGAATAGATGTATGTCTGAAATAGCACATAATTTACAATATATACACACTCAACAGGTCAAACAAAGAATTAAGCACGTTATAAAAACTGTAGACCTATATGATAGAGAAGTTAAAAGAAAGTTAAACACAGATCAGTCACAAGCAATAGAAGATATATATGACTGTATAATGGACTTAGTTCTAGAAGCTAGAGAAGTTACTCTTAAAAATGCCAAGAATGAAAGAGTATAATACATATATCATGCAAATAGGAGAAGGTATGGCCGGTGCTCTTAAAGCTCCTGAAAAGAAGAAGTATACACGTATAGATAAGAGGACTAAGAAATATGGTAATCCTAGAAAACGTAAAGATGATTGGCAAGGTACAATATATAAAACAAAAAAAGTATGAAAAATCATTGGGTAATGGATTATGAAACTCTATTTGATTGTTTCACTGCCGTATTTGAAGATTACAAAACTAACAAAACAGAAGTCTTTGTAATATGCAGGCTAAGAAATGATCTGACAGAGTTTATACAATTTTTACAACAAAATATAGAAAAGAAAGAATGGCATATATCATATAATGGTTTAGGATTTGATGCTCAGGTTACACACTATATCTTAGACAACCATAAAAGTTGGTGGAATATAGATGGTAATGACGTAGCTTACACTATATATAAATATGCACAGAGAACAATTGAGAAAAGTAATAATAGAGAGTTCAGTGATTATCCACAATGGAAAATGCAGATAGGTCAGATAGACTTATTTAAGTTACATCATTGGGATAACCCGGCTAAACGTTCAAGTCTTAAGTGGATACAATATAGTATGGACTGGGAGAATATCCTAGACATGCCTATACATCATACATCTAAGATAGATAACCAAGAAGATCTAGACACTATTCTAGAGTATTGCGTTAATGATGTAAGATCTACTAAAGAAATATTTAATAGGTCTACTGATTTAATAAGACTAAGGAAAGAACTAACTAATACATATGGTATTAATATGTTTAGTGCATCAGAGCCAAGGATTAGTAAAGAAGTATTTGGTTATTTCTTAACACGTATGTTAAATATACCTAAGAGAGATCTTAGAAACATGAAGACTTATCGTGATACTGTAAAAGTAAAAGATATAATATTACCATACATCTCTTTCACATCACCAGAGTTTAATATGTTACTTGATAGGTTTAAATCTATTGAAGTAAAAGGAGATAAACTTAAAGGTAGTTTTAAATATAGTGTAAACTATAAAAATGTTAAGACACACTTTGGTTTAGGTGGTGTTCATGGTGCTGCTAGCAAAGGAGTATATGAGTCTTCAGATGATATGGTTATAATGTCTTCTGACGTAACAAGTTTTTACCCTAATCTAGCAATTAAGAATCAATTTGCTCCTGCACATTTTCCAAAGAAAGCATTTTGTGATCAGTATGAGTGGTTCTTTACTGAAAGAAAGAAAATACCTAAAAGCAACCCTATGAATTATGTATATAAAATTATACTTAACTCAACGTTTGGTCTTAGTAATGATGAAAAGAGTTTCTTTTATGACCCTGAGCTGTGTTTACGTATTACAATTAATGGCCAGCTTACTCTAATGATGTTATATGAACAGATTATGGAAAGAATACCTGGTGCTGTTCCTTTGTTACAGAATACAGACGGTGTAGAGACTTTAATACCAAGAGAATACGTGGATGATTATATGGGTATTTGTAAAGAATGGGAAGAAAAGACAAATCTTAACCTAGAACATGATGAATATCAAAAACTAGTATTAGCTGATGTCAACAATTATATAGGTGTGAATAACTTTATAGATGTTGATATTACTAAATGGAGAGAAGTTAAACAAAGTCAACCTCATTACCTATTTAAGGTAGAGAATGACAAGTTTAGCTTTGCTCCTGTTAAGTTAAAGGGACGTTTTGATTTTCATAATTTACAATTGCATAAGAATAAGTCCAAACTAGTTATACCAAAAGCTATATATCAATACTTTGTTAATAATATATTGCCTGAAGACTATCTAGATGAAAATAAAAATATTCTAGATTACTGTATAGGAGGTAAATCAAAAGGTGATTGGGAACAAGTAGCTAGATACATTAAAGATGGTGCATTTGCTGAAGATAAATTACAAAAGATAAATAGATATTTCATCTCTAATGATGGAGTAAAGATTATCAAAGTAAATAAAAAAGACAATAGAGAAATACAACTAGAGTCTGGCAGATGGGTTCAAACTATTTTTAACGTATTAAAGGTAGAGCCTAAGTGGGAAAACTATAATATTAATAAAGCATATTACATGCAAGCAATAGAGACTGAGATCAATAGTATCTTGACAGTCTCAACTAATCAATTAAAACTATTTTAAAATGACGTATAGACCATTGCCTGAAGGGACTACTATTAAAGAGTCCCTTCTCCATGGCCTTGGATTATATTCTACTAAATCTATTAGTAAGGATACAGTCCTAGGCATATCACATATTAGAAATACAAAATATCAAAACAATTATATTAGAACCCCGCTAGGAGGTTTTATAAATCATAGTGACACACCTAATCTAAGAAAGATTGGTAGTGCTGAATCAAGAGATATAGAAGCAGGGGTTATGATGATCCAAACAACTAAAGACATCCTCCCCGGGGAAGAGCTAACACTTAAATATAATCTATATGCAATTGAATGAAGTCAAGAAAGGAACAAAACTAAAATTAATTAAAAGAATGCATTACTTAGGTAAAAAACCTGAGGCAATGAATATATTAGATGGAGAGCTTCTAGTATTTGAAGCTAATGATGGCTTATATTCTATTTGTACAGATAGAGAAGGCAACCAATACAACATTCCAGGATGGTCTAAGGTAGAAATAATTGAAGAACCTTTGGCTGACTCAGAATAATTTATTATATTTACACTTTAAAAGTTTATAATTATGGGGTATACAAAACCTAAAGAAACAACAAGATGGCATTTAGAAAATGCACCCTTACCTAACCATGGTGAGTCATATACAGTAATATCACATGGAGAAGTGATAGAAAACACATATAAATTATTATCAGATAGTGGATTTATGGTCTCTAGAGAGATGTATAGATCCAGTAAGAATGCTAACATAGCTCAAGGAGTATATCATATATACCCAACTAATCCAACAGATGGAGACATTATAATGGAAAAGGAACTTGGAATGATGTTTGCTTGGACTAATTCATATGATAAAACAAAAAGCTTTGCTTCAGCAATTGGGGCCTACGTTGCAGTTTGTAACAACGGTATGATAGCCGGAGACATGATGAACTATAAAAGAAAACATAGATGGTCTGCCTCACATGATATACATGTTCACATGAGTGATCAGATGAAGTCAGCAGAGAAGTACTATAAAAGACTGATAAAAGATAAAGAGGCACTAAAGAATGTTATAGTTACACATAAAGAAGCAGCTGAACTAGCTGGCCGTTTATTTATTGAAGAGGAGTTGCTTGATTCACAACAGTTATCTTGTGTTAAACAAGAACTAATCAAGCCTTCTTATAACTATTCAGTAGGTGCAGAGTCAGGATGGGCCTTTTATAATCATATAACACATGCATTAAAGAAAGCACATCCACGGGACTGGGTCAATGATCAGCAGAACTTTCATGACTTTATAACTGTTGAGTTATTAGGATCACCTGCATCTAAACCTATGTTTGAAAAGCCTGCAGAGTATGTAGACATGGGTCAACTTAGTATTGATGTGGATTTAGTAGAGCAAGATAAATTTACATTTGATATATTATAGAGTATGCTAGAGGATATGCTATTATTTTTTTTATTTCTATTCCTCTTATGGTTTGCTTTAACAGATCAAATGGACAAATAGGGAGAAACCAACTGGGGTCTGAGTTTTTGCATTCTTAGGCCCCGCCCTCCCAATATAATACCTGTAAAGATTTAGTAACACATGAAAAAATTTATTGAGTTTGCACTAATTTGGTACAGTCAACAGATGGCCATACCATTTTGGATCGTTGGTCATATACATTTAAGCGTAAACATATATCAAGACATACATGAAATACTAGCTAGCATGGGGTTAAATCTAATCGTACTAGTTGGGTTTATAATAGACTATAAAAAAAATAAAGACAAATGAATTCAAAAGAAAGAAAAGAGAGACCAGTCTATACTGGAGTATTAAAATATTTTCCTGATGCTATCCTGGAAGTAGCAAGGGTATCGTTAGCTGGGAACAAACAACATCATCCTGATCAACCATTACACTGGGATCGTACAAAGTCTAATGATGACCTAGATGCTTTATCTAGACATCTTATAGATGCTGGTAAAATAGATAATGATGGTATACGTCACTCTGCTAAAGTAGCGTGGAGGGCCTTGGCTAACTTACAGAAAGAAATAGAAAAAGCTTATATAATTAAAAATGACTTATGATATACTGGGATATATACTATATACCGTGGGATAAACTTTTATTAAAAGATCCTGCTCGTTATACTGAATGGATGATAATAATGGCAGATGATAAAGGAAGTGCTAAAGAGGCAGGAAGACAAGAAGGTATGGTAACTAAGGTAACTCATCTTAATAAAAATAGAGATACAAGATTTTAAATATGATAAGGGATAAGAAGGAGTGGGAATAATCCCATAATTTTACAGGCGTAAGATGCCTTAATATTAAATGTTTTACTCCTTTTTATTTCTTATTATATCCTTCTTTAATAATTGTATTCATAGTACCTAGTACTGTAGAATCAGGATTAGGTCTAAAACCACCTTTACCTCCACCTTCTGAATACTTTACAACAGAACCAGATTCTCTTTTTATACCTGGTTCTACATTACCTAATACTTTATTTGTTTTATTGCTCATAATTTATTTATTTCCAGAATATACCACCTACAACATCACCTGCTCCTACTGCATTAGTATTACCATTGGCAGATCCTGATGTTAAATTCATACCTATTCCTAATTTAAATGCAATACCAATTGGTAAGGATACATCTAAATAACTATCTGCTGCTACACAAAAGATTGCTGCAGGTATATCTGCATTGACTGGTGCACTAGCTTTATCAAATAATCTTACAAATACATCAGAGCTGGTATTGTTATGTAAGCTTATAGAATACACACTACCTCCCCCTTTTTTTATAAAATCTAAATTAGTTGATGCTGTTGAAATTATTTTATGAACTTCTAGTCCTCCAAATCCATATTGGTTTGGAACTGACATGCTTTTTGGATAGTCTGAGTTTAGACTAGATGATTCTGATGTGTTAAATTGTACTCCCATTTTATTTTATTTTTAATTGTTATATGCTAAATCCTATGGCTATTAGCTCTTGTCTTACAAGATTGTAGTAATATACACTACCATTAGATGGCTGATTTGATACACTACCAACATAAGTTATTCTTTTTGGTGCTGTACTTGAAAAACTTTGTAAACTTTGTGTATTTACAGTATATGCTAATGCTTCTGGGTTGTAACTAGTATTATAACCTAAAGCATTACGTCCTCCTGTTTCAGCAAAACCACCTGGACCCATTATTTCTTCCAAGTCATTGTTGGCATTAGTTAGTACCCTAAAGGCTATACCTCTATATATTGAATTGTTACCAGCTACTCCTTCTAGTGCATTAATAAATCCTCTTGTTGCGGATACATCTGCTACTAATACTGTATTTACTGAACCTCCAGGCATTCCTCTATCATTCCAAGTATCAGCACCAACTTCAGTAGGACCAGCCTTGTAAGTATTGGTTTGTGGGGGAGGTCCAGTGTTAGTGCCTGATTCATCAGCCCATGCCATTACAACAATGCTTTCTGCATCTGGAAAATATCCTGTTGAACCTATTGTTGCTACTTGGAAACCACCTTGTGCTTGGAAACCTAAATAACCAATCGGTCTTTCTTGAGGATTGTGGTACCAATATAAATGACTATCATACATATCTTGTCCATTAGTTGCTGAATTTGTATTACCACTAGCAAATGTACCACCTGTTGCATAGTAATCTTGAAGTAAGTTTCTAAAGTTATTAGAACCATTGTAGGCTGTTTCCTTTTGATCTTGAGTTAAAGTAAATGTTAGAACATCATTAGCAGTTGCAAAATGATTTGCACTTAACTCTAAGTCAAGCGTTGCATTACTAGGGGTGCCTCCACCACCTGAAACTACTGTAGTACCTGCAGTAATTCCATTACCTGAAACTTCCATACCATCTATAATACATAAAAAAGAATCATCTACTAATCCTAATGGATCATTAACTCTTCCTGCTTGATTTCCACTAGCCAGTCTTAGAGTTTTAGAACCAGTAAAACCCCCATTAGATTTACTTGTTACTACAGGTACACTACTCATTTGTGCTGTCTCTTGAATTGTGGTAATCATAGATCCTGAAGTATCACTACAGAATACAAAGTATGAATCTTTTGTTACTGTTAATCCACCAATAGTAAATGATTGTGAACCTAAATTAGGATCTGGATCTCTAACTTCCATTATAACTTCAAAGTTACCACCAGCAATTGGATAAGTTCCTGCTAAAGTTCCTGTACAGTTATTAGTTGGATCAGGAGTAAAAGTTAACCAACTAGGACTTGGTTGTCCAGAAGGTAAAGGCCATATTTGTACAGCCCCAGTACTATTTGCATTTACTGTAATTACATAAGTTAAGAGATTACATGGATGATCTGCATCAGATGTAGTCCAGGTATATGTCCAAGCATCTCCGCCTGTTAAGTTAGGATATGTGTTTGCATCTACTGGATCTTGGGAAGTCCATATTGGAGGTTCAGCTACTGGTGTAATATTTAAGACAATTGTACCTGGAGCACTATCACAGTAACCATCATTATAAGTATATGTAAATGTTGTACTTCCATTAAAGTTTGTAGTAGGTGTAAATACAAATGCACCCGTACTTGAATTAAAAACTAATGTTCCTGCTGCAGGATTAGCTAATGCACTTGCTGTATATACCCCTGTATACCCTCCATAACCATCATCTACTGCAGTAACAGTTTGAGATATAGGATTGTCTTCAAGCGCAGTATAGGTTGCATTACTAACAGTTGGACATGTGTTTAAAGAAAATAATTTACAACAAGACTCCCAGTATAACACATATTTATATGCAAAACCTCCTCCAGGGATCTCGTAGTTATGATATTTGAATTTAAGTGACTCACCATATTTAAGTGTTGATGTAGGATAACCGTTATCAAATCCTGCTGCCCAGCTTATTTTACTATTATATAGATTACCAACAGTACCCCACCCAATAGGAAATCTTAGTACATCATCTGCTAGAAATGTTCCTTGCTTTACATTTTCTGCTATAACAACTCCTGTCTGACCATCAGTTAATGTAGTCATACCTTTAATTGATCTATACGGTACTGTAGTATCATCTAGTGATATGTATGCATTTAAAAATGTCTGATTCCAATCTGCTGTAGTACTCATTGTAAGAGTATCAAATCCTACAGGAGGAACAATTGTAGCAACATTTCTAAATTTAACTTCATTAGCAGAACTCGCATCTCTTACTAATACTTCTGTAAGTGTGTCATCTTGTGTTACAGTATCTAGATATAGTTCTTTTGTTTGTTGTAGACTACCATCATTAGTAAGTTTTTGATTAGTAAAATTAGGATCAGCCACTGGATAATTTGCAGGAGGTTGAACCATACCACTTTGTATTAATAGTGAACTCTGTAAATTTAATCCATCAGGAGACCATAAAGGTACTCTTCTAAGTGTGCTAGTTCCTGTAAGACCAATACTATTTGCAAATCTAAATTTAACTTGACCTGTACTTGTATCTAGTACAAGAACCTTTTCTTGTGTAGCATCTTGAGGTACATCTAGTAATTTCATTGTACCTGTATTTATCCACTTACCAGAATTTGTAATTGTTTGAGTAGCAAAACTTGGATCTACAATTGGAAGATTATTATCTTGAACTAATAGAGAATCTATTAACGTATTAGTAGTATTAAATGCAGATAATCTGAATGGAGTTCCACTACCATTAATTCCTGGATTGGGAGCCCAGCTAGGGAAACCATTTGGTCCTCCAGATGTTAAAACATCATTATTATTACCTGTCCCAAGTGCTCCAGAAGTGAAAGATCCAACTGCTGGAACAATAGTACCAGAAGGTGGCTGAGGGTTTTTATATCCTATAATTAATTCACCAAATTGTAAATCTGGTATTGCCTGATCTCCCCATAAAACTCTTCCGTCTGATACACCTGCGTTGTTTGGATCTTCTCTTGCTATAAGTACTTGACCTATATTTGGTAATCCCGTACCACCACCTGATGAAGCAGCATCAAACACAGGACCACTTAAAATAAGTTTGTTATTAACTCTAGTACTAGTAGGTGGTGAGCTAGCACCAGTAGTAATACTTCCAAAACTAGTATTTACAAATCCATTAACTAAAAAGTTGTTGCCGTTAGTAAAAGTAAAACTATCATTTGTTTTTAATTCACCATCTTTATCTGCAAAAACCACTTGACCACGGAAATTTGGGAAAGGATTGTTTGGTTGTAACTTAGGAATAAAAACTCTATCATAAACAGTGAGTGAAGCAGGTTTAAATGATGTGCCAACATATATCATTGGATCTCCAACACCTATTTCCTGACTCATTATAGAATTCTTTATTGTATCCCAATTACATTGTCCTGATGGGACAGTATATACAGGAATTATACCAGGTTCTCCAGAATATTTTTCAGTGCTTGTAAATCTACCAAGACCCATGGGTCCTGTTTGACTACATAACCAACTACCAGCACTAATTGATAAAGCCTGACCTTGAGGAGCAAAACCTCCTGCTGAAGTTTTTGCTCTAGACAAAGCACCTTTTCTTACAAACTGAAAATAATCATCAGTTGGATTTAAAGATGTCTTAACAAAATTTCTTTTTAATAGTCCTAGTACTTCCTGTACAAATATGCTCATAATATGTGTTTTTTACAAATATATTAAATTTTATGCATATACTGTAATGTTAATATTTGGGTTAATACCACTTGGTGTACCATTAGCACATGTTTTTAATACTACAATAAAGCCTGATGTTGTTTTAGTTCTTATTTCACAATATACACAACCACCAGCATTTTCTATTTCTGGATTAGCATTAACTAAATATGTAGCATTAGATCTTGTTTGGTTAAAAGTTACTTCATATACATAACCTGTTACAGATACAGTGTTATTTCCAGAAAATAAAGATTTTCCTTGATTTTCAATTCCTCCTGTACTCATAGCAAAGTAATCAGTTGGTTGTCTATCTACTGCTACTGCAGCTCCACTTGATGCAGCAGTAAGTCTTCCTTGTTGGTCTACTGTAATAGTAGAACTAGTATACGTACCTGGAGTTACAGATGTATCAGAAATTTTAATTTCTATAGTGTCATTACCTGCTGATGTTGTTGCTACACCAGTTCCTCCAGATAAAATTAATGTATTTCCATCTGTAATTGAATTTGTAGTTCCAGTATCTCCTTTAGCACTAAATGAATACTGAGCAGTATCTGTCCACGGAACATTAACTACTAATTGTTCAGCAGCGTTAATTTGTAATCCATATGTTCTACTAGCTATAGCACTTACTGCATTTGCAGCAACTGTCTGAGTTATATCTGAACTTAATTCAGCACCACCACGTGCAGTAGCTGTCATTAAAGGTAATGCGTAATCATTCCATGGTACATTAACTACCATCTGACCTGCAGCATTTAATTGGATACCATATGTTCTAAGTGCAGTAGTACTTATTGAAGCAGAAGCAACTGTTTGAACTGTATTTGAAAACAATTCAACTCCACCAAGTACAGTTGCTGTTGCAACTGGTAAAGTGTAAGCTCCAGCATACTGGGGTATGTTAAGAACACCACTACTTAATGTAGCTGCACCTGAAGTTCCTGTCGTAGTTAAACTAACAAATGTTGGTGCTGAACCTGCTACAACACTAGTTACATGTCCTTGTGCATCTGTAACTACTGAACTTGGATAAGCAAATGTACCTGCTGTACCAAACGCATCATGATTAACTGTAATTGTGTCTGGAGCTGAAGTAACTGAAGTTAATGCAGTTCCTCCTAATACCTTAACGGCATTTCCACTTGCAACAGTTTGTGCAAGTCCTGAATCTCCTTGTATAGTAAAGCCTTCATAGTAACCAGGCATAGTATTAATTGCAACCTTATAAACATTAGTATCAGTTAGATCACTAAATGCTATAAAGTCTTCTGGTGCTGCTACTACTGTAGATCTTAAGTTAATATAGTTATCAGCACCTAAATAATCCAAGTTAAAAGTAATTCCGGATGCTGTATTTAGTGTTGTTATACCTAGTCCTCCTGCAAAATCTACTATGTTACCACTATTTATAGTAACATTTGATCCTGCATCTGCTTGAGTTACCCAAGTATAACCACCTGCAGGACCATTTGCTGCTGCTGTTAGTCTACCTTGTGCGTCAACTGTTATATTAGCATTTGTATATGAACCAGCTGTTACTGCTGTGTTATCTAAATCAAGTGTAAGCTTTCTTGTACCTGCTAAAGTTGATGTTAAACCAACGCCTCCTAAAACTTCTAATATTTCACCATTAGCTACTGTTTGATTTGCTCCTACATCAGAACCAACAGTCCATGATGTCATTCCAGCACCACCACTGCTTGCTGTAGTTATTCTTCCATATGTATCAACAGTTACATTTGCATTTGTATAAGATCCTGCTACTACACCACTTGCTGTGCTGTTTATATTAATTGTATCTCCTCCTGAGTTTACAGTAGTTAGAGTACCTGTAGTATTTCTAAATTTAATTACTTCATCCTTTAAAACCTCTATATTAGTACCTGTTACTGAATCTGCAAGCCATCTATAGTTAGTTGGAAAACTTGATAGTAATGATTTTTTAATAGTGCTGTCTGTTGCATCACTAAACCAAAAGAAATCATCTGGATCTGGTGCAGCTGTGTTTGCAAATAATATTGCATTAGTTGCACTAGCATATGTTATATTTACTGTAGGCGTTAGCGTTGCTGTTCCTGTTACAGTTATCCCATTTCCACCTGATACTGAAGTCACTGTACCACCAGATGCATAATTAGGAATATTTAATACTCCTGAATTTAATGTTGCAGCTCCTGATGTTCCAGTAGTTGTTAAACTTGTGAAAGGAATTGTTAACGTAGCTAAATTACCTTGACCTGTTATATATTGAGCTGCGCTTCCTGCCCATGTAAATCCTAAAGCTGGTGCAGTTGTAGGGTTTGCAACAGTTACATCAAAAGCATCTCCTGCAATTGTTGCACTTACTGTAGTTACACTACCAGATCCTGCCGGTATTGCCCATGTATTATCTCCTCTAAGGAATGTAGTATTACCTGGAGTTCCTGTTGCTGATAAATCTCCTGTAATTGTACCTGCAGCTGTTATTGTTCCACCAGTTACATTTACAAATGTTCCATTAGATGTTGCTACAGAAGTTACTGTACCTGCAGGAATAGCCGGAAAAGTAACTAAGTCTCCCTCTCCATTTATATATTGAGAAGCTGTACCTGCCATTGTAAAAGATACATTTCCTGCAGTTGTTACAGCAGATCCGTCAATAAATGCATTACCATCAGTTTGTAAACCAACAGAAGTTACTGTCCCAGTTCCTACTGTAGGAAAGGTTACTAAATCACCTGCACCATTCACATATTGAGATGATGAACCTGCCCAAGTAAAAGCTAATGTACCAGAAGAAGTAATAGGAGTTCCTGCCACATCTAATGCATTACCAGCTGTTGATGCTGCAACACTTGTAACTGTTCCAGTTCCACCAGAAGCAGTAATTGTAACTTGGTTTGATCCGTTATCTGATAGTGTTATATTATTACCAGCTACTAATTTTACTGTATCTACACTTGCATCTGACCCTGTAAGTTTTAAATCTACACTCCCTCCAGGTGCTTGTATACTACTATAATCATAAGTAGTATTTGCAGCTACTACAATAGCATCTGCAAATTGTTTAGCTGAAATTAAATTTTGATCTACTTTAGGTAAGTAAGCCATTACATTTAATGAACTATCTCCTTTATTAGATAGTACAAAATAATCATCCTCGCTTGGTACATAAGGTAGAGGTTTTACAAATTTTTTCTTTGAAAATAGTGTTAAAACATCTTGAAGTAGTGAGCCCATTGTTTATTGTTTATAAGTACAGAGCAGATAGCTTTACGCTTGTCTGTGCTGAACATGTTATTGTTATATTACCAGTAGCATCATTAAAAGCATCAACTTCAAAAGGTCCTAAAAATCCTTCCTCACCAGCCGCTAAGCTAAGTACTGCATTTTCTTTTTTAAGTGTACCCAATAAAGGATCCACTACTGTTGTAACAACTGGAACTACTGTAGCTGTCATAGTTACACCTCCACCATTTTCAACATGAAAAAATTGTATTGCTGTATTTGCAAGTGTATCACCACTTACACCTGGAGTAACCGTTACAGGTTTTAATCCAGCTTGAGTTATTTGTTGTGCTGTTAATACTGCCATAATATTTTATTTATTTACCGTTTACATATCCACTTCTAAAAGCAGCTGACTGAACTGGTTCTGCAGCTCTAGTAGACTTTTGTGGTGGATTTAAATTTGTTTTCTTTGCTAGCTTAATTCTAGCTGCAACTTTTTTCTTATTCTCAGCATTCTGTAATGATTGTTGAATAGATGTAGGATTATAATATCCATTAGTTGTTTCTCTGTTATACACCTCTCCTTGCATAGGAAAGGATGCTTTATTTGCTTTACCCATTTTTTTTATTTTTTAAGTAAGTGTGATCCATCACAAATTCCTTCAGAATTCTGCGTGCCACCACATGTACATTGATTTCTATTATTCATTTTATTTTTTCATTTTACCTAATGTTAAAGCAAGCCTAGCACGCTGTGCAGTCTTACCACTTCCTTTTGCTTTCTCTCTCAACCAGCTTTTTTTAATTGTACCATCTGCCTTCATGGCTCCTGCTCTTTTTGCAGTTGCTTTTAAAGCACCAGGCTTTTTAATTGCCCCTTTGATCCAATTTTTTTTCTTAGCTGCCATCCTTATTATTTTTTACGTCCACTTGATCTGTTACCAGAATAAGCTCTTTTACCTGCAGCTTTTTTAGCTCCTTTACTTTCATCTCTTCTAGACTTCATAGATTGTTTCTTCTTTCCGTTTCTCATTCCTAAAGACTCATTTAATCTAGAATTGTAACCCTGCTTTTTCTTTTTCTTTTTAACAGCTCCACCTTTTTTCATCATTCCTTGTACAGGATCTAATACTGAACCACCATTATCTTTAAACATTTCTAAACCACCAGCTGCAGCCATTGTATCCATAGCCATAGCTTGTGGAGTAAGATCTCTCATTCCATCAATTGATGATGTAAAGCCTCCCATTCCGGTTCCTCCCATATCATATCTTTTCATGTTATTTACTTTTTTCTTTTTTTTCTTTGCTGAAGAGCTTCCACCTATTTTGTAAGCATTTCTCATATTGTTTGGCATAATTTCTAAATTTTATTTGTTATTGTTTTTTACTTTTTCTAATGAACGTCCTCCAAAGTATGCACCTATTACTGTAATTAAAACTAATTGTAATAAATCCACCCAAGAAGCTTTGACATCAAATGAAATAAAACCTGCATCAACAAATACTAATAGTACTGTTGATACAACTAAAAATATTAATGTCATTGGTCTTACGTTCTTACTTAACCAACTATCTGAATTCATATCTGAACTCCATCTTGTTGAAATTTCTTTCTCCATATCTACTTCATGCTTGGAGATTAACTCTTTTATCTTTAACTCAGCAGCAAGCTTTTCATCAGCTGAAGTATGTAGCTCGTCTATAACTCCACCAATACCTTTAACTAATTCTTTAGCTCCTCCTGAAAATATTTTACTTAGTATACTCATAATTTTATGGATAAATTATAATTTCTATTCCTGTTCTTTCTAATACACTATCAGCTTGAGTTAAAGATGAAGTCTCATAGGTAAATATATTAAAGCTATTAGTAGTTGCTGATGTTATATTTGTTAATGAAGGTCCGTTCTTATAATTTCCTGTTGCAGCTGTCATATATACTTTATTTACATCAGCTAATGCAGATGACCATGTAGCTCTATAATTTCCTACTCCTACACGTACATAAGTTAATGTTTTACCTGTTGTGTTTTCTAAAACTGTTTCTACTGGATTTCCATTTGTTGTCTGAGTTAACAGAGCTCTATAAACTGTAGAACCAACAGAACCTGCTGTTATAGAAGTAACATGTCCTTGTGCATTTGTTGTAATTGATGAAGGAGATGCATATGTTCCCGCTGTACCATAATCATTATGATTTATAGTTACTCTTTTCTGTTGAGCTTGACCAGTTGGTGTGAGCTCAGCACCAACAGTACCTAAGGCTGTACCTCCTACAATATTTAAATCTTCTTCATTTGTTACAGCACTGCTTCCTACAAGTATATTATTAGCTCTAACTAAAAAACCATTATAAAAACCAGGCATAAGATAAATCTGTTGCTTTATAAGTTGATCACCTGCACTACTATCACTATACATTATATAGTCTACAGTTGCTGGAGTAACTGTAGGTCTTGACATTATTAAGTTATCTGTACCTAAAGCATTCACACCTATTGTTACTGTGTCAGCTGCACTTACTCCTATTTTAAGACCACCTTCTGTTGATGATAAATTTGATTGTGTAAAAGTTACTGTATCATTATTAGCTATAGCCTGTGTTGTAGATCCATCTGTTATATTAAATGTATAACTACCTCCTCCACCTGATCCATTACTTGCTGCAGTCAATCTACCCTGTTGATCTACAGTAATGTTTGCATTGGTGTAAGATCCCGGTGTAACAGCGGTGTCATCTAAGTCAATTTCTAATGTACCATTTAGACCTGATGCAGCCATACTAGTTGTAATTCCTGTATCTCCACTAATCAATAAACTAAATCCTGACCCTACACTTATGCTAGGGTTTAAACCACCATCTGATCTTACTACCCAATTATATGTATTAGTAATTGTTAGCTCATCAGCAGTTTGTCCAATAGTAATATTAGTTCCCTCAACTAATGTTCTAAAGTTAAGTGTCTCACCAACTTTATTTTTCCATACTTCTTTACCAGTTCCTACATTAGCTGCAAGATTAGGTTCACCTGTTGTTGTAATTTCTATATAATCATCATCTGCAGAAGTAGCAAGAGTAAGGTTGCTGCTCATTGATTTAAGGGATCTATAAAATACAGTACACTTTTGTGTAGTTGGATCAACTACAGTTTTTTGATATACTTGCCCTGTACCAGCAGCTGGTATAGCTGGAGAATTTGCATGGTCACAATGTTCAGCAGCAACCTTAAAATCTCTTACCTTTATTACTTTTATGCTTTTATAAGGAATAGGAGAGGCAACACCAGTCATATCTGGTTCTTCATTCACACCTAAAACTAATACATCATCAAGACCTGCTGTCTTTGCATATACAGATCTTTTTATTAAACTTAATACATCAGTTAAAATGTTCATTGTTTTATTTTTTACTATCTTTGGTTTTACATAAGTGCTTTCTACAATAACCCATACAGATTTTTCCTCTTGAAAGCCATTGTATTAATAAACATAAGTTTCTCATCTTCCTTGACCTCTATATTTTTTTTTATAATTCTTACTACTTACTAAATTTGAGTTTTTAGACTTAGAGTGTACTCCTGGTCTTTTAGCTCTACTAGGTTTAGCATATGTATTGTGTAATATCCTAGACATTACTTTATTTCTTTTTTCTTTCTGCCTTTTCTAGCATTACCTTTTACTGCACCTGCAATATCACCCATTTGATTTCCTACTTCTTTAAGTGCTTTAGCAACATCTTGAATTTCAGATGCTGTCAAACCATATCTGTACTGTAAGTCAGAAGCTAACGCTCTTACTTTTTCATCTAAAGATGTTTTAGACCAAAGTTTTATCCAATAGTCTTGTGGGCTATATGTCCATAATATACTTACAAATTTTTTAAACATAATAATTAATTTTAAACACTATATTAATAATATACAAAATTTGAAGCACTCAGTCAAATAATATATTATATTTGTTCTATAAGTGTAATTAGTGTATAATAATAATATACAAAATATATTACAATTATAAAATCATTAAGTAAGTAAATGCAAAATATGAAAATATCATCTGTAAGGTTTTTTTGTCTTACCAATTTTTCTTAAATTATAATTACTCAATGGCTACATTTCTTACTCAGGAGGTGTGGCTTTTGTGTCCTTAACAATTAAATACATATAAAATATGAAAGACATCTTTAAACCCAGACTAAATATACTACCCTATCAATATCCACAATTATTAGAATACAAAGATGCAATAAGACATTCATATTGGATAGATACAGAATTTAATTTCACAGAAGACATACAAGACTTTAAAATCACTATAACACCTAAAGAAAAAGATGTTATTAAAAAAACAATGTTGGCCATTGCTCAGATAGAAGTTAATGTAAAAACTTTTTGGGGAGACTTATATAAGCGTATGCCTATTACAGAAATAGGAGATGTAGGTTTTACTTTTGCAGAATCTGAAGTAAGACATAAAGATGCCTATGCTAGACTGTTGAGGATCTTAGGTTTAGAAAAAGAATTTGAAACTGTTGTTGAGGTACCAGCTATTAAAGGTAGAATTAAATACTTAAAAAAATATTTAGATGGTACAAGAAGTAGTGATGATAAAATGTATACTAAGTCTGTCCTTCTATTCTCTTTGTTTATAGAGCATGTTAGTTTGTTTAGTCAGTTCTTAATCATGATGTCTTTTAACAAAGAGAAAAACCTTTTTAAAGGAATCTCTAACGTTGTTGAAGCCACCAGTAAAGAAGAAGAAATACATGGAAACTTTGGTGCAGAATTAATAAACATAATAAAAAAAGAAAACCCACATTGGTTTAACTCACAGTTCAGGCAGTTAATTTATTCTGCTTGTCACAAGGCTTATGAAGCAGAATGTAAAATATTAGACTGGATATTTGAAAAAGGTGAACTATCTTTTCTTCCAAAAGAAACAATTGAAAACTTTATAAAGAATAGATTCAACAACTCACTACAAAAAATAGGAATGAAAACTATATTTGAAGTAGATGAAAACAAATTAAAACAAGTAGAATGGTTTGATATAGAGATAACAGCTACTAAAGAAGGAGATTTCTTCTATAAAAAAAGTGTAGACTACAATAAAAAAAGTAAAAGCATAACTGAAGATGATCTCTTCTAAAAAAGCAAACATGGAATACAAAAAATATTACTGGCTTAATCAAGATAGCAGAACGTTTCTGTCTAGAGGTTATATAACTGAAACACCAGAACAAAGAATAAAAGACATTGCTATTAAGGCAGAAAAATATTTAAACATCAAAGGCTTTGCTGAAAAGTTTGAAGACTATATGGCACGTGGTTTTTACTCTTTATCTACTCCTGTATGGATTAACTTTGGTAAACAAAAAGGTTTGCCTATTAGTTGTTATGGTTCTAATATAGATGATAACTTAGATAGTATACTAAACGCAGGCCGTGAAATAGGTATGATGTCTAAGTATGGCGGAGGGACAAGTGCTTTCTTAGGAAACATTAGACCAAGAGGTAGTGAGATATCTACAGGCGGTCATGCTGATGGTCCTATTCACTATGCTAGGATGTATGATACAGTAGTTGATGTATGTAAACAATCAGAAGCTAGACGTGGTGCATGTGCAGTATATTTACCTGTAGAGCATCCAGATATTGCTGAGTTCCTAGACATAGGTACTGAAGGTAACCCTATACAAAACTTACAGTATGGTATTACTGTTACTGATGAATGGATGAAAGAAATGAAAGAAGGAGACAGAAAAAAACGTAAAGTTTGGGCTAAGATTATACAGCGTAGATCTGAGTTTGGATATCCTTATATAATGTTTAAAGATAATAGTAATAATAATTCTCCATATAAAGAAATAGGACTTGAAATTACAGCATCAAATCTATGTTCAGAGATACAGCTGCCAACAGATAGTTATAATTCTTTTGTGTGTTGTTTAGGATCTATAAATCTATTACACTGGGATGAGATCAAAGAGACTGATGCAGTACAAACTTATGTATACTTTTTAAATGCTGTTATGGATGAGTTCATTATCAAGTCAGAAACAATGCCCGGAATGAAAAGAGCATATAACTTTGCAGAAAAACACAGAGCAATTGGCTTAGGTGTATTAGGATACCATTCTTTATTTCAATCAAAGCTTATAGAGTTTGAATCACTAGAAGCTAAACAACTTAACTCAGAGATATTTAGAACAATAAAAGATAGAAGTGAAATAGCCTCAAGAAAACTAAACTCTGAATATGGATATAGGTGTTTAAGAGAAGGTTATGCTAACACTACACTTATGGCTATTGCTCCTACTAAATCTAGCTCCTTTATACATGGTGCAGTCTCTATGGGTATAGAACCTATTAAGTCTAACTACTTTATTAAGGATCTTGCTAAGTCTAAAACAGTTTATAAAAATCCTTTTTTAGAGTGTGAGTTAGAAAAACATGGTATTAATAATGATAAGACATGGAAATCTATACTTAAAAAAGACGGAAGTGTACAACACTTAGACTTTCCTACTAAGGCTGTGTTTAAATCATTTGTAGAGATAACACCAAAGGAACTTGTACTACAAGCAGCACAAAGACAAAAGTATATTGATCAATCACAATCACTTAACTTAATGATAGACCCTTCTGTATCAGCTAAACAAATTAATCAGTTGTATTTGTATGCACATGAGGAAGGAGTAAAAACCTTATACTATCAGTTTAGTAAGAGTTCTGCACAGGACTTTGCAAGAAACATTTTAGAGTGTGGTAGCTGTGAGGGTTAGTCTTTAATAAAAACTACAATATCACAACCATGACAAAAGTAATATTTGTCATCACCTGCACCAGAATAATAAGTCATTGCTGAATTGCATTTTTTACATCTCATGTTTATTTTTGTTTTAAGTCATCTATTAATAGTTGACAAACTGTAAAAATAATAAATATATAAAATACTAAAAGTGTATACTTTTCCACTTAGTAACTTGCTTCACGCCTAACTACTTCTATAGCTCTGACCATTTTGTTATAGTCTACAGGGCATAATAGATCAAGCTTAGCTCTTGCTGTAAATTTAATGTATGCATCACCCTTTAAATATAATAGTAGGGTTGGTGCCATTCTAATTCTAAGTTCTTTTTTTAATTTTGGTGATGTTGCAATATCACATCTATAATATGTGACTCCTTCAAGTTTGTTAATTTTTTCCCAGTCTTGAAACGCATTATCTTTATTAAACTCTGCCCAGAATTCTACTACAATTACATCATCTTCTTCATTTTCATCAAAAGCTGATCCTGCTGTAACTTTTTCTTCAAAGTTTTTATCTGTTATCCATTCCTGAGACAGTACAGTTGTTGTTGTTAAAAGCAATAATACTGTAAGGAGATACTTCATTTTAATTCTTTTTAGTTAACTCGTAGATTCTCTCTTCCATTTTGTCAAACTTTTCTAATAAAGCTTCTACATCTTCTTGAGTATCCATAATGGTTTGTCTAATAAGCTCATCTTTTAAATCATACTCTACTCTTTCTATTGGAGGTTTTGGATTCTCCATTGCCGTAGCTATGTCTGCTTTTAATGTAAACCACATTGTAGAAAGTGAGATTGTAAAGCCCACAACCATACCAATTGTTTTTAAATCTAAAGTTATTTTTGTTTTTTCTCCTATTTCTGGTACTCCTGCCATTGTTTTATTTTTTTACTTGAATGTATAATTTAATCCTAATGTTGTTTGAAACAGCTCACTGTCCCACATCTTAGAGTATTCTCCTTCCATAAATAACCCTATATTTTTATTTATCTTCCAGCCTAAGTTAGCACCAAAAGAATAGTCTGCCCATTGTTCTGGGTCATTATCCTCTATCAATCCTCCCTTACCCCAATTATTTCTGTTTAAATAAGAAACAACCTCATCACCTTTTAAGTAGTTATGGTAAGGTAATATATAGTTAGCATATGCATGCAACCAAAAGTTTCTTTTATAATGATAAAAGTCCATCCCTACTATTGGTGCTATCTCACCAAATGCAGGCACCTCTTCTAACATTTCTCTATTATAACGGTTCATTAAATCTGTAAATACAGTTTCTCTAAAATCAATATCAGAATAAGCTACAATAGTTCCATCTTGATCTCTCCATATCCAGTCTTGCATTTGTTGACCTGTTTCAGCATCTGTGTATGTAGTAAGATGATCAGTATAACCATATTCAAACCCTAATGTATACCAATAGTTAACTGGATATTCTTGACCGTTAATTATTTGTGTTTCATTTAACCAGATTTCAATAGGGTTATAACCATATGCACGGCTATGAGTTCTATAAATTGCACCTGCAGAGATACTAAACTTTTCTCCTAAAGGCAACCTTAATCTTGCTTCTGCTGATTCATAGGCTAGATTTATCTTTCCTACCTCTCTTGACTCAACTTTAAAGATGTGATGGTCTCCTGTATGCTTTATGAAGAATCTGTGATTTCTAAACATCTCACCTCTCCAACGTTCTTTCTCCCAATGTAATTGATATTCTAAGCCTTTTAATGCAGAACTTGGAGCACTAAACGCTAACTGTTCTTCTGTACCATCATAAAAGTTTCTTGGTTTTCTCTCGTAACTAAACCTTGCTAGCTTTCTAATACCAAAACCAATTCTATAATCATATGGATAGTCAGGTGTATTGTCTACTACAACAGGTATATCATACAGACCATTGCCATCTCCTGTTCTTACAAAATAGGTTGACACATCTTCTTCTATAGAGTTGTTTATATCAACAGCTCCGTATACAGTACCATATTTAATAAAATCTTTATATAGGGATTTAAAAAATGGTGAACCATCTTGAGCAGAAGCACCATTCATAACCAATATACACACTAATAAACTTACATATCTTTTCATATTGTAGTTTTGTTATGTTAATACTATTGGTTTATATAATAATATAAGAACTTTTTATGAATCTAAGAAGAACTTAACCTGAAAATTTGGCATTTAATTACCAATATACCAACTGTCAAGTTTCTCAAAAGATTCCCACTTTTGTATGCTTGATAGAATTGGTGCTGCGTCAGCCAAGTTTTTCCAGAACTTTAAGTCTCCTTTTCTTGGTTTATTTTGATACACAAGATCACTATCCTCTCTAAACTCTGGGCTATCAAAACCATAATATGATCCATATGCTAAAGTACCTAGACCTACAGAAAAGGCTTCTGCTAACTCACCAAGAGTTCTTGTAGAAGCAATTGGACTACCAATCATAGCAAAGAGTTCTTGTACACCATCAGGTGATATTGGAACAAACATTACCATTTCTTTATATGTTCTTTGTGTTTGATATTTTGCAAAGTTCTTTATTTTCTTAACCCATAGCGGCTCATCACCTTCATCATCATCCCATGCATTTTCTAATAGTGACATCATCATCATGCTTAATATAATCATAGATGCTTCACCAACAGTTCTATTTATATTACCAACTTTGTTTTGTACTAAAGCTTCCATATCTGAAGCACTTATTTCCCCACCACTATCTGTTTGATTGTTTTCTCTGACAGAGTTTTTATATTCTGATACTACCTCACTCATTTTTACTTTTCCTGTTGCCACTTGTTTAAGTGAATATCTAAGAAACTGTAAAGATGATCTATATCTTCCTTCCATCCAACCTAAATTCTGATCATAGTACTGTTGTTGAAATCTAGCTCTCATTGCTGGTGGAAACCACTTATGAAACTGAAATAGTACTACACCCAACCAATGATTCTGTGCAACCGTTCTATCTATTCTAGCATAGTTACCATGTGTCTGTTTGTTTACTTCTCTTATTTCATTTCTTATATCAGCAAAGGCTTTAGTAGATTGAGTCAGAGGCCCTCCTATTTCAACTTCTATTCCTGTTACTTTATTAGGAACATACTTAATCCACTTTTTATCATATGTAATCTCTTTCTTAACAGGATCCCATTGTGCAGCATCATACATACTAGCACTTGTGCCATCCTTTGCTATAAGCTGAGTATCAAATAATACAGCAGATCCAATTTTAGTTTGTACAGCATATTCAAATCCATCCTGTAATGTATAACCTATAGCTTTAAATCTTTCCCAAATAGTTTTTTGTCCAGATGATTCTCTACCAGATTCTCTTATATCTTGACTGTCATCCATCATTCTCCAGAACTCATTTACACCTTCATATTTATTTGTAGGTTTATTTGGATCATATGAACGTCCTGCAAAGTTTGTTGCACCTATAGTAGATACATCCACAACCTCTGGAATACCATACATTGCTGTTCTTTTAATAATTCCAGCCATTCCTTCTGTATTAAACTCTTTTTCTGCCCGCAAGTATGCTTTTCTTGAAAAGAATCTACCACCTATACCTTCTATTGTATTATTGACTTGACCTAATACAAAGTTATTTATGTTACCAAAAGGGTTAAAGGCTACATAAGCTAAGGATGAAACTGAAACTAACACCTCAACAAATCTGTCAACAAAACCTTTACTATCTTTAGCATTATTATATAATACCATCTTTTGCCACATTCGTGCTCTACGTACTACATTCTTTTGAAGTCCTTCATTACCAGCTTCACCTTTAATATTCCATTTTTCTGGTGTAACTTTATCTAACATTCCTGTAACTAAATTTCCTCCTGATTCAATGTATGATCTTTTTTCTAATACTTTTATTAATGCATTAATTGTATCTTCTACAGCACCCATAGTCTCAAAATGTTCAGCCATTCTATTAAACTGTAATAAACTATCTGTTAAATCAGTGCTTACCTCACCTATAGTAGGCTGGCTTCTTTGTTTTTGTACTAAGCCTTCTAATATATTTCTTTGTTTATTATATTCTTTTAGTTTTATCTTTTTGTTTTTATAATCCTCTTTGAGCTGTGTAATTTTATTTTCTAACTGAGTAAGTCTTTCTTCTACTCTAGGGTTACCAGTAAAAAATATAGGCATGCTATCCACTCTTTCTCCTAATTCATTAACAACAACAGTTTTCTGTTCTGTAGTAGATGTAAATAAATTTTTCATACTTCTACTTGACTTAGCCCACATTCTGGTAAAGAATCCTCCATAAGCGTTTTTCTTTAAGTCATCTGCAATATTACTTTTTACCAACGGTATACTACCTAACATCTTTTGTCTTGTCTGTGGGGGTAATTTACTAAGCATCTCTCCTTCATACAACTCTATAAACATATCATAGTATTCTCTACGTGCTACAGCTAATGCATCATTAACCTTAGGATCCATTATATCTATGTACTTTTGACTTCGCATATCTTCTGGCTTACCTGTTTTTGGATCTATAGGTCTAGCTATTAGTCTAGGTTCAATGTAATCTTGCTTTACAGATGGATAAGTTTCATCACGTTTAATTTGACCTGTAGGCTCACCTGCCTTTTTAAAAGCTTTTACATAATCTGTAGTTCTATAATACTTAGCTCTATATTTAGTGTAGTCATTTTTTGATACACCACTACGCTTTTCCCAACTAAAAGACCTAGAGTTCCACTCTTCATAAACATTACGCACATCTTTAAACTCTTGTGTATATCTATGATAGTCACCATCTATTGGTTGTTTCTGATCATTGATTATTTCAGCTCTCATAAACTGATTCACATTAGTCTTTAATCTAGATAGTTTTTTATTCCATTCTATATCTTTTCTACCTTGAGCTGTCTTTTTTGCTTCTTCAAGATTTGTAACATCTGCATATTGAAAAGGTACACCCGCTTCATCTTGTGTTGCAGCAAACAAATCTCTACGTCTTTCACGGAATTTTAAACTTAATGGTTGTACATATGCATCAGGTTTTAGCTGACCGTTCTCATCAAAATTTAACATGAAATCATAGAGCCTATTTTTAGATACACCAGGTTGAAGTAATCTAAGCTTTTCAGCTGCAGCTATAACTTTGCTATCACGCATAGAAATATTAGTTAATAACTTTTGCATTTGAGCTTTATAGATTTTATCCATTGTTGCTAATATAGCATCTTTACTTGTTGATAAATCTTTTGAATATAAGGCTGAATTAGATATATCAGGAACTGTTGTTAAAAGGGCTTGAAAGTCTGCCAAAGTAAATGTCATACCTGAATGATCTTGAATAATAACTTTATCAGTTGGATCAAAACCATCTCTCATGTTTACTCTAACAACTTCTTCAGCAAAATCAAACAGTGCTCTATTTACTAATCCTTGTCTATCAATCTTTCTATTAACTACTGAGGCAGGACCATTTAGTTCAATTAATACTGCATTAATATTATTTATTAAATATCTTTGTGTAGCATTTAATTGTTCTATTAAACCTTTGTTTTGTTTAAAGCTATACAAACCCTCAAAGGTTGTCATAAATCTATTAAAACCTAATACTTTATTAATAAAACCATCTTCTTTGACATTATCTGGATTACTAATATAATCTTTGTATTCTTTCATTTGTCTTAATGAATCCTGCAACAATGTTGTATATGTAGTAGATATATCTTTATTATTTTCTGGATCAATCAATGCTAGATCTATAATAGCTAAAGTATTATCTATTTGTTCTTTAGCTTCTGCACTACTTCTTTCCATGTAGATATTACTTTTTACTTTGTCTAACATTTCTTGTTTAGTAACAATAGCTAATCTATAATCTTTGATTGCACCAAATACAGAACTTAAAGCTACATTTTCATATGGATCTACAACTTCTATGTCTTCCATTAATGCATCTTCTATTTCTTCTTTTCTTGAATCATATGCAATTCCATCAGTACCACCTTCGTCTAATTTTTGATCTAGCATTTCTCCTTCAACATTATAAACTGTCTCAGGAATTAAATAGTCTACATTAATACCATTATCCATTTCATTATGCGGAACTGTACTTGTATATTCTAGTTTAGGGAGTGTAGATATATCATCATTTATTTGAATATTTATAGTTGATCTAGCAAATTTATCCATATCCACCTTATATCCCATGTTGGTAGCCATTCTAGCTATAAGATTTATCTGAATAGCATCTTGTACTCTAAGAGGTAGCTCAGAAACATTATTATTTTTTAATCTGTTACCAGATGCTAATGGAACTAAGACATCTTCATATCCAGATGCTTGATCAGAATTAATTATATTAATTTTTATAATTTTTAAATTACCAAACTTATCAACTAATACTATATCTGCTTTTGCAGCAACATTAGTTTTAGGGTCAGAAAAAATAACATTAGTTAATATAACATCACTATCATTTTTGATTGTTACAATATCAGCTTTAATGTTTTCAAATGCTGCTTGTGCTAATTCTTTGTCCAATGATAAACCTTCAGATATTTCTTCAAAAGTTTTATATGATGCCACTGCATCAACTATAGTACTAATATCATTTTTAATTGCTGTAGAAAACTTATCAGTTTTACCTATAACCTCACCAGCTGATTGATATGCTTCTCTTGTATTTATATCATAAAAAGTATTATTGTCTTTGTTAAGAACCACTAGGTTGTTAATAAAGTTATTAGGTGTGTTAGCAGATAATGAATCTGATAAAGCAGCTGTTTCTTTTATATTATGAAACATTTCATTAATAACTGTTTTTTGTTGGTCTGTCCTAGAAGACTTCAAAGCTTGATTTACTAAACTTTGTTTTTCTGGTGTAAGATTATATCTTACTCTACCATTGATAGATTGACCTGTTTCAAAAGATATACCTGAAGTATTTAATAACTTAGCTACGTCAGACAAAGTTAGATCAGATCTTATTGCTTGTACTGGTAATTTTCTACCAGTTATATATTGATTAAGGTTTTCAATTATATTTTTAAACCACTTAAGCAATTCTTCTATACTATTTAAAAAAGACTGTGTAGGACTTTCTTCATACTCTTTATTAAAATGTCTTGACAAAGCTTGAGTAACTACTTCCATTTCCCTTTCCTCTGCAGTTATATTTCTTTTCTTATTATATGCATCTTCTATTTGTTGAGTCATCTCAGGAAACATACGTCTAGATTCATCTAATAAAGTTTCATACAATGGAATGTTATCTACCTTTACTGCCTCTATAAAAGGATGTAGCATTTCTTCAATTAGTATTTCATCAGTGACTCTACCTTTAATTAAAATAGCATTATTAGCAACATAAAAAGAATTAACCTGTGAAAAAGGTACTTTAGCTTTTCTCCACTGTGGTAATAAATCATACTTCTTTTTTGCTTCTGTAGGTGTAAGTAATTGTACACTTACATCAGGAAACATCCTCATTAAATGTTTTACTACTTGCCTTGCTCTAGGGGTGTCCCAAGATCTTGATTGAGGAAGCATGTCTTTTGCTGTAAATAAATTACTATTAACTGACACTGCATATGTTTTAGGAGTCTTATCTATATTTAATGAGTCTGCTGGTAAATTATTAGCCTCTAAATATCTTTTTGCTCTTCTAACATTTGAATCTATTAATGAATCACTTATCTGTAATGTATCTTGATCAGTATTATTTATATAGTAAGAACCTTGATGACTATGAATAATCTTTTCTCTACTTAGATTATTTAATAAGGCTTGTCCAAATTCTTTTTGCTTTAAATTGTTTAAAGCTCTTTTATCTTTAACATATGAAGCAGCCTCTACTACAGTAGGAATTGCATCACTATCAGTTGATTCTTGCCAACTATTAATAACATTAGTAGTTATAAGATCTGTTTTATAAACTTCTAATAATGCTATATACTCTGCCGTGTTTTTATTTGGACATTTTGCCATAACTATAAATTACATTTTTTAATTTGATCAATTAATTCTTGTGGGCTACCCCACATAGAGTTAGGATTCCTATCATACAAATCTAATAAATCTTCTAAACTATTAATATTATTTTCTCTTTTAAAGTTTTTAACCTCTGTACTAAATGAACCATCTTCTATATTGCTATCCCAAAACTCTGTTATTTCAGGATGACTAATAAAAGGATCAAACATATCTAACTGACCTATCAACTCCTGTCTATTCTCACTAATAGGAAGCTCTTCTACTTCTAATATACCTAGTTCTTCAGAAGTAATATTGTCTGTTGCCTCTGCAATTGATGCCGCAATAGCATCTAATTCTGCAGTGTCTACTATATTTACACTATCTATAATTACTGATTCGTCTGTTACATCCAGATTAATAGATTGATTACGGAATATTTGTGGTACAGTTTTACTTGTATCTTCTGTTTCTTTAACAACCTCTGGTGTGCTTTTTGATACTTCAGGTTTCTCCATCATTTGTTTTAGAGTAGGTCTATTACCAAACATAAATCCTGCACCAAACTGTAAAGGAGAACCTATCAAATCAACTGATGTTTTTTCTTGATCATTTCTTTGATATATAGTTGATTCTATACCGGTCTGACGGTCTATAGTATCCATCCTTTTTATTGCAATTGAATCAGTTTCAGAATTAAACTTTCTTGGTAATAACTTAGCATTAGATGCAGATAGCAAATAGTTTTCTACAAAAGATGTCGTACCTCCAGCATCTGTAAATTCTTTAGATCTTAAATATTTTTCTGTAGAATTAATTTCAGATAAATAGTCTTCTAGAACATACGGGCTAATTGATTCTAATAAACCACCCGGTGCTAATTGTAAACCATCTTTAACCATAATATAATTTATAACAGTTTTTGCAAATTGTCTTGTATCAGGGTTATTGTATAATTTATTAAATGAGGTTTGTAGATCATATTTTTGTAATCTATTTAGCTTTCTCCATGTGTTTGCTTGAGCTAGATACAAACCTGATCTATTACCCTTATCAGTTGGTTTGTATGTTGTAACAAAATCAAATAAAAAGAAATTGCCAGGATCACTTATTCTAAGTTGTTCTACTGCATGCCATACATTACCTTGTTCATTATCTTGTCCTGGATATAGTATACCGTTACTTAAAGGATTATTTTTATCTATATTTTGATATGCACTTAATGTGACAAATGCTAATACATCTTTTTTAACTTTTGTTCTAACGGCCTCACTATTCTTATATAAGTTTGTATCTAATCTTCCAACTAATTCTGATGTAATTCTTTTTACACCTGGTGTCTGTGATAAAAACATCTTTGGTAAAATATTTACATTTATGTCTGATAGTTGTTCAGATAATCCAGATAGATATGAACTACTCAACATATTTCTTACCTTTATAAAATAAGGATTTTTTATAAAATCATTTATGCTTTCTACCCTTTGAGAAATACTATCAATGTTTTTTCCTAATCCATTGTTAAGACTTACTAGACTATTTAATTTAACCGTAAAATTAGATATAGTAATTACTTTTGCAAAAACCTGTAAGGCCCCTTGTAATTCAAGTACTTCTAAATTATCAGCTACTCCTCTTTCTAAAGCATCTTTATCAGGAACTATACCCTTTACTATTTTTCCTTTATCATCTCTTTCTATTAGATCATTTATTCTATCTCCAATAGAAGGAGATATACCATCACTATTATCAATTTGTCTATATATATCTTGTATAATTTTTTGATTTAAAAGTAGTATAGAAGTTTCTAACGGAACACCAAGTTGAATCATATTTGATAACATACGTGTAGCATGAGCGTTCAAACCTAACTTACTTACCAAAAACTCTTTAGCATTGTCTGTCATAGCAACTATTAGAGAAGACATTAAATCTTGTTTTCTCATTCCGTTTTCATTTAAAGTTCCACCAAAAGACTTATACTCTTTACCATCAAGCTCAAACTTTAAAGTACCTAAACCTATTTTATATTCTTTAAATAAAGACAAATATAAATTTGGTGAAACTACTGAACCAATTGAAGCACCCTTATTGTTTGTAAAAGCAACAGTTTGTCCAGTAAGGGTATCTATATCTTTACCTGCTTGGTTAGTTCTTTCTGAAAAACCAGGTAATTTTCTAACACTCTCCCAAACATTCTTTAATAAATCTAAGTTAGACGGTCTATAAGCTATTGGATATGTACCTGATGTTAAATAATCATTACTTACTAATTGACGTTTATAATCTACTAGTTTATTGCTTACAGGTGCTTCATAAGGAGCCTGCTTATTATCTTTTACAAATTGATTAAACTCACTTTGAGTAATAGGCATACCTAATACTTTTAAAGCACCAACAGCATTCTTACTAAAGCCAGCATTTTCAGCAGGTGTTTGATCTATATCAACTAATGAATCAGATATTATAACACCTTGTAGTTTATATAATTTTATAGCTTCAGAATATTGGTTTCCTGTTTCATTAACCTTTTTGTTTACATAATTAATATAACTAGAATAATTATTTTCATATGCTTTAAACTCACCTTTCTCTACATAAAACTCCTTCATGTGTATGTATGCTTGATCTATATCAAAATCTGCACCAGACACTTCTATAAGTTCATTTGAAAACATTGCTGAACCTCCCATGAAGTTGGGTAAAAAATCTACAACCTTTACATTAAAGGCAGAATGATAGTCTTCACTAGGTATACGTACAGCATACATCTCACTAACTACATCAGGTATAGTATTTTTATATCTTCTATATTTACTCTTATAAGCCAATAAGTCATTTACTTCTTTTGATTGAGGAGGCATAATTGCTTCAGAATATCTTTGACCTTGATATTCACCACCTTTATATTCTTTTAAGTTATATCTTAAACGGTCTACTATAATAACACCTTCAGCTGGTAAAGGATCACCAGTGTTTAATTCTTCAAGGCTTCTATTATCTAATGTAAAGTTTCCATTAAGAAATTCATTTTCTCTTATTACTTCTTGTCTATCAGGAGTAACTTTACCATTAAAGGTTTCTATACTAAATACTCTTCTGTATACATTCTTTCCTAATGATGATACTAATGCAACACTAGTTCCATTTACTTTTTCTTGAAAAACACCTTGACTAAAGTATGTCAAGAACAGCTGTTCATATTTACTTATAGTATAAGGGTTATCTAAATTATATTTAAGTTGATTGTTTTCATCAGAACTAAAAAATTCAATTAGATTACTAGTTGATTGACCAGCCTGTAAAGAATTAACTGCATACTTAGAAAACAATACTAAGTTAGGACTTACTATCTTATTTAATTTTGATGCATCTATTTCTGATCTTACATCTTCTACATTAAATGTTAATTTAACTTTAGCATTATACTTTAATCTTGATCTATATTTTAAATCATTATTATAGTTTATAATTGTTTGTTGAATATCCTTATTTCTAGGATCTTGTTCAGATGTGTTTAGAGTTTTCATCTGACTTTGTAAAGTAATCTGTTTTTTATTTGATGGATTAATTTGTTGTAAGCCAAAGTACTTAGCATAAATAGTTGTGGCATTGTTTGTAAAACCACTAGGTTGACCATTTAAATCACTAATAGGATTTAAATTTTGTTTCATCATTTTTAGTGCTGATTCAGGTGCTGCTATACTTACAGTTTGATTTTCTTTATCTAATTCTTCTAAGTTGACTCTTAAGTTGTGTAGTTTTTCTTGACCTGGCTTAGCAACCCACATATCATCAGAGTTCTGCATAGATGTTAACTCTTTGGTTAAAGTAGTATAAGACATCTTTATATATGTTTCACCATCAAAATACGCATACTTTTTAGAATTTAACATGTTGCCTTGAGATATAAGCTCACCAATCTCTTCCCATTGTAGAACTTCTCCTTGTTCAATTTTATTTAATGCAGCAGCTAATGCTGGTGTCATTTCACCAATACCAAATTGAAAATGTCTAGTGGCTTTTACAGTACCATATACTTGTGCATCTGCAATCTGAATAGAATTTGAACTTAATCCAGACATTAATGTTGGCTCATTAAAAGCAACTAAATTTATTTTGTTTGTCTCATGCATTACCCCCAAACGTGGGTCAGTTAAATATGTTTCAGCAGGTATAAAAGAGTTATTATTACCCTTTGCTCTTTTACTTTTATCAGTAAAGTCTTTTAAAACTTTAGCTTGATCACTTAAATAAAGCTCATTTAATGATTTAACATTTAAGTAATTATTAAAAAACACTTGTTTAAGGTTATAAATAGGATCCATGTCAATTAGATTATACATAGCTGCAGTTGACTTAGCAGCTTCTTTAACAGCTCCAGTAGTACCTCTACTTATACCACGTACAATTTTCTTATCTATTCTATTTCTAACGTTTAGTGTATCTATTAAGTTATCAAACTCATTAAACTTACTATCTAAGTTGGCTTCTAATTGTTTCTTAAATGACTTTTTATTTAGCTTAGCTGCTCTTAAAGCTTGTTCAAATGCAGCTGGCTCTTCTGAAAGTGCTTCTTTTATTAGCCCGCTTCTAGTATCTATATTTAAAAGTGTCTCATTATTGGCAAATGTTTTTGATCTAAACTCTCCAGTGTTATACCCTTCTATTACATCAGTAGTTCTATTTGGACCATTCTCTCTTACTATTCTATTGTACTCATTCTCAACAAAATTATAAAAGGCCTCTAATACTTCATCAGTAATAACGTCTCTTCCTTGTATTTTTTCTACTGCTTTTATAATAGGTAAAGTTGTTTGATCACCTGTATTTGAAGACTCCATAACTCTAATTAAATTTGGAGATATAGCAAATCTACTATCTGTACCATTTACAGGATTCTTAACCAGTACAGATTTCAAAGGTTTTCTATTAAGAGAATTGTAAAAAGCTAAATAGTTGTTTATGTTAGTAACTAAAAATTCAGCAGGAGTATATTTCCCATAGTCTGTACTCTTTAATGTTAAACTAGATTTTACATCTAAGTCAGCAGATAAACTTCTTAAAACTTTTGTGCCAGATATTCTAGATATCTTTACTTGATTATTGTCTGCTAAAGCATTAAATGCAGGTGAGTTCAATAAAAAGTTATTACTTAAATAATCATCCTGTAATAATCTTGCCCTCTCACTTGCAGAGTTTAATGCTCTTGTCTTTCTTAAATTAAATGTTGGTTGTTGATGTGAATTAACTAAATCATTATTTGAATTCTTAAATACTGTAGCTCCAATTGTTTCATCAAATGATGCATTACCTAAAGCTAATTTTTTTAATTTGCTTTCTGCTCCCTCAGGTGAAAATAAATCTACTCCTTCTTTAATCAACTCAAAAAACACCTCTATATCATTAAGTGTCATTGGTTGTACATCAGGATGAAAAGATAGCAATTGTTCTTGTGCTTTAGTAAGATTCTCTCTTGCCATAAGCCTACTATAAGACATATAACCTGGACTAATAGAAATACCTAAATTATCAAATAAAAGTTTAGATAATTTTCTAGATCGTTCATTTAATGCATTGTTTCTTATTGTAGTTTTTTTAGGTCTTAACTCTGTTTGTAATGTAACAAGTGCTTTTAATGCATCCTTTCTTATATTTAAATCATCTTGCCATAACTGTAGCTTAGATGAATATCCTTCTGACCATGAGTCTAATTGATTATTAGAATCATCTCTTTGAGATGCTGAATGAACAATTGAATTACCCAACATATCTCTTTGAGTAAAAAACCACTCTACTCTAAAGTTTGTAAATGAATTAAGTACTTTAATCAAAAAGTTTGGGTTAGTAATACCTTCAGGAAACTGTTCAAAAGTAAAGTCTTCTGTATAACTCTCTGGCATATTAATACCTGAGTTTTCAAATATTTGGTTTACAACAGCTTCAGTCTGTGGATTAGTTTGTGAAAAAGCATACATAGCTTGTAGCATTTCTACTGGATCCTCAAGACCTTCTAATGATTTAAGCATTCCATTGTATACTACATTAGCATTAACAGGTACTGTAATAGGCGTACCATTAACTAAAGTAGTATTACCAAAATAATCCTTTTCAATATATGTTACTGTTCCTATGTACTTTCTTACTGCAGCAGGTAAATTATCTAAACCACCACTAAGATATGTTTCTTTACCATACTGCTGTACAGTTCTTAAACCTTCATTATCTATAAACTCATCATTTCTTTCTACTTGTTGTGCTGACTGTAGATCTATTATATCTAATACGTCTGTAACAGATTGTTTTATTTGAGGAATAAAATCTTCAAATGCTGCTGTAAGCAACTTAAGCATGTCATGCTCTTTGCTTCCTTCTAAAAATTGTGAGTTAGCATTACTAAATACATCATATGTCTCAGCAAACTCATCAACTATAACATCTAGTTCTTCATCTTGATTGAACTTTAGCTTTTCTTCTGTAGGTATAAAATTAAATTTTCTATCTATTAACACTCCTGCCATAGAAGATATTATACCATTTGCTACAAAGCTTGGTACATATAGCTCACCTATACCAGCATTTCTATCTACCATTTGATATGGTATAAGTTTGTTAGCTTCAACAGATGATCCTAAAGTAGTAAACTCATTTGTTGCTATAGGAGCAGATTGAAATTTACCTCCATCTATGTTTTCAAATAATGAAGTTAGTTCATTTTTATAGAATTGATTTAGTACTCCTTTAATCCAATCTAATATTTTTGTAAACAAAGATTTTACTTCTGAAGAAGTCTTAGTGTTTTTTGGTCCAGTTTTAAACAGCTCAAACTGATCTGCCATATATTCTTCAAAGTATTCTCTTTCTAATCTCTCTTGACTCATATTAGTATATGTATCAGCAGAGTTTCTAAATTTTTGTAATTCAGATGCTAGACTTTTTCCTTCCTTTCTTAGGTTGGCTCTTTGTTCTTTTCTGGCTATTCTTAAATACTTAGCTTGTTCTTGTGGCGTAAGTATCATTCTGTATACACCGTGGAAAGCCTCATGATATCTAAATGGACTATTTGCTCCTGTGTATATAGTTCCTGAAACATCAAGTCCACCAGCTATATCATTTATGTTTAAAACAAATGATCCTACACGTGTACCTGTAGTTATTAAATTACTTCTTAGTGTAGCTATATCAGCTATACCTATATAATCAGGTAATGTTTGTGAAGCCCATACAGAAAAAGAATCAATACTTTCTACATCAGTAGAGTTAAAAGATCCTTTAACAATCTTATTAGCACCTCTTAGTTCATCTCTTTTCTTAAATAAATCTTGTAGTTCCTTGTTTTCTTTATATGCTTGTCTTAATCTCTTCCTATTTGTAGGACCGTACTGATCTTCTAATTGAGCTTTTAATATGCTTATCTTAGTTAAAATAGAATTTAAATCACTTACCTCTTCTAAAACTTCTACCTCTTCTGCTATATCTGGTAATACTTCTACATTCTCTGGTGCACTTTCTTCTATTAAAGGTGTGACAGATATGTTACCTTTAGATAACTCTCTTCCAATTGATTTAGGATTAGCTGTTGTTAAAAGTCTAAATCCTTTTCTTAATTGATTAGGGTCTATAGCTGTTTCCAAGTCTACTAAGAAATCAGTTATACTTGCGTCTTCTGCTATAGATGTTGTAAAGTTTTTTAAAGATATTGTACCCTCTCCTAAATTTTCATCTCCATTAATTTTATCTAACAAAAGTTGTATTAAATCTTGTGGTGATTTTCTTGTTTCTTCTGCAACACCTAGATTAAGATCTGCCGGATATAAATATTGTGTCTTTCCTGTCTGCTTATATAATGCACCACCTAATGTTCTGTTTTCATTAGCTATAGCATCTTTAACTCTCATTCTAATATTACCATACTGATCTACATCTAAAAATACTTTTCTTTTAGATCCAGGTTTGCTTGTTATAAATATTTTACTTAAAGTTTCTTTATTAAACTCTTCATTAAAGTTTATGTCTTTTGGTTTTTTATCTTTATCAAGATTGCTTTCTACAGTTGTCTGAGCTCTATTGATAAGTCTTAAAAGTTCTATGTCTAAGTCTACTTTCTGTTGTAATTTTGGTTTTGAAGTAACAACTGAATAAACTCCATTAGGCTGCTTAAGAACAACCATATATCTATTAGTTCCGCCCTCTACACTTTGTTTCCATAAGCCGTTTCTTTTTAATGCAGCTTCAGTCTCTTCTCTTAACACATCTAATGCATCACCTTCTAAATTACTAATAACTTTTGGTGCTGAATTATTTCCTCCTACACTAATATCATATATTAAATAGTTACCTAAACCATCAGAACTATATTTTAAATCTTTTAATGAAGTAAAAGTATTTGGTGATGTATAGTTATCATAACCCTCAAATAAATTTATTCTTATTCCATCTGGTAATTCACCAAATATAGCCTCTCCTCTACCATCTTGATTAGCTAGTTTTTGTATTGCTTGATTTAAAACTGCAGCCTTAGCAAAATTTTCTTGTATATATTGTAGAGTCTGCACACCAGGTGATAAATTAGATTGAGAATCTATTTCCACTCCAGTTAAGTCTTTATCAAATTTAATTACACTCTTCATAAACTCTACATCAAAGTCATGTGGCATAACTGCTTTTCCATCTTTATCAAAAAAACTGAATCTTTGACTTGGTAAATATGCAAATACATTATTAGCTGATTCTTCTAGTCTAGTTATATCAGGATTTGTATCATATAAGTTATTGATCTTATCTATAACATTAACATCAATAACTTGTATTCCTATATTATAACTATTAGTATTCTCTTTTATATAAGGATTAGGTTTTAATCCATCAGCAGGTATTACATAATTTTTTGATGGTGATTGTGTTACTGGTGTTATAAATAAATTTAATCCATTTAGTTCTTCTGTAGTTAAATTACTAATAATTAAATCTGTTCTTTCATTAGCACTGTCTTTAGGCTCAGTAAAATTATTTTTATGTGACCATGCCTCTATCATTTCATTAGGGCGTATTTTAGAATAAGTTTTACCTAAACTATCAAAATTAATTGGTGCTGCTAAAACAAAATTATTTATAAAGTCTTGTTCTGAAATAGGTATTGAGTTCTCTAGGTTAGTATAATAGTCATTACTAAACTTATTAAAAGGAATAATAAATATACTTTGTTGAGAGCCTTTATCAAATGATGTTTTACCTGTATTAACTACAAATACTTCCCCTTGCTTATTAATTATTCTTTCATTCTTACTTATAGATAGCCCATTTATTCCACCAAATCTATATACTCCTCCTGTATCAACCTCTTTTTCTAATTTTTCAGCAGCTTGAATTGCATCAGCTTTTATACTATATACACCTAAACTATTGGCACCAATAATTTGTCTAAGCTCTTGAGATATCTTGTTACCTTTCTTATCTAGTATTGTATAAATAGATGTATTTGCTTTATCTCTTTTATTTATAACCTTTTCTTCTACATCAACTATTGCCCCTTCAAAAATAATATTTGAAGGCTTCTGTCTTACTGTTTGAAAAATAGACAGATTTAAATTTAATTGATCTAGTATATTTAATATATCTGCATTCTCTGCTGCAGGTCCGTTTATAAAATCTTGAAAGCCTGTTTCATTTTTTATATCACTCTCTGTTGGAATTAATTCTGCAACCTGACCATTAACCAATACTGGATATCCTTTTGACCATATTTTCTTAATAGCATCATAGGCTGTTTGTATGTTAATCCCAGCAGCGCTTTCTTTCCATTCTTCTATACTTAATGAATCTCTATTAGGTATAGCCTGATATTGTCTAAACTGGTCTTCTAATGTTCTATTTAATACAACAGAATTGATTGTTGGTATTACTTCTACATTTTCTATACCAGCATCATCTAAAATCTGATTAACATCCTTTGCACTCTCATCAGCAACTTCTTCTTGTGACCTCTCTGCTTTTGCAAGTTCTTCTGTTTGTAGATTATAACTATTTATTATTGGATTAATTTTATTATTGATAATTATAGCATCTTCCAGTATAGATGGATCTAGTAATCTGCCTGCAAATAAATATGAATTTGACTGGTCTATTGAAGATGTTTCTCCTGTTTCTAAAAAAACTTGAGTAGCTTCCGGTGTTAAATAAACATCTTCTGCAGCTAAACTATTTAGCATCTGGTTTTGTTTATCTAATACTAGCTGGGCTTTAGTTTGTTCTATTATTATTTGTTTTTGATTAGCCTCTAATACTTTAAAATATTCTGCAGATCTATTTATTAAGTCTTCCATTTTATTAGGATCTAATAAATAATCTATAGTATTGTTAAACAAGAATGCATCTTGAGATAAAGCTGCGTAGTCTACTATTTCATTAATTGCATTATCCACTGCATCAGCATCAACAAACGTTCCTTTAGAAGCAGCTAATGAATTCAAATAGTTTTCTATTGGGCCCTTTAACTTATTCTTTTTACGCTGATCAAAAAATCCTTTTGCTGTTAGATTATCATTATATACTTTATTAATTCTATCTAGATTCTTTTTCCTTCTTTTCTTTTCCTTAAGAGATTTTTTATTTCTCTTAATTGCAATCTCATCTAATCCAGATTCATTATTAGCATTTTGTTCTAGTATTAATATCTCTTGTTGTAATCTATCTACTTCTACTTCTAAAGATTCTTTATCTAATAAAGGTGTAACATCATTAGCAGCCATATTACCAAACAATGGAGTAGACTCTAATGACTGAGCAATTTTTACTTTTCTATTTAGTGCATCTTTAAATGCATTCTGAGTAAACATATAAAACATTTCTTGATGTTCATATGCCTTTTTTAATCTTTGCTCATCTCTATATTTTCTTGTTCCAGGCGTAAACATTTCTGGCTTGTATCTAGGTTTAAATATGCTTTTCTTATTATTAAACATATCACCATACTCAGTAATAAGATCTAATTGTTTTTGTATCTTTGATCTTACTTGTTCTATACTACCATAATCCTTTTTAGGAAATGCCTCACCTAAAGCTTTATCATCAAGCTGACTAAAATCTACCATCTCTTGTTGATAAAATCCTATTGAGCCTTTTTTATATTTATCATGTAAATTTTTAAACTCTAAGAAATTTCTACCATTAAAGTAATCATACTTATCATTCCTTGAAATAGCATCATCCATAGCATTGGATGTTTGTTTCATAGTTGACATCATTAGCTGATCATTATTTAAGATAGCATCTAAACCATCTACACCTTTTTCAGACATATCTTCTGATTGGCGTATAATATCTGCTATTACTTTTTCCTCTGCTGTTCTTGCGTTTGCATAATCCGCTCTAGAAGCTTTACTTCTCAAAGCATAGAGTTTAGGAACTTGTTGAAATAAAACATTTTGATAAGGCCCAGCTAAACCACCCATCAAAAATCCGGATAAAAATGTATTTAATCCTTGTGCTGTAAACTGATCCTGTATACCATCCATTGCAAATGAACCATATAAATTCTTTGTACCTGCACCAGGCTCTCTAAGCAAGGCACCATAGTAGCCTTCATTAGTTGCAGCAATAGCTTCTTGTGAAACTTCTTGTAGTCCCTCTGCTATTCCTGCTGCACCGTATCTTAACATCATACCTCCAAAAACTCTTGGAGCATTTTTTATTCCACCAGCTGTAAATTGTCTAACAATATTTGTAGGAGTAGGCATACCTAAAAAAGTTGCACCCTTTTGATAAGTTCCTTTTAAAGCTTTTCCTGTAACAGCATCTACTAGTGGATTAGTTCTAAATACTTTTTCTGATAGATTCTTATATCCTCTTCTCCAACTTCCAAAGGCACCTCTTAAAACAAACTTGTTTGATAAATATATTATACCAAAGTTTTGCATTTGTGTTCTAAATGCAGCTTGAGCAGCTTTTACTTTTGTATCAGATAGTTGATCTGCTGTAATAGCTTTACCAGGATTTTGTTGTGCTAAATATTTTAAATGATTTTGTTCTACTCTATTACTAACCATACCAGCTTCTAGTTTAGCTTCAGATAAAGCAATATTAAATTGTCTTATATCTCTATAGAAAGCACCAAAAGCATTACCACTTTTAGTAATATTAAATAAATTTTGTGCAGCATTACCTGTTGTTTGCCAATTCTTTATAGCATAAGTTAGTTCTGGTGCAACAAATCTTCCAAAAGCTTCTGCACCACCATAATAGAATTGTTTAGCGTTTTCAGCATTATTAAGTGTTCTAACCAATGCTTCACCAGAACTTGCATATCTTTTTACATCAAATAAATTAGCAATAGCTTTTCCTGTCCTGACTAAATTTCTACCTGTGCCTGCCACAAAAGCAGCAAAACCTGCTGGTGCTCCTGCGCCTGTTGATGTTAATGCAGCTGATCCCATTGCTAACACTAACTCTTCTACTGCTATAGATGCAATAATACCTGCTGTATAACCAAAGCTTAAACCAGTATTAGTTAATAAACCAAAAGGTCCTCCTTTGCTTGTTGAACCTATTCTCATAGCATCTTCCATAGTATTTGCTGCTTCTAAGTCTGGAGCTGACCAATAACCATCTCCATCAAATGCATCTGCTATAGATCTATAAGAAGAACCAAGACCTATAGAAAATTGACTGCCTAATTGATTCCAAGCTCTAGAAAAATCATCATACTTGCTACTATTAGCATTATAAAAAGATTCATTGTTTGAATAAGGGTTAAAGCCTAACTCACTATAATTAGGACTAGCATAAAATCTATCAAAATTACTATTCTTAATATTACCATAATCTGGTGCAGCAGCCACTAAATTATTTTGTGATGGTGCGTTTGCTGTTGCTTTCATCTGCTCACCTAAACTAAGATCTGATATTTGAGTCTTAGATGGATTATATCCTATATCTAATAAACCAGGATTGTTGCTAGAAACATTACCAATTACTTCAGGACCATACTTAAACATATCACGTTGATACCTGTCTACATTTAATAAAGCAGCTGGGTCAGCCATATTTAAAAAGTCTGGACCATATTGTTCTGTATCCATTAAAGACTGCATTGTCTTATATGGTTTAGCATCATTTACTAAATCAACCTTAGGATTGTTGCCTGTAAGGTTCTCCTGAAGGGCTTGTGGATCTTGGTTTTCCATACTTACCTATTAATTATTTTTTGATTCTTTGCTTTTTGCTGTATAAGCTGCGTCATTGTTTATTTTTTGCTTAGATAATATACCTAATACATAATCATAATATTCATCATAACCCGTTTTGTTTTCTTGCTCACCACCTAATATTGTTGAAATTGGCTCTTGTCTATAACCTTTAGGAAATTTAGTAGCATCAGATTCATAATGATTCAAATAACCATTTACATTTATTCTACCACCAACTTTCTGGAAACTAAAAGAACCGTGTCCAGCATTACCTGCAAAATATGGTGCAGCATAAGCAGATGGATCAATTGTAAGTATGTTATTATTTGTGCTAGCAATTCTTTTCTCTAATGTAGTATTACTTTGTGTAACATCATAACCTAATGGGTTTGCTTTTATAGTAGAGCTTCTAGGAAATATATATGTAAATCCTGATCTTAAAACTTCAGTTACATCACTTGCATCCACATCTGCAGGATAAACTGAATTATCTTTATCTGTTAATGCTTTTATTAACTCTTGAGAAAAATTACTTAATTCATATGCAGCGTAAGGTTCATTTTGTAGTTCACCTGTCTTATCTCTTATCTCTGGACCATAGCTATCATAAAAAGTTAATCTCATTGCTAGTTTATCTGCACCTAAGCTTTGTTCATTTGTTATTCTATCATAAATATACATAGCAGCTTTACTTTTAGTGCTTGATACATCCATAGCATCAGCTGTTAAAATATCTACAAAATCATCACTGTCTTCTGAACCTATTGTTGTACCTATAAAACCATAGTTACCACTTCCGCTTGCTTTATTAGAATTAATTTGTGCATAAAAATCACCTAAAAATTTATTTTGTGTTGATCCAGCTTTTGGTGCCAATGTTAAGTCTGATGAGTTTGCTACATCAAATCTTATATTACTAGCTGGTATAGCACCCAGTCCTTGACTGTTATTCATAAATGTTCTAGAAGGAGTAGTTGACATTAATTTGTTTATGTCTGCTTTAAATCTTTTATATATTTTTCCTAAATTCTTATCTAATTGATTTTCATCAAAAGCAGTTACAAACTTATATGGACTAGAAAACTTATCATTACCATATCTAGACATCATGTCCAATTCATCTTGTGACTTTAACACTTGTTTGGTAGTCATTAAATCATCATTATTGAAAATACCATAAAAGTCAATTGTTTTATTTGGGTCTATATCACCTGATTGAATACGTGCCATGTTAGCATCCTTAAACTGCTCCTCAGTCATAATGCTTTTAGAATCATTGTCTATTGGAAAAATATATCCATTCTCTAGTAATAAATGAATATTTTTTTCTGCAGGAGTAAGGTCCTTTTTATTAGTATTTGATAAAGCAAGTTCAATTAATCTTGCTTTGTCATATTGATCTTTCATAGCTAGATCTACAGCAGTATTATAAAGTTCAATCTGTGTTGATAAACCAGGAGTTGTTATGCTTGTTCCACTATTAAATAGTTTATTACTTATAGACATAAATGGACTATTAGGAGATGTATCAATACCATTTGCATGTGCACCTGTTGCATCAGTATAATATTTTTGTAAATCACCAAATAAAGATTCTATACCGTTTGCATATTGATAATTGTCTGTTTCTAATTGATCATCATCTAATTGTCTATTGCTTAATTTTTTAACAACATCTTGTAAGTTAGCGGTGTAATAATCTTCTGGTTGATTTGGATCAGGGTTTTCAACTAAAGGAACAGTATAAAAACCAGGTCTATCAGGAACATCATATAAACCAGAACCTGCTATCATCTCTTCTAACATACCTAAACGTTCAGTTAAAAGTTCATTACCACGTTCTTGTATTGCAATGACGTCCATTTCAAGTGGGTTGTCTGTTCCAACAAAATTATTATTTTTATCTACAGCAAAAGTTGCACCAAGACCTTTTACATCTTGTACAGTGTTTCTCATCTGTTGTGCATAATCTATTCCTCCAAGTTCCATTAGTTTTAAGGATTGATCTCTTTTATACTTTATAGTAGCTGCATCAGCATCTATTTCGGCTTTTTGTACTTGTAGATTCCATTTATTTGTATACTTAAGATTTTCTAATTCAAAGTTATTTTGTTCTTGAGTCACTTCCATCTCTCTCATACTAAATTGTCTAGCAGCTTTACGTACATCTGTATCAATATTGTAATTAGATAAAAGAGCCATTGCTTTATTAAACAATGCTTCATCATCAGGATCAGATGTAGCAGCAAACTGATTAAGTTTAAATAGCCTATCTAAATCAATCTTCATTCTTTCTGCATCACTCAAGTTTTGATTTTTAATATTCTCATCTAAACTGCCAGGAACTATACCATGATTAGCTGCATAATTATCCCAGTTTACATTTACTTCATTTTGCTTTCTTAATTCATATTCTTTTTTTGTTTGGTATTCAAGATTCTTGTTTTCTATTCTAGAAATTTGTTCTGAAGCCCAAGCATTTAGCCCTTCTTGTTCTGTTGCAAACACACCTTTGCCAACCATAGTTTCAGCAAAGTCATAAGCTTGTACGTAAGACTTAGCATTATAAAACTTTTGCACTCTTGGATCATCTATTAAAGCAGACATAATCTGTTCATAAGCAGGTCCTTCTACTAAGCTTCCATTTTTTTGTGTTATTATAAAATTCTTATCTTCCATTAGGATAGGGTTTCCTTGTCCATCTACTTTACCTGTATCTTTGATGTTTGGTATAGGTAAAGATATAGTTAATCCAGGATCTAATTCTGATAAATATTTTTGTGCATTTTGCACTAAATCAGCATCTAAAATTAATTCAGGAAGCGGTTGACTTTGTAATTCACCTCTTCCAGCTTCCATAAACTTTCTTCTATCTATTTCAAGTTTACGTAAACTTACTTCACTATTTGCTAACTCTCTTGTTTCTTGATTATTACTTGATGCTAAATTCTGGTATTTTTTTATAGCATCATTATATGATCCAGTCCATACCATATCATACACTACTTCATCATCCTCAAAAAATGGTGCAAATGCTGACTTAGCAGCTTGTACATTTTGTTCTAAAGAAAGATCCATACCAGATATTTTTTCTAGTGATGGTCCTAATTTTTCAGCATATTGTCTTTGATACTCTAAGCTGTTTGGGTTAGTAAGTGGTGAATATACAACTTTATTATATAAATCATTCTGTGCTTTCCACCCTGCATCATATTTAGCCTGACGTGCATCTAATGTAGCAGACAAAAATTTATAGTCTGGTGTAAATGGTTTTATGTCTGGGTAAAAATTCTTTTGTCCTTTAATGTATGTTGCCATAATTCAAAATTAATATAATTTATTAAGTTTACTAATATTAGTTAATAAACCTTTATTGTTTAACGCCCCATCTTTCCTACTGTCATCCAGTATGGGTATGCTGTACGTTTAAGTTTAGTCATGCCTCCTTTTTTTGCAGTAGGTTGATTCACATCTGTTCTTACGCTTGGTACATTATATTGCTCAAAAGGATTATCATCATCTTTATTTGCATTCTTCTTACTATTCTCTCCCATAATAAGTTGTATATAATCTATTTTATTTTTTTCATCTTTTACTCCTTGTTCATCTGCTTTGTTCCATAACCTAAGTACTTCCTCTTCTCTTTTCTCACTTTCAGTTCTTTGATCTGTTTTTGCATTTGGATTATTAGTAGAATCAGTAAATGTATTTAAACCATATAGTTCAGGTCTAATTTGGAATTCAGGAGATTTGGTTTTATTAAGGTTAGAAGTATTGGCCATATTAGTTTGCATAGTGTTCCACAACTCATTACTTTTAATAGTATCCCAGTTCTTAAAGTCAGTAAACCTTTGTAAAGCTAAATTAGTACCTTCATCTTGTAACTCTCTTTGTTTCATATTAAACTGATTGTTTCTCATGTTTAAATCAGCATTTACTCTTCCAGCTTGATTAATAATGTTAATGTTATTTGTATTAGTCTTATTAATAGCATCCTCACTTAAAGCTACAGCTTTACCAAAGTCTGATCCAGCTACTGCACCTCTACCAAAAGCTTTCATAGCATCTAGCTTAGAATTTAAAGCTGCATTAATATTATTTACTTTACCTGTCCAGTCATCTAAAGCTATATCTAATTGTACTGGTGGTGCTTGTCCTAATACTGGTAATATTAAAGGATTATCTAATCTATTTTGTGCTGCTATATTATTAACATCTTGCATCCATGGCATAGGTCTTTCAGGAACAAATTCATCATTTAATTTAGGATCTGGAGTATCAGCAGGATCATCTAATGAACCAATTATAGTATTAGCTTGAGGATTAGCAAGATACCTTCTGTCTATATTATATGTATGTAAACCTAATACACCATCTATATTAGTTCCCCCTCTATCACCAGCAAATAAATTTCTAGGTTCTAAACCATGTTTTTCAGAAAACTCATTATCTAACCTTTGCATATTTTCTTGAACAGTAGTCCATTGTTTTGTATACGCTGGATTTTTTCTTCCTGCTGCTCTATCTGCTTCATTCAAATATAAAGGTGTATTATAATCAAAACCTTCTTCAGGTATAGCATCACCCCATCTTAATTCAAAATCTTCTTGAAACTTTGGGTCAGATAAATCTGCACCTGCGCTCATTTGTCCTGCAGAACTCTGTTGCTCAGGTCTATTACCTCCAGAAGCTATACCTCTTCTTACTTTAACTTGTGGATAACCCTCTAACGTAGCTATAACTTCATTATCATTATCTGTATATATAGGAGTTTCACCTGTTCCAGAAGTAGTTACTGTTACTTGTTGTGATTCTTTAATTTCATCTAATGGATTTGGTTCCTTTTCAACTAATGTAAACTCTCTTCTTTTTTTAACAGCATCATAATATTCATTTATACTTATAACATTGCCTCTATCTATAGCATCTGCAAACTGTTGATAATTAGGGTGTCCTTCTGGAAAAGGGTTATCATCCTTACCATATACTTTAACATCTTCTGTTTCATTAACAACTACATTATTACCATTCTCAGTAACCTCTTCCTCTATACTTTCTCTTATAGATAAATCTCCTTGAAATCTTTCTTTATTAATTTCAAAATCTAATGGATCATAATCTTTTATATCTATTAAAGCTTTACCATATAAAAGCTTTTCTTCATCAGTTAACATTTCAACAAATTTTTGATCAACTTTACCTTGCATATTTATATGCATACCTCCTCTAATTCTACCTTCTATATATTGTTCTCTGCTTACATTTTGTCCATTAAGCTTATAATTTGTAGTTTTCTCATTATTACCTTCTTGAGCTTTATCTAATTCAGTACCATACATTGCCATTTGTTCTACTGGTCCTACATTACCTTGTGGATTGCCTTCTTGTGGTTGTTCTTGATCTTGCATCTGAGCCATCATCTCTTGTAGCATAATTACTTGTGCTTGTTGTTCCGGAGGTAAACTAGCTATTGCATTTAGCTCTGCTTGTTTTTTAGTAATGTCTTCTACTTGTGCAGTAAATTTAATAGGGTCTATACCCTTTTCAGTTAAATAAGGATATGCGGCTAAAGGTACACCTTCTTCAAAATTCTTTTTAAGTTCTTGACCAAATGCTAATTTAGACAAGTTACCCATATTCTTTTTAAGCATAAGCTCAGCACTTGTAGTAGATATATCATCTGCATACTGATCATTAATAGCTGCTAAATATGGATTGAGCTGATACTTTTTAGATATGTTAGCTGGTGTTTTTCTTTTTCCTGTCTCTATACCAAACTCAGCCATCTCATCTTTATTAAACTTCATTTTGTTTGTATCTGAATAAATAAATGATTGTTCTGGTAAAAACATAGGCACGCCTCCACCTGTATGTCTTGGTCCATTAATATCATATAAACCAAACTGACCATTACTATTTAAATCAGCCAATACTGTTTCTCCACCTTCTGCTTCAACATTAGCATCTTCTCTTGGTACACCTGTTAAACTATATCTAACATCACTATCTAAACTATTATTAAAATTAGTAGATCCATAATACTCTTGAGGAGTTGTAACTAAACCATAATCAGCTTGATCTCCTGTAACATACCCACCATCTTTTTTAACTTCAGTTTTTTTAAGTTTTCCATCAACTAATTCAAAACCATCAGGTAATTTATTTATCTTTATTTTTGCCATAATTATAAAATTTCTATATCAGCTCCTGCTGCTATTAATTGTATTAGTAAGTCCTGATCTACATCCATTATATCTCCACCCATTTGATTTTTTGGTATGGTCATAAATGATACACCACTCATGTTAAAAGGATCATTAGGTATAATATCAAAAATATTATTGTAATCTACATTACCATCAAATCCGGCATCATACATTTTATTATTAAGTGCACGTCTTCTACCTGCAGGATTTGGGGAATAAGACCCACTACTAATAATAGTGTCATTATCACTATTGAAACCATGATTTTTTATCATATTTTCAATAATACTTTTTGTTTCTTTCTTGCTAAAATTACCACCTGCATTATTAAATGCTTTTTTATACTCTTTATTACCATCTTCTGCTTTAGCCATTTCTCTTTTAATAACTCTATCTCTGTTTGCTAAGTATGCTGCCTCACCACCTTCTTTTGCTTTATCTTGTTCAGCTATTGCTGCTTTGATAACTCTATCTCTATTAGCTAAATAGCTTTCTTCACCGCCACTAGCCATATTGCTAAGTATATTATGCTGTGCTTCTGGTGGTAAAGCTTTAAATCCATCATTGTTCACTCCTCCTCCTTTTTTACTAAACTGAGTTGTCATAAAAGGATTAAACGTAGCTTCATCTAAACCTACTACTCTGTCCTTTGTACTTCTTAACATGCCTGTATTTGTTTTGTAGTTACCTTTTGAACCAGGAGCATCAGTTACAACACTTGCCCAATTGTCTGCCATAAACATATCTTGCCTGTCTTCCTTGGCTTTTTCTTGATTTATTCTATTATAAATATTATCATTAGCAAAACTAGCAGCATCTACACCTACTTTTGATAAACTTGTTCCTATTCTAAAAAATGGATTGTCACCTATTTCAGTTAACATTCCAGCTAAGCTATTTGTCCTTTCTGATTCAGGCATATTTATTTTGCTATATACATCAGCTGCTGTTTGTACATTATTTACAGCTCCTTCTGTTGACGCATCTGCAATAACTGGATCTACTTCTTCCATTCCTTCTGCATTAGAAGTGGTGTAGTTAGCCATATCAAAAGGAGTTCCGTCAGAAAGAAATTCTAAAACTTCACTTTCTTCTTCTGTAAAAGGACCTCCGCCCCCTTCTTGTAATTTTGGATATGTTTTATTATAAGATTCTAAATATTGATCATATAATTTTTGATTAAAATCACTACCCATCATTTTATTATTTTTGTCTAAACCAATAGATTGAAAATATGATTCTTGATCCATCAACTCTGGAACTATACCTGATGCTTCAGAAATATTATTATCATAATCAGATTTTAATTTTCTTTGTTTTTCTTCTTCTTCAGCTAATGTTAAAGCTTTGTAATCTTCTATATTCTTAAGATTTTCATCTGATAAATCATATGTTGTTTTTTTACCATAGTATAAAGGACTAGCAGTACTAGCATAATCTACTTTATCTTTTAATCCGGCAAAAGCACCTTTTTTTAAATTATTCTCACCAACCTCTTTACTAAATAACTCTTGGTTTATATCACTAGCTAAACCTAAACCTTCTAATAGTATATTACCTTCAGGGTTTATATTTTGAAAAAAGTCTCCCATGTTATAACTATTATTAGCCACAGGTTTAGAATACTGCGTTGGATTATCTATAAACATTCCAATTTCATCTCCTGTTGCTTTACTACCATACCACTCCATAAAACTTCTTGGCTCACCACCATAATCTCTAAACCTTGAGTCTAAAGTATATTTTCTGTTAGGAGGATTATAAGAGCCTTCTCTTTGTCTTACACCTTCTGTATAATCCATTCCTCCTCCATTTCCAGCAAGATGGATATAACCCTTTTCACCTAATTCAAGATGTTGGTCATGTGTCATAGCCATTACACCATCATCTCCTTTATACATCATGTGTGGTTTAAACTCACCACCCTCTTCTTTTTTCCAACCAGCTGCATTCTTTGCAAAATTAGCCATCTTAACTACAGACGTAGGGTATGCATCAGTATTGTCCATAACTTTATTATATGCTTCTGAAACACTCATACCACGTGCTTTAGCCCATCTAGTAAACTTACCTCTATTCTCTGGTTCAATTTCTATTCCTGATTTAGCAAAACCAGGTATTGTATCTTGTTTAGGTTTACTGCTTTCTAATGCTTCATTTCTAGCTAAAAGCTGAGGACTAGAATTAACTTCTTCTGGACTAGATGGCCCAGGAGGTTGTGCTTTTACACTTACTTGTTGAAACAAAGTCATTATATCTTCTTGTTGCATACCACCCATCATAAGTGCTTGTGCAATAACTTGTTGATCAACTTGTTGTTGTGAAAGTTCTAAGACTATATCAACTATATCCTTACCTTGATTTACTGAAGAAGATATTATTTCTGTAACTTGTTGAATCATAGGATCCACTACAGGCTGCTGATTACTCATAGCTGGTTGACTAGGAATCATTGCACCGCCTTGTTGTTTTACACTTTTTTTGTTTAATTTCACTTTGCTCATATTATATTATTAATATACAAATAATTAAGGAGATTCACTAATATTTAAGGTTTAACAATCATCCTAAAGATGCGTCATTATATAGTTTGGTACACTCATACCCATTCTCCTTGCATCATTTAAATGTATTCTATTTAGTTTATCATATATATTATTGGCTTCCTGACTTTTTACTTTTCCGTTAATATAGTTCTTATAAGTATTTAACATCTCTGACTCACCACCTTTTTTATATGGTAGTAAATCTTCTAAACTAAATTGTAAAAAACCTGTTTTACCTAATTCCTTTTTTGCTGCTTCCATGCTATTTGCAAAACTTTTTCTATTGCCTTTTTTAGAAACATTCTTATGCCCTTTTAACCATACATCTGCCATTGATAATTTACCATCTGCATAGTCTTTTAATACAGCTGGAGATTCAATTAAATTAGCAAAGAATAATGTATACTGATCTTTTGCACTTAAATCTAGTGCACTTTCTGCATTAAGTATATTTTCATTAAGTGTATATTTTATTCCTGTTTTTTTACCAGCTGCTTCAGCAACATTTTTATATCTTGTTTTTGCAGTATCAAAAGATTCTGGTTCAAACTGAAACATTCCTCTTCCTAAGCCGTCTTTTTCTCCATCTTTGGTAATCTGTCTAGCTAGAGGGTTCATTCTTTGCTGGGGACCAGATTCATGAAAAGCTATATTATCAGCTAAATCTGTCCATGTTTTTTCATTACCCCCTCTACTCTCAACCATATAATCTATAATATTAGTAAGACCTAATACTTGATTATTTTTTTTATTTTGTTCATCTTCACTTACAATAATTTGAGATCTAGAAGGTATAAAACCACCATCTTGTTCTTGTGATAGTGCTGTACTAGCTCCAACAACAGGAATAGCAGCAGGTAATTTATTTAAAGCTCTAGAAAGAATCTCTCTGTTTTTTGCTGTTTTCTCATATAAATCTAATACTCTTGTGTTACTTAAAAAACCTGAGTTCTTTCCACCACGATCCCACCCATAATCATAAAAACCTCTAGGTTTATTAGCAAAACTAACTTCAGCTTGTATAAGTTTATTTGGTGTTATCTTATCATAAATATTTTTTATAATACCTCTATCTAACATTGATTGTCTTAGTTCAGCTAAATATGATGTAGGTTCCTGACCACTACTTCCTTCTTTAAAATATTCCCATTGAGCTTTTCCTGTTTTACTTAAATTTGCAGATGGGGTAAGTTTTCTAGCATAATCATCCAAAGGCATTTTTCTTCCTGCTTGTAATAAGTGGTTTAGTTCATGTACTTCCACAGGTGCATTATTTGAATATTTCATACCTGTAGTCACTTTGCCTGGAATAGATTCTTTGCCTAAACGTTTTAGATTAATTACCATATTTGGGTCTGCAAGATATTTATTATATAATTCATCTGGAAATGGCATTTCCACTCCTGTTACAGGATCTAAATATTTTTTAGGAACAAAATCACCTGTCTCATATACTGCTTTTCTTGGTGCGTTTTGAAACCAAGCGTTAAAATATAATCCATCATTATTCTTAAATAATTCTCTAGCTATATTATGATTAACATGTTTAGGATCACCTATTGCATCTTTCCACATTGCTAATGCATTATCATTAATAGTATTTCCTTTAGCTGATACTAACTCGTTATATCTTGCTAATGCATTTCTTTCTGCAAAAACTTTATTATATGGTTGTCCAACTGATTGAAGATATTTAGCTTCTGCTTCAACTAATCTTTCAAAACCTTCTGAGCCAGGTTTTAAATCATTTAATCTTTTTTGTATGGTAGCTCTAAAACTATCTGCACCTGCAGCTAACTGTTGTAAAGGCTTTTGTAAATTTGAACCTTCTGGCATAATATCTGCACCACCTCTACCTATGTGAGGCGGCCTTACACCTTTAACTGGTGTAATATCATCTAAATTTCTTGGTGTATTACCTGAATATTTTTTTACTTGATCTTTAATAAGACTAGGTGCTTTAGGGTTTATAAGTTTATTAATCATCTTAGGAAGCTCACCAATTTTAGCTCTAGACAACCAAGCAGGTATAACAGGTATAGCACCTAAAGCATTTAATGAACCTGATAAAATTTCACCTTCTTCAAAATCTCTTTTAGAATTTTCAGCATACTGTGCCCATGCAAATGGGTTAAAAACATCAACAAGCATATCTAAATTATTTCTTTCAGGATTAGAAACATTTAATCCTTTAGGAATAGGTTCATTACGTGCACTATAACCAAATGCTGTAAAAGGGCTAGCTAATTTATCAGCAAAATTTTTGTAATCAAAAATCTCTTTTTGAAATAAATTCTCATCACCTTGTCTAAACTCATATCCTTGTTGAGCCATTACAGGTTGATTAGGATTATTTTCTTGTACTAACTCATTAAAGTATATTTTCATTTTTCTTTCTACTTCAGGTCTTAAATCATTTATATCATTTTCAAGTCCTTTTCTATAATCAATAATTGATTTTTGATCAGCTATATTTTGTATATTATCAACACCTTCAACAAACTCTAATGCTTTATTATATTTTTTACCTCTTTTTGTTTTACTATTTTTAAGTAAATATTTAGCATTTTGATAAGGTGATTTATCTCCATAAGGACCATCCTCAAATGAATATCTTTTATTATCCTGTAACCATGAATCATAAAAAGAATCTTGTTCATCAAAAGTACTAACATTATATCCTTCATCATATACATCTCTTAGTTTACGCTTATTATCATTTTTATCAAAGTTCTTTAAATCATTCATCATACCTTTAAGATTGCTAAACTCCATACTTTGAAAATGCAATTGTGCCTCACTATTATTTGGTACTAATTTTTCATTAGTATTCAACATTTTTTCAAACTGACTTGAGCCAAATTTTTCTTTATTATAATCCCAAATTCCTTCATCTAATAATCTACCTTCTGTTTCTGCTTTAGCTGAGCTTATTTCTGCAGGCATACCAGCATGCATATTAAAATCTTTAAAGTTCTCTTTACCAAATAAATCTTCATACACTTTTAATAAACTTCCCTCAGCATTATAATGTCCCATATTAGTACGGTATTTTTGTTTACCATCTACTGTTACTCTATTAGTTGGATCATCAATCATATCATCAAATAAAGGACTGGTGTTTGTATTATAACTATGAGCCAATTCATGACGTAATAAACCTTTTAAAGGATCTCCATAATTAGTTCTTATATTTCCAGAGTTGTCGTATTGTAAACCAATAGAATAAGGGTAATTATAAGCATCTTTAGATATTATATCTGATGCTAATTTTCTATCATCTCCATATTGAAATGGTCTAGTCTCAAATGAAGCAATTGCGTTATCTCTTTTAATTTGAGTACTGTCTCCTGAACCATCACCATAATATGGACTATATGTAGTTGCTTCATTCTCTGATCCCGTATATGGATAAACTATAGCATTATCTGATCCTGCATTTGTAAAATCTATTTGATTTTTAACATTCTTTTTAGCCACTTCAATATCTATATCTTTTCCAGTAACATGCTTATAGTTTGCTACATATCTATTTAAAAAAGTTTCACTATTTAATTTATTAATTAGTTCTTCTTTTTCTTCTTTAATAGGATAAGATCCAAGATTACCCATTTGTCCTTTAGGTAATGTTTTAACTTTACCATTCTTAGTTCTAGCATATCTATTGTTTTCATTTTCCATGCTAGGAATAAGTGTGCCTGAGTATGATTTACCTTTCCAATTCCAACTTACTGAGCCACCTCCTTTTTGAGCCTTTGGAATATATTCTCCTGAATCTTTATTTTCTTCTACATATATTCTATCATATATTTCAAAAGGTTTTACTATATTCTCTGTATCAACTCCTCTAAAATCATATTTATCATAAATAGATAAATATTTTTCCTTTCTTTCATTATCATATCCCCATTGAAGTTGAAACCCTTGTAGTGGGTCTCTTCCATAAAAATCATCTGCATCCATAAAGTCATCTTTAATAAACCTAGATAATCCTTCTACAAATTTTTTCTTTCCTTCAGTTTTATTATCATCTCCTTTGTCATAATCACCCATGTGTTTTATTAATTTATTCCAATCTATAACATCTGGATTTAATTTTACATATTTATCATTAGGATTCTTTGCATCAGAAGGCATATATTCTGAAGGAATAAAATACTTTGCATCATTTGGAAGACCTAATGCCTTTGCCCATGCTTCCTCATCTATACTATAACTACCATCCTTATCTAATACAGGTGGTTTACCTTCTTTACCAAAATAATCTCTCCATCCTGCACCAGCTAAACCAGATATACTTGGATACCCTTCAGGCCTAATTTGCTCAAAAAGCAGTCGTTTCATATTTGCATCATTCACATCATTTGAATACATATTATTATACAAACTATTAGCTGCATTTACCATCAAAGCATTGTCACTACGACTTCTATCTACAACCCTTTCTCCAACATTACCTTCCTGAGCCATAGGTATTTCAAATACTTGATCTCCTGGAAACTCATAATTCATACCTGGTTGCATCATTTGTGAGTTGCCTAAGTTATCTGTACCTAGTACAGGAAACTCCACATCTTCCATAGTAATACTTCCTGACTCAATAATGTTAAAAGGATTATCTACATCAGGACTATTAAACTTATACCCCTCTATAGATAAATATTCTGATATATCAGTAATATATTCATTTGGTCCTCCTGGTAATCCTATGCTTTTTTTATTTGCCATATTTAATTATCTTTGAGACAGGTTTAATTTAGTATTGTTTAATCTTAACAACATCTTTCTATTATTAGATTGCATTCTTCTTAGCAATACGTGATTAGAATAATGTCTAAACTTCTTACGTTGTGTTTCAGGCTTGTTGTAATTTAAGTTAATACTATTAAGTGTTCTTACATAACCATTACATGACGTTGACCATACAGGTTGTTCAGCATTTGTAAATTCACCTCTATCATTTGTTATATCCCAAAATTGGTTTAATCTAAATTTATGTTCTACTTTGTCTGCTAATACATTTATATTTTGTGAACCTATAATTGGATAAGTTAATTCATTCCATGGGTTATTATAAGGTGACATATTTAATAATAATAATCCTGAAACTTGTTCATTGTTATATATTGTAGCTTGATCAAAATTAAAGTTCAAATCTTCATATGCATCACCACCACATGCATTATCCATAGTACCTTTATAAACATAAGTTTCTAATTGGTATTCTATGCTTCTTATTGTATTTACTGCTTGTCCTGTATTACTAATAAGATCTATCTCCCATGGATAATCAGTTCCATAAAAATTACTAAACAAATCACATCTAACGTTGTGTCTCCAAAAAGAACTTACATTATAGTTTGGAGGGGTCTGTACTAAAGTATTGTAATTACATAAAGCTGGATCAGGATCTACCCATGCTGGATCCCCTATAGAATATATTTCTGGTGGAGTATCAGGACATGTGCCGCCTGATGGAGGTGGTATTAGGGTTCCATTAGTATCACAACTGCATTCTACTTTTCTACAAATAGGTGGTGTACCTGCTTGATTAGCAGCATCACAATCATCTGTGGCAGAAGTCAGTGAGTTATAGAAACCTGTAGCAGGATCTAAAAATACTTTTGTATATCCAGCTGGACATGTACAAACAAATGGTACTGAGCATACATTACCAGCTATGGTTTCTGCAGCTAATGTTAAACTAGCAGCATCATTTGCTGCCATTATTACTTGTGCTGAACTTGGTGTACTAGTAGAAATATTATATGTTGTATTAGTAGCAGCATTTAATACAATTGGGCTTTGCGGAACTGAAAATTGTCCTCCTTGATTTGGTGGTGCTAAAGGAGCACAAAATACAGAATATATTTCTTGCTTAAATTCACTTTGTAAAGTTGGTTCATTTTGTGCCCAACTTCCAGTATTATTTGGTATAATAGATGGAGGTATAGAATAAAATGAAGGCTGCCCTTGATTACCTTGATTATATCCAGCTGTAAATGCAGGATCTAATCCTACAGAAGTTTGAGTAAAATTTGAACTTTGACTTATTCCTGTCATATATAAATCACCACCATAACCATTTGCTACTACGTTTCCATCAGTAATAACAATCATTATTTGTTTAAAAAATGAATCTAATGATCTTGCAGGATAAGCACTTGCACCTAATTCACTTTGATTTTTCTTATTTAAACAATTAAGACCAGTCTCTACGTTAAATTGATTTTCAGGAGCTACACCTGAAATATTAAAATTAGCATTTCCTCCACCACTTACTGGTCCAAGACCCGTTCCTACTGACAAACGTGTCTCGTCATTTTCCCAGTTTTTATAATAAAATGCAATTATTTCACATACATCACAATTATGCTTCATAGTATAAATACCACCTTGCAACAAACGGAATGTATGTGTAGACCATGCAGTAAAACCTATTTGCATTGTTTCTGCAGCTAATTGTGCTACAACGCCAGGATCAGTTAAAAATGAATATAAAAATTTTAATTGTGCGTTACCTCTATCGGCTAATCCTCCAGGTGAGTTACCAGGCCCTTGAGGAAAAGTAAATGATCCATATGATAAACCAGCACATTCAATTGGAATCCAATTAAGATTAGTTAAAAGACCACCTGTTGTACTACCTGAAACATCCATAGAAAAAACTAGATCTAATAAACAATCTGTAGAACCACCTGTAATTGTTGCAGCTAATTCACTTACATCAACATTAGAAGGAGCATTAAAATTAGATCCCTGTTCACACAACCCTGTTGTAGGATTAAAATTATAACCCGGAGGACATTGTGGAATAGTTGTAGTTGTTGTCTTAGTAGTAAAGAAATGATTTATACTTGGTAAAGATAATTCAGGATGCCAGTCATGGAATGAAATCCATGCTTTAGTTTTTGGATCATAACTTATAGTCCATGAACAATCATCAAAATATATTGGGTCTCCTAAAGTAATAACAACACCATCAGCTGCTGTAGCTCCTGTGTTCAATATAAATCCTTCAGAAAGATTAAATGAAACTGTAGCTATGTGTTCTTTTTTTACTTTATAATCTCTTTTCATAAAATAGACTATATCATCATTAGCATCATATACTGTTTGACATCCAATACCTGCAACCGGATTATCAGCCAAAGGTGAATTCTCTAAATCAGGAAACTGTTTAATTAATGATGATGGTAAATACTCACTAAACCAATACTTCATACCTTGATTAGATATAGGTGTAAGTCCTTTACCAGGAGCATATTGAAATATTTTACCTTGTGCTTGTGATATATAAAATAATCCAGCAGGTGTGTTCATTACACTTCTTAAACTTTCACATGATCCATATTCATTAGATACATCTGCATTGGCAATATTTTGAAAAGGCTGGCTAAACAATCCTCCATCACCAATTGTCAACTTAGTATCAGTCATTGTTTTAAGCTGATCTACACCTTGAAAAAGTTGTGGAGATAAAAATGGAAAAAATACTACAGCTCCACTTTTACTAAATGGTTTAATTACACTAACTTCACCTTTAAAGTCTTTGTAATTAAATGGTAAAAATACTCTCCAAAAATCTTTTTTTAGTTCATTCTGTGCTTGTAATGAATAGATTAATCTTTTAGGATAAATAGTAAAACAAGTCTCTGCAACAGTAGGGTCATAACTTCTTGATTGTATTTGACCAAATGTAGTTATCTGTGATTGAAACTTTGCAGGTGTTAATGATTCATCATACTTATAGTAATTGTCAAACTTTTGAATCTCTGCATGAAATAGTTCTACTAAGTCATTGTATTTATAAATATCATAAAATCTTTTTTCTTTTGGTTCTTCATAATCTCTATACGCTATATTAATTTCTGTCTCTACAAAGAAATCATTTATACCGTTAACGTGAGTATACATATAAGCATGAACCATACTAAATGCGTCATTTAAATCATCACCTTGAAAAAGAGATCCAAATATATCAGATACACCACAAGTATTTTCACCTCTATCTAAATAAAATAAATCTTTAGGTAGAACTGGACCTGAACCAGGTAACAAAGCAGATAAACCTGCTGTAGAAATAACTTCTGCTAATCCAGAAATATCATACTTCCTTGTATCCATCCAAAATCTTGGGTAAGGTAAATTTACTCTTAAACTATAATCATATGGAAAACCATCATATTGACCCATCATAAAATCAGTAAATATTGGCATAATACATTTTTCAGTATATCTACCTATAAAAACATCACCACTAAAAATTGGATCTGTTGTATACATAAATGTATCAGGAAGTGTTGGATCAAGATGTGCAACACAACCTCTCATTTGTATTTGTTTGATGCCTTCTAATTGACCATATTGATTGCTCATATTGAACTTAAGGGCACCATACATTGCTGATATATTTTCTTTAAACGGACCTTCAGGATTTAATAATCTTTCATTAGAATTGCTAGGGTCAACACCATTACCTGCATCATTAATAAATCCACCTGCAACAAATCTTGATCTATCAGTAACACTGTAATTAGAATCAAAAGGATCACTAGTAGATACAGCAACATAATCTGGTCTAAATAAATTATTTATTTTATATTTATTATTATCAAATGTTTGAAAAGATGAACCTAAATAATTAGATGCTTCTGTGTTACTTCTAAATCTGTTATCATAACCAAGTGGATTAAACCCACTATAAAAACCATGTGAGTTATACTTTAAAGCATGCTGTTGAAATGAAATCATATTATATATCAAGTCTACTACTTCTTGACCACCTATTGCAATATTTTTTTGAGTTAATAAAAACCCTATAGCTATTCTTATAGGTTTAGGTAAATTTGAATCTGGTGAATCTCTAACAACACCTTGTTGTGCACCACCACCCATAAAACCATCTCCAAATGCTTGTGCTTGATCTATATTTTCTATTGCTAAATCATTTATTTCATCGGTTGTAGATTTACCTGAAACAAAATCAGTTATGCTATTCCATGTATTATTTAAAAATTGAGAAACTTGTTGCCATATATTTCCTCCAATACCTGAACCAGTTACATTATTGTAATAATCTTGAATGTTATCTCCAGCTCCAGTATATGCATTACTGCCCTTTTCATTATTATCACCATCTATTTCTCCACCACTTCTATTATTTAAATTTACTGTTGCAAGACCAGGTGGTACTGTTAAACTAACAAATCCACCACCTCCTTTTTGTTCTTCACCTTTTATTTTCCATTCTGGAAAAGCATTGTTAATAGCTTGTACAGGCATTGCTCTTGTATCAGGAGTTCCTTGAATTTGCCTAATAGAATAACCAAGACCTACAAACCCAGCTAACATTGCAGCAAGTCCTCTTAATAATTTTTGCCCCGGATGATTTTCAGATGAAATAAAACCACCTGAAGATGCACCATTTATTTCTCCATAAATTTTAGTTTCATTAGCATTTAAAAAAGGCCTAGTAAACATTAAATCTGGGGAATGAAAAGAAAATACATCTTCCGTATAACCACTTAATGCAGGATATGAACTTACAGATTGTGCTATACCATCGTCACAATCTTCTGTTCTATCTTGAGAAAAATAAACATCATCTCTTAAATCATTATATGGATAGTTAGCATAAAGTCCTTGTATGCTTCCACCTATTAAATTTTCATTATCTGGTACATCATACTTACGCATGTTTTTAAACATACCTTTTGCTAAAATACTTTTAGCTCCAAGTCTTGAACCTCTTAATATTTCATAACCAACTACATTTGGTATATAAGTTATACCATCATTTAATAATGGTCTACCTATATTGCTAAATTCTACACCAAGTATATTTATACTATCTCCTGCATCTTCAGTTAAATGTAACTGATTACCTCCACTTTGTTCAGAAGGCATTTTATGATGCCTAATATATTCTCCACAAAGGCTACCCCATATTTCTGGTCTGTTAGGATATCTTTCTGTTGATTGCCAGTATCCCATATCCCCTTTGGCAATTATAGTTGTCTCATCACTAAGTTGAATATTCACTGGTTGAGTTACTACTCCTGTATTATATATTTCAAATAAATATTCTTCTGTTCCCAATACATTGATGGAATTAGAAGAAGTTATTAAGTCATCTTCAGCAATAACCAAACCATTTGGCAATGTATAATCTTGAGGTGGTCTACCAGGTATGTGATAAGATGAAGACCTTTCTCCTGTATTATATATCCATCTTATGAAAAATGCATATTGTTCATCACGCATAAATCCTAGTTTGTTTCCTGCTTTATTATAATAATTACTAGGAACTTTATTTACAACAAATTTAGTTATTATATTATTTGCAATAGGTTGATAATTAAAATCAAATTGCTCAGATGGTCCTTGTCTTATTAACCAATCATTTACTACAAACATAGATTGTGACTTCTCATATGAAGGAGAAATATAAAATAAATTCTCTGCACTTTCAGACACTAATGATGGATCAATAAAGTCTATACTTATATCAGTTATTTCTGTACTATACAGTCCAATTATTTTTCTAAATAACTGTCCTTGATTTCTTATTAATAGTGTTAACTGAAAATTATCAAATCTTTTATCTAGATTGGATATAGTTATATCCAAACCACATGCGTTATCAGAATGGTTCCATAAAGTTTGTATATTAGAAATACCAATATAATCACTTACTCTTTGTTCATTTTGCACATAAGCAACATAAGCCTGATAAGATCCATCTTCTAATAAACCACCATCCCTACTCTTATTTAATTTAATACATGGTGTACTCATTAAAGGTGCTAACCTAATCTCTTCACAATCTAATCTTAGAGGTTGTGCATCAGGATATATTAGACATGGTTCAATACCTGTTGGGTTATCATAATCTTTAATGTATGGTACATTATCTATATTTAATGTTCTTGATGGATTGTTACTATCATCCCAGTATACTTGCCATGTACAATCAAAATTCTCTTTTGAAGCACCTGTAATTAAAAACTTCTTTTTAAAATTTAAACACTGATCATTTACTATTGTAGTATATTTACATTCACTGTCATCAAATCTACCTATTTCAGAATTTATATCATCTGTAGAATATACAATCCATTCATCTCCATATCTATGTATAGCACCTATAACTGTATAAGGAATAACACCACACTGTAAATTTGCTGGCTCATTACCAATTAGACCTACATCACCATCATTATCATTATTTGCTGCATTTCTAGCATGCCACCAAGCATTATTTAACTCAAGAGACTGAGCAATATCTTTGTTCATCCCTTTTGTAAAACTGTTTGTTCTTACAGATGATGAAGAAAACTTAGGTTTTGCAGCAGGTTTTTTAGAAGCAGGTGTAGACTTTTTCTTTGCCATGTCTTGAGTTTATTATTTTATGATGCTGATGTTTGAGATGCGGTTCCACATCCAGCTGTTGCATCTTGTACAACAGAGTTTCTACCACTTGTTACTACATTTGGTCCTGCCAATGTAGGATTAATAGGAGCATAACTTAGAAACATATTATAATAATTATGATATTGTGCCCTTCTATTCATTGTCCATACCTTTTGCATTTCTGCAAAATCAGGAGTATTAACAAAAGATAATGCATTGTTTCTTGCTGCACGCAATCTAGTTTCTATTAAACCAAGTTGTTGAGATACATTCTCACCTTGCCACACCATGTTTTCTAATATTCTTTGCTTTATAGCATATTCATAATACTCATTACAATATGGTTGATCTAATACTAATAAATCACCAGAAGCATCTTCCATAGCACCTTGATAACTTAAATATACTTTACCTGTTCTAAATGTTGTAATTAAAAATCCATCTTTTATTTGTGCAATGTCTAATGCTTGTGCACCCAAAGATGGACAAAAACAAACTGGGTCATTAACATTTTGAATTCTTAACTGTGTCCAACTTGAAAATTGTCTATATTGATTAGGACCTACTCTTTGAATAAGTTGATGACTGTTTTCTCCATCACAAGTTTTTATAACACATACGTCTTTACATGTATCATCTTTACTACAAGGAGACATTTCTCCTGGAGCTGGTACATAGGGTACATCATTAAAAGTTTCTACGTGTGTGCCTGAGGGCATAGTATTATTAATAGTGTATGACCCGCATCTAAATGCATAATTTAAAAAAGCAAAATCCATTGGTAATTGTGCTCTACCATGTTCAATATCTAATACTACTTCTTTAGTTCTATGTATTTTTAATCCCAAATCATAATTAACTCTAGTTGCAACTTTAATTAATTGTTGAGGTTCAATCATTCCTTCTAATGCATATGTAGAAAAATCAATGGAAACATCTTCCATCAACTGACTGAATGTTCTATATTTTTGTGATACTCCCATTATTGTCTATTTATATTACGTTTATTATCTGAATCCTCAGAAGGGATTTGCATTGTGCCTAACATTGTTTGTATAACTTGTGCCTCAATCTCTGCAAATAAAGCTTCAGGAATATATATAGGTTGTTCATATCTAGGAGTACAATCATCTGAAGTATCACAATTCCATTTTGTTATGTCAGAATTAAATACTCCTTCTACTTGTAGTGCATCCCAATTAATATTTGGTGAATATATATATCCATCTAACCACCAAAAATATAATGTTCTATTGTATTTAAATGAAGTTGTTTTAGTCATAGATGTATAAGTACCAGGTTGAGTAGCTTGAAGCTCTTGTGAGCCATCTATAGAGCTTACAGTACGGATTAAAGGTCCCCAGTATCCTTCTATCATTGAAGGTAGTCTATGTTTAGAACGTTTTATAATACATCCACTTGTTATTCCTGAACAACCTGCTTCTACTTTATCTACTTCTATTAATTCTACATATGGTAAGTTTTTCCATACAGCATTAAACTTCATTAATTTATTAGCATAATCTTGTCTTCTCATTAAGATTTGTGCAAACTTTTCTATTAAGCTATATATGTATCTGTCAGTTACAAATGCATCTTGTACTTCTGCTTTAACTTGTCCTCTAATTCTTGATACTACTTCAGCTATTGTTGACATATTATTTATGTTTCAAATTCATTATAATATTTTAATTGTTCATTGGTCTCTTCAAGATTAGGATCATATAAATGAGCAACTCTGTATTTATTTTGCATAATAACATACTGTGTCCATTTTTTTGGATATTCTTTAGCTACTGTTCTTTTAAAATCTCTACATGCTACAAAGTGCCAAAGCTCTCTGTTTTTAAATCTATATTTAGTAGACCAGTTTGTATAAAATATTTTTCCTATATTTCCATCTGTTTCCCAATTTTTGTTTTGCAAGACCTTTCCATATTTTTGTGATAGAGCATAATTAGTATTTACCGTTTTAGATGATGGACATGTTCCTATAAATAAGAAGCCCAGTGAATCAGGTAATTCTACTCCATCTCTATTCTCTACAACTGCCTTCCATAATTTAATATTATATGTTTTTATTATTTGTTTTAATTTACTATTATCTATTTTAGAATACAAAGGTTTTTTATCTTTGAATTCTTTTATTGTTTCATAATTTAACAACCCCAATCTTTTCTCCCTATATCTTGGAGCATTCAAATTTGGTTTTTTAAAATTGTTGATCATATAGTTATATTTATAATTTACAAAAAAAACCCCACTTTATGAAATTAAAAGTAAGGTCTTTACAAAGCTTGGTAAGTTAATTCACATATATTACCCATCAGAGGGTGTTGAATTTCTAATTTACCAGATCTTCTATTTCCAACAAACTTATTACTATAATGATAATAGTCTGTTTTACCTAGACTTGGTAATGTCTTTTCTATAAAACCTGCTGTCTCATTAGATGTCATATATTCTACTTTTCTATCTGTATGTATATGACCTTTAAATAATGTTCTGTTTATAGTGTTACCCCATTGCTTAGGATATTCTGATGCATATATTAAAGGGTTGTTTTTACTACGTTTATCACCATGTTCAAATGCATTAAAGTTATTATACCATACTTGAACTTTTCTTTCTTCATATTTTATATCCCATGTTATCTCTTTAGATATTATAGATTTTGAAAGAGCATGTACTAAATGATAAGAAGATAATCTATCATGATTACCTGGTACATATACCACAACTAAATTCTTGCAGTTTTGTTTAATATAATTAATTGCCCAATGCATTGCATCAAATGCTTGCATATAAGCCTCTGTAGCAGTCATACAGTTATCTAAAGCAGTACCACTAGTAGTAGACCCTTCAAATGTATCCATGTTGATTAGATCACCTCCTACAACAAAATACATAGTTTCAATATAATGAACTGGTACAGCTCTACTTATTAAATTTACAACAGTATCTTCAAAGTCTTTGTCTATTGTTTCATTACCCTGCTTACCAAAATGGATATCTTGTAATGACATAACTCCACAATGAGGATTATCATTTTTAATTTTGCTTAAGTTAACTTTAGGAACCTTATATGATTTAGGCACCCAATTTTCTAATAACTCTTTAAATAACTTTTCTTCTGGATGTTTTACTTGAGATACTAATGCAGAAACTCTCCAATGGTCTCCCATTTGTTTATTCCAATATTGAGATAGTTTCCATTTTGATGTATCTATTTTTAATAAATTTATAATTTCTTCAGCACTTTTTGGTTCATGATCAAAGGTTCCAGATATTGTTCCTTCACCCTTTTCTAAATTTATAGACTCAACTAATTGTGCTTTACCTGCGGCTTTGTCAAAGAATTTAAGTTTTTTTCTTTCTGATTTTCTTTCTTGAAGTATTTCTTTTTTAACTTTAATATATTGCTTCTCAGTAATGTTTAGTTTTTCTGCACATATACGTGGATGCTTTTTCCATTTTAATGATTGAATAATTTTTTGCTTTAAATTGCTCATAAATTTTTTTTAGTAAATATAAGAAAAAAAAAGAGACTGGATTTAAAACCAGTCTCTCCCAACGTTTGCAGTAGAAAACCAACAAACCACTACTTGCTGTTGTTGTATTATGCTGCCAGTGTAGAAAACAATATTTCTAGTGGCTTACAATTAGCACTATTACCATTATCTACTACTTTTACTTTATATGCTGTACTAGCAGTTAAATTACTTATAGTATAATTATTTATAGTTGTTACAACAGGAGTTGTATTTTGAAGTACCCAACCTCCTGGTGCAATTTGTGTATCTATATATATATTTAAACCAGTACTTGAACTCCATACACCATCCCATAAGACTGATGCTGTTGAACTAGTTATGACTCCTGCATATACATTATATGGATCATGTTGTAAATCACTTGATGTACAAGCACCTAATCCGTTTGATAAGATCATAGCATATTTTTGTATAATTGAATCTAATCTTTCTCCTTTTGTTATAGTTATTCTTGCTGATGCATCACCTATTTGAAAAGAAGTTCCACAATAGCTTACGCATTCAGCACATTGTATATCATCACATCTTTCACTACCTACACTACAATCAGTATAAGTACATGCGTTAGTTAATGCTGTATCAGCACACCCACATTGAGAACTACATTTTGTACAATTACATGCCATTTTTTTTCTTTTTTAATTTATGAGCAACTTGTTACTATTAGGTTATTAATTTGTGATCCATTAACCACATTAAAGTAACCTCCTGAAGTTTGTGTTGCTAACTCTCTCCATGGATAAATTACTGTTCCGTTAATAGTTCCACTTAAATCAACTCCAGCTCCAACAACAATATATTTAATTCCTTGATTATTTGCATTTGCAATTGTTTGTTGAATTCCTGACCATGTAGTTTGATTAAATGCTTGTGATGTACCACCTGGTAATCTATCAGTTGTAATTACTACAAACTTAGCAACGCCAGATCTAAATGCTCCTGCAAGAACACTACCACCTGTTACAAGGCTAGAAGTATAATCAGTTGGACTATTTGTTGTTCCAATACCAACTCCCATATTAACACATGTTCCATTTACTTGTCCTCTAAGTTTAGCTAATTGAGATGTAAATGTTGCTCCATTATCATTTTGGAACATTTCCCATGCTGTAGCAACTTGATATGAACCAGTTGATCCAACAAGATTTAATTTTTGTGCTGTAGGTAAATTTGTATAATCTGTACAAGAATTATAAGCAGGTGTTGTAGCAGTTGTTTGATCAGAAGTTACTAATGCCATTCTATAAACATTAGAACCAGATGATGCATTAATTTGATTTACCATACTTGTTACATCATTTTGTAAAGCTGCAACATTAGTAGAATTAGTAGATGTATAGTCTACTACAAATGCTACATCCATACCTGCATTACATGCTATTGATGCTGCAGCAGTATTAAATGGTACTGATGTACATATTTCTGATGCACCACCAAATGTAGTTGTTACTCTTACATTATATGGTGTATTAGCTGTTAAGCCAGTAAAGTTATGTGAAACTGTACCTGTTGGGTTATTTTGTGTATATGTTGCTACAATAACATTTCCTGCACCTAATATGTCAATTTTGTATACTGCTGTAGATCCTAATAATTGTGTGAAAGATACTGTTGCCAATGTTGAAGTTATTGCGGTTACATTAATTAATGATGGACAAGGTACAATACCTTTTATAGATGATGATTGTTGAGTGTCACATGTATCTACACCGTTTGTAAATCCATAGTGCAAGTCTACAGATAAATTTTGTGCAGTGTTTAATGCTGATACAGATATATCTACTCCAGCACTATTATTTTGTAATGTGCTTACATTAACTGTTGATTGAGCAACTACTCCTGCTACATCTGTTATTTTTATTATACTAAATCCTGAAGCGTCATTAAAACCACTTGGTACAGTAGATGTTTGAAAATTAAAATTAACACTTGTAATCAATCCAGTTGATGATATTATATTAGTAGTTGTATATCCATATACTATACTCTCACATCCTGATGGACAACAATTTGTTTGTATAGATGCTATTGCTGCATAAAGATCATCCATCACTATCCATGAATTTTGAATAGACTGAGCTAAAGTTGTAACTGAAGCGTTCCATCCACCTAAAGCACCATAAGCTGCATTATTTCCTGATAGAGATAATGTAGATGATGTAATAGTAGTTTGACCTATTGCTAGATTAATAGCAGCTGGTAAACCTACTGCAGTTTCTAATGCACAGAAACGTACTTCCAAAGCTAATAATAAAACTGATACATCTGTAAGTACTCCTACATTTATAATGCATGTTGGTACTACTTGCTTTTCTACTACTGCAGAAGAACACGGTAATACACATGCTTCTAATATATCTAATCTACTACTATAACTTGTAAGTGTGGTATTAATTACTTGTATGCTTGCTAAATTTGTACATACCTGTTGAGATATTAATGTAGCAAATAAATCTAAACGTAAAGTTGTTACTGGATTACCAAGAGAATCATTGTACTGCAAACATGCAGGTAATGTCATAATTGGTAAATTATCCTGTACTTGAGATCTAGTAGACGCAGAACTAGAACTATTAGGAACTTGTCCTGATCCAGTGTTAGCACATATTTGTACTACCATTGCTTGTAGAACTGGAACTAAATCTGTTGGAGTTATACCAGGAATATTTAAACAAGTTAAATCTAAACCAGTTAATGAAGGGTTTGAAGTTACACCATCAGTAATAAGCTTACATACTTTTGTTGCTAACTTATGTGTAACATCAGTAATTGTATCACCGGTGCATAAGTCTATACATGTGATATCTGGTCCTTGCCAGACTACACAATTAGATGAAATATTATCACATCCATTTGTGGTACCGCTTGAATTTGTTGGGATCATAAATGTTCTTTTTACTGTAACGTGTTAGCTTCTTACTACTATACAGTAATAATATACAAAATTTTTTAAAACCAAACAAGTTAATGTAAGGTTTTAAAAAATCTTATAAAACAAATATGAAAGGGTATTATACTTTTGCTAATTCAGCAACTTCTTCTTCTTCTTTTATTTCTGAAATAACTCCGTCTTCTAAACTAATGTTGACGTTACCATATTTTTTTTCTAGTTTGCCAGTTTCTTTTTTCCACTCTTTTTGTAATTCTACATGAGATGAAGTTAATTGATTTTGTACAATTACTGCATTACCTAAATTCATAACAACAGTATTGATACGTTGTTGTAAATCTCTAATGCCTTCTAGTTCTTTATCAGAAACTTTTTTTGCTTTTGATTTTGCCATTTTAATATTGGTTTTAAATAATTATATAAACAAAGATAATAATAAAATTTTTATTTCCAAGGCAGTTTAGTAATTATTTTATATTCTGGCATCAATTCTTTCTTTATTGTCTGACGCATATCTAGAACATAACCACTTCTAACATTATTTATTAAATGTTTTATTACCTCTTGTTTATTGATTGAGTTAAAGTCTTTGCTAAATACAGGATCATTATCATTCTCTTTAATTACATATACACCTTGTACACTACTACTACCAGGTTTATAATTATCTTTTTGTGATTTAGGAATAACCATTGTTCCTTTATATACAAAAAGTATTTCTTCTACAAGATTTTTATGATCAACCTTTAATGACTCAACACTAAAACTATATCTTATAAATGGTTTTTCTTTTTTTCTTAATTCTACTATCCTAGTCTTTTCTGCTTCTTCTTTAATAAATATACTTTTAATTTTATCTATAAAAGATTTCTTTACAGGCTTTGTAACTTTCTTTTTTACAACTTTTTTAGTTGCAGCTGGTTTTTTTGTTTGTTTCTTTTTCATGATTTATATTATTATGGGCATTCTTCTGGAGTAAATGTACACGTCTTAGCATTATGATAACCATAAAAGCCAATCTGATCATAGTAATAGCCAACTGGTGCACACGTTGTACAAGTGTTGTTAGTATATAATGCAGTAGCATTTTCAGTACTTGTAGCATTCATATACCTAGTTACATTAGTTTCTCCTTGTTCACAATATTCATCTGGGTCATTTTCTCCAGTAAAGTAAAATGTTTGTGCTTGACATACCGCACCACCTCCTGCACTCTTACCATAAAAGTCTTGTATTGAAATTGTACCTGATGATACATTTGCTAATGTTCTAAAGTTAGTTTGATTTAAACTAGAATTAGCATTTTGTGCTAAACTAAGTTCTAAATTAATAGATCTGTCCGTAGCAGTACCTCCTATTGATAATGATCCGCTAGTTACTAATGTCATTTATCTGTGCTTTAAGTTCATCTATTTGTTTCTGTTGATCTTTTACTGCTTCAATAAGATAACCAACAAGGTTACCATATGCTACAGATTTCATACCATCTTCCTTCTCATTAGTCATTACTAATTCAGGTGCAACTTTTTCAAGCTCTTGTGCAATAACACCAGAACCAGCTTTACCATCTTTAGTGTATGAGACACCTCTCATATCTAAAACTTTAGAACCATCTAAAGTTTCTATATCATCTTTTAATCTTTCATCAGAGAATGCAGTAATATTACCAGTAGCTGTAAAGTTTCCACCGTCAGCATCAAAAGTAAATCTTGTAGCATTACCACTATTTCCATCTCTTATTTTAAAGTCTTCTCCATTGTTTATATCCATAAACATATCAGAACCACTAAAAAACATTTCTATATCATCACCAGTTCCAAAACGTAATATATCATTATCAGCTAAATCAATGGCCCCCCTAACATTTAATGTATTAGTAACAGTTAAATTAGAAAAGCTACTTGTACCTGTTTGTAAAAAAGGTAGATCATTTAGTGTATATTTAACTGTTGCTCCTGTACCACTTGAAGATGTAGAAATTAATAATTCATCATCTACATCAGGAGTACCTGAACCACCTGGTGCATCATTAATTAATCCTGACGTACCATAGTCTACTGCTAAAGACACAGATCCACTTGCACCACCGCCTGTCAATCCACTTCCTGCAGATACATTAGTTATATCTCCAACACTAGTTGTATAACCAGCTCCGTTAGTTAGTTGGTTATTATTAGTAATAGTACAATTCAAAGTTACTGAACCTGAGCTTCCCCCACCTGACATACCTGTTCCTGCACTAACATTTGTAATATCTCCAGAATTATTTGTAAATGGTAAATTACTTATAGTTGATTTAGCAACATTAGTTGTAGATGCACTACTAACAAGTATTTGATCTGAAGTACTTAGCGTACCTGTAGCTGTGTTAGGTGCATCTAATATAATATTATCACTTCCTACATAATCAACAGCAACAGAAACACTTCCTGAACTACCACCACCAGTTAAACCATCACCTGCACTTACATTAGTTATGTCACCATTATTATTAGTAAATGGTAAATCAGATACATTTCCATATTGTATATCATTATTACTTACGTCACTATATATTATCTTATCTGTTGTTGCTATAGCTGAACCAGTAGCATCTACACTAGCCAATATGAAATTATCTGTACCAGCATAATCCATTGTAACTGTTATAGTTTCATTGCTTGATTGATTTGTTGTAAAATTACCTGAAGCACCAGAGTTTATACGTATACCATCAGCACCTGCAATTGTTATAGTTGCATTATTAGCATTTACTACACCTAAATTACTTCGTGCACCAGATGCAGTACTAGATCCTGTACCACCATTTGCCACAGAGAGATCAGTACCTGACCAATCTGAATTACTAATAGAAAGTGTACCACCTAACGTTACTGTACCAGTTGATGTAATTGTTCCACCTGATAGTGTTAAACCATTTACTGATCCTGACGTAGCTACACTTGTAACACCTGAAACAACTGAACTTGAAGCTGCCCCTATAAAAGTTCTAATAGCAGAAGGACTACTACAGTATCTTGTATAATTATCTGAGCTATTGTTAACTCTAAAAGCAATTGCTCCAGATATAGTACTTTGATTTGCGTAATTAGCTCTAAGTAATCTAACATTAAGATCTGCAGATGAATCTCTATAAGCAATAGTACTTGCTGTTGCAGCAGTTGTTGCGTTTGAAGTTACTGTAAATGTAGTGTTACCACTTTGATTTGCAGTAGCATCCATAGAACCGCTTAATCCATTACCACTTGTTCTTCCGTCAATTTGACCATTACCAACTGATGAAGAAGTTATGTAGTTAGCATCATTTTCAAATGTAGAATTACTAATATTACCAGCTGCAATTTTAAATTGACTACCAGAACTATTTACAACTGCAAAAAAATCTGCATTACCACCAGTTGCTGTTGTTGCTAATCCATTTAAATTTAAAGATAGAGTACCCGTAGATGTAATAGTTCCACCAGTTAAACCTGTACTAGTTGCTACTGAAGTAACACCAGCACTTGAACTTGTACCAGCACCTATAAGACTTCTTACCTCTGCTGCAGTAATACCACTAGCTAAAGATGGTGTAGATCCATTTGTTGTTATAGCTGGTAAAGGACCATCATAATTTAATGTAATAGTTTCATTTGCAGTACTTACAACAGAACTAATATTTGTACCTCCTATTATACCAACTGTTTGTCCATTTGATATAGTAAAAGTAGTTCCTTGACCAGAAGCTAAATTACTTACACCAAAACCTGTCATAGTACCACTACCTGTGCCAGCTCCAATTAAACTTCTTACTTCTGCAGCTGAAATTCCACTATTTAAACTTGGTGAAGAACCATTACTTAATATAGCTGGAGTACCAGTATCATTAACAACTCCTAAGTTACTTCTAGCTCCTGATGCTGTGCTTGAACCTGTTCCTCCATTAGCAACTGATAAGTCTGTTCCAGACCAATCACCGTTGTTAATTGAAAGTGTCCCTCCTAAAGTAACAGTACCTGTAGATGTTATTGTACCTCCACTCAAAGTTAATCCATTTACACTACCAGATGTTCCAACAGATGTAACTCCAGCAGAAGAGCTTGTTCCCGCTCCTATGAGACTTCTTATTTCTGCTCCAGTTACACCAGATGCTAAAGTAGGAGTTCCACCACCGCTAAATATACCTGGTTCTGCAAAAGATGTAAAACCAGAATTATTGTTAAATATACTTAATGGTATAGATGAAATTGTACTTTTTCTTTCCGCATTACCATCTAATGATATTAAATGATCTGTTCCAACTAGAGTTCCTGAATCTGCAAATTCACTTAAATCTAAAGCTAAATTTACTGTACCACCATTGGTTACAGTTGCTCCTCCATCTAACCCTGTTGCTGTGTTTATTACAAAGCTTGACATTGTGCCTTGAGGATTACTAAATGATGTAGTATAAGTACCACCATCATTTTGTGTAAGTGTTAATGTTATTGTAGAAGAACCTGAGTCACTAAAGCCAGTAATCATGTTATCATATGCAGAGTTAGATTCTGCTGAACTACCACCTGACCAAGTAACTGTACCACCAACAGCTAAAGCATTTGTTGATGTATTAAATGTCAGACCACTGTCACTTGTAATGTTTGACGCACTGTTCCATATTGATATTCTTCCTGCAGATCCAGAACCTGTTACATTACCAACTTGGGTATTATCTATCTTCTGCCAAGCATCTGTTGCTTGATCAGAAAATACTGCCCAATCTCCTACGGCCCAATCTGTGATGCCATCTAGGTTAGTAGATCCTGCTACTGAAACTATGTAGTATTCCCCTACTGTTCCTGATCCACTTGATAATGTTGGTGAGTTTGTACTTGCGTTCCATACCCCATCATATTTTAATACTCCTGTTACAGCTGTATTAATAGCTGTTTGTATTTGTGCTCCTGTTGCTAAGTTAGAAGAAGAAGAACTTACTGTACCTGTATTAGCTGTTACTGTAACCCCAGTAGTTCCACTTACCTGAATTGTGTTTGCGTTACCTGCAGATACAGTATTTACCTGCCCAGTTCCTCCTGTAGTTACACCAGTTACTCTACCGTATGCATCTACTGTAATATTGTCTATCTTAGTACTGTTAGATGTAGAACCGTAAGTTCCAGCTCCTACACCACCAGTTGCCATGTTAATAGTAATTGTTTCATTACTACCTTGGTTAGTTGTAAAATTACCACCAGTTGTTAAGTTTGTACCTGCGGCTATAGTTATAGTTGCATTGTTTGCTGCAGAAGGTATACTTGGAAAAGAGGTAAGGTTACCTGCTCCGTTAACATACTGTGAAGAACTACCTGCCATTGTAATAGCAAGAGTACCTGATGTAGTTACTGCTGAACCTGTGTTAAATGCATTTCCTCCATGAGAAATTCCTACACTTGTTACAGTTCCTGTGTTAGTTGTAGCAGAAGTATTTATAGTAACAGTTGCTCCGCTTCGTACTGTTGTTATATTAGTACCCCCTGCTATATCTACACTTTCTCCATTTGAAATTGTTTCACTTCCTCCACTATCTGCTGTTAAAGTCCAAGTTGACATTGAACCTCCTGATGAAGTTACATATCCACTATCATTAGTCCACTGAGAAATGTTTCCACTTTTGTTTGTGAGGGTATTAGTTGATGAAGCTGTTATGTATCCTGATCCGTTACTAAGTTGGTTATTGTTAGTTATTGTATTATTTAATGTTACACTACCTGATGTACCTCCTCCACTTAGTCCAGTTCCTGCCACTACTGCTGTTATATCACCCTGTGGCACACCAGATATAGCGTTATCTACATAAGTTTTATTAGCCGCATCTGTGCCTGATGATACTGTATCAATACCTTGTATTCTACCTGTACCTGTAAGAGTAATACCTGTTTTTACAGTTAATACGCCAGGTAGATAGGACGTGGTATCAGCTCTATTAATATATGCATTACTTCTTCCTGCCCATCCACTGCTCCAATTATCAGGAGAAGAGTTAATTTCCAGTCCTGCCTCAGCATTTAAATAAACTGATTCACCTGTTTGACCTGTAGCATAAGAAGATGACTCACCTGCATTAAGTACAAGTTGTTGACCACTTTGAGTATCAATTCTTGATGTTTGTATACCACCTGAATTTGTAAATACTCCTACACCGCTAAATGTTTTAGTACCCGCTATACTTTGTGTACCTGTAGTTCTTACAACTGTACTGTCTAATTGAATAGTTCCTGTTGAAGTTATTGTACCACCTGTAATACCATTTGTAGTTGCTACAGACGTTACACCACTACTTACACCACTAACAGCATTGTCTACATAAGCTTTAGTTGTAAAATTAGCTGCAGCAACCGGTGTTATACCAGATACTAAACCACCAAAAATTCCTGTTGTAGCTACATTTAAACCTGCATAACTTCTTAGTAATCCTAAAGTCTCAAGACCATCACTTACTCTAATAGCAGAATTAGCCGCTACTCTAGTCATAGTAAGTCCATTAATATTTATACCAGAATCAGTTGAAGAAATAAATGATGTAGCGGTAGCTGTACCTGCAAAAGTTGCATTTTGACTAGCATCTAGGACAAGTGCCAAAGTATCTTGTGTATAAAATCTCATTAATGAACCTAATGAAATTGCTCTTATATTTAAATTATCTCTGTCAGATGAATCTAAAGAAATTGCAGCTCTAGCTGTACCTGTATCAGTTAAATAAATATTATCTTCTGCATAAACATCTCCACTAGCTATCATATTCCCTGTTACATTAACACCTGTGTTTGTGGTTTCAAACTTTTTAGAATCATTGTAAAATAAATCTACAGCAGCATTCTCAGTTAAAGTAATCCATCTTTTACCACTTCCATAAGTTTGAAAATACATATTATCAGAAGCTTGTATATACAGGTCTCCTGTGCCTGTGTCATTTATATAGCTATTACTTGCATTGTGGTATATTTGAAGGTCATCAACAGTTCCAAAATTAGCTTTTACACCATCATTAAACCTTGCGTTTTTAAGAAACCTATTTACTTCATATTGTCCATCAATTTTAAAGTATTCTGCATCCCCACCCGCACCATTATCACATTGGAACGATATGATAGCATTATCTGCACGTTGCATAATATACATATCACCAGAAGTATTCTCTAGATAATTATCACTGCCATCGTTATATATTTTCAAGTCTGAACTTGATCCAAAGATTACCCTATTGGTACCCATGGCTATATTTCCAGTCATTGTACCACCAGTTAGTTCTAAGTATCTACCATCAAGATCAACTGTAACAGAAGAAAGACCATTTCGTGCTGCAGTAAGAACACCTGTACCTGTATTAAAACTTAAACTAGTTAAATAATAATTAGTAGTAGTATCTGTAGCATTAATTGTAATAGTATCACCAGATCTAGCAGTAGTAACATTAGTACCACCTGCAATAGCTAATGTATCATTATTACTATTTGCTGTAGCTGTCCCATTATCAGCT